TTATTCTGCTATTGAATCTAACACGGCGTTGACAATATCAAGCCCTATCTGTCCGGGAGCACTTGAGTCTCCAGCGCTGGCAAAAGTCATGGCGGAACCAAATAGCTCTCCACACAATCTGCTGACAATGCCAAGCTTGCCCATGCTAATTGTGATAATAGGAGTAGCAAAATATTTATTTTTCATATCAACCGTAGCGGCCAACAAAGTTAACACATCCGTGCTGTCGTGCGGCATAACTGCTACTTTTGGCAAATCAGCTCCAACTTGCTGCATTTTAACCATACGAGAAATGAGCTCATTTTTATCAGGCGTCTTCTGGAAATCGTGACTTGAACACACAACTACAACTCCAGAAGAATGTGCATTGTCTATCAGCTCACGAATATCATCTCTGGCTGTAAAGAACTCAATGTCGATAAGGTCGGCACAGTCAGTATCTATTACCGTGTTGATGAAATCCAAATATTCTTTGTGGGTCAAAGACGCTTCTCCGCCCTCTGCTTTGGTACGAAATGTCACCAGCAAGAGCTTGTCTTTCAGTGCCACACGAAGTTTTTGCAAGCAAGATACAACAGAATGTGCATCCATGCATTGCTCAAACCAATCAACACGCCACTCTACACAGTCAATACGAAGCCTTGAAAACTCAAATGCGCGTTCTAAAATTTTTGATTCAGTTGTTTCAACGATTGGAACTATGACTTTTGGCCTGCCTTCACCGATATGACAATCACGCACAATAATGGACATAGAGTACCTCCACACATAATAAATACACTATATCCTATATACATTTAGATGTCAACAATCAAATCAAAACGAACTCCATGTTGCCATTCCGCAGATGCCGTCAGCCGCCAGTCCATGTGCTTTCTGCCATTCTACCAGCTTGGCTTTTGTACCAGCGCCAAAGATACCGTCTACATTCAAGCCTAAATGCCGCTGTAACACGGTCACAGCATAAGATACGCCGCCGATGCAATCTTTAGAGCCCTGACGAATCGTAGGCATGATTTTACTCACGACCTGATATGCTGTGCCACTTTTACTGATCCAACGGCTATGAGTCTCACGCACATCAATATGAACAAAGCCGCCCGTCACCTGTGCTCGACTATAATAGCCAATGCCGCCATGCTTCTGGAAGTAAGGGAGGGAGGCTACGTACAGTGCAATACGAATTGGGTCAACACCATTGATGTGAATATCTGCTGCCGTGCCAAGACAATGCTGACTACGAGAACTGCCACCGATTGAAATGTTATATGCAGGAGTACGGTAGGCAGAACTGATCAGAACCGGCTTTCCAAAGTGGTCACGAATCTGCTGCAGAGTCTCTACCAACTCAGTTGCCACCTTGAACTCGTCGCTCCGGTCATTGCAAGCAAATTCATAGGCACAGAAGTTCTTGGACAGCTTCTTGTTCCAGTCCTTCTTCATAGAATATGTAATAACGCTCATGTCGTCACTCCTTCAATCCTTCTTGAATTCCGCATTGATCTTCTCGTTCTGGATATCCATCTCCTTAACTGCGGCCTCAATCATCATCTCGATAGTAGGAGTAACCTTGATATTCATCTTCTCCAACGCGGCAATAACATACTTCTTCTTGTCGGCCTTCTGAATTGCTCCAGTAACACCCAACTTCTCAGCGGCACGCACAGCCATCTGGACGATCTTATACATACCGATCTGCTTCAGGTAGGGAATGCCATAGGTCATAAATGCGGTGCCAGCAACAGTGATAACCAGTTTCACAATAACAGAGACGATCTCATTAACAATACTTGCCATAGTAATACCTCCTGTTTTGAATAAAAAATAAAGCCCGGCACACACGTACCGAGCTATGTATTAAATGTCTTTTAAATTTTGTCCGTCGATCAGGTAGCTTTCAAGAGCAGCCTTGGCTTCCTTCATAGGATCGATAGCATTACCATCAATACCGTGACTAAGCAGAGCCAGCAGAGCTTTCATCATCACATTGATACCATGCTCACTCTTATTTACACGCTGTTCCACGCCAGCGATTTTTCGTCCATGGTCTTCAACTACGATGTCCTGTTCCTTCTGGTGCTCTTCAATAGACAAAAGCTTAGAGCGATATAAATCCAAAACTTCTTTATCGTTCTTGAGCTTGCGATCGATATCTTCTAAACGCTTGTCGTGTTCAATCAACTTCAGGTTCTGTTTCGTGTCTGGCTCTTTTGCCTTCTTGATAGCTTTTACAACAACGACAACAGCAGCTGAAATAGCCGTAATACCACCAGCAATACTTAGAATCATTTGCCAAAGCTGTTCTATTGTAAAGCTGATAACACCCGGAGTATGAGTTGGTGCGGCAGTCAACAAACCAATCATTTCATCACCTCGATTCTGTATTGACAAAGATTATACAATGTGATATTTTAAGTTCAGTCGTATCCGTCGAGCAGATATGACGAACTTTTCCATCGAGCTCCTGAGCCGCCATCTCAGGAGCTTCTTTTTATTTCCAATAGTATCGAGGTTTTTCTTCACCAAACAGAATATGCCGAATCCAGTCATCCACGAAGATACAAATCATTGCGAGGAAGAACCACAACACAGTAAAGGGCAGACAGATTTGACCCAGCAGGTTGAATGGCAGGGAAGAGTAGTCCCAGATGTGTAAGCCCATCATCAGATTCAATGGAATGCCGACAACAAGCTCCATACCAGTCACAAATAACGCACCAACAAAACCCTGTTCCCACATGGGCATTTCCCACGGAATATAATTATTCAACCCACCAATGACCACAAAGCAGATGCCGCCCACTACAGCCATAGTCCAGTGTGAGTGACCACGCCATAAAATTTCGATGCAATAATAAAGCGCCCCTCCTATCAGAAAGAGAAGCGCACATTTCAATAATTCTTTATACTTCTTTACGATTTTGCTCATTCAGCAACCTCCTTCGACCCGGCGGTCTCCAGATATTGCTCCAGAACAGGGTCGTAGTTGATTTCAATTGCATCCAGCTCTTCCATGGTAGCACAAGCTTTAATAGCCAACTCCAACTCCTGCTGATGAGATACAAAGGGCTTCACATATGTACCAATTGCCAGTGCAAGTGCGGCCAGTTTCTCATAAGTCCATTCTACACATTCATCACCAGTTGAATTCCATGTCAGCTTGAACGATTGCCCGGCGGAAGCAGAGATTTGATACAGCGCCAAATTCGATGTCAGCAATGCTTGTTTTTCACTGGTGACGCTATAATACTTGCCATCCGTCCATTGGAGTGGATGAGAGGCAAGATATTCAGCGAGGGTTGTCTTAGATTCGGTGACTTTAACTTTTGCGGCCTCAGTTAGTTTAGCCTTCACTTCTTCTTCATTGACAATGATTTCACGTCCCGTCATTTTTGTAACAGTTTGAACCTCATCAATTTCCTGAACTTCAATATCAACGAACGGGAAGCTTTCTGGAATTGTTACGTTTTTGGGGATAATTGCCCAGCCATCTGGCACGGTGGTCTCCCACGGGCTGTTGCGGTTCTCGTGTGCACCGCTTGGAAGAGCAGTAATTTTGATTAGATTCATACGACTTCACTTCCTTCCTCATCTGCGTGGCTAGAAACAAAAAAGCGGTGATCAATATCAATACCGAAGACGTGATAAGTTTTGCCGGGTCTGTCAAGCAACATGTAAGCACCGTTATCTAAATTATTTTCCGAGCCAGGCTCCCCCAAAGATCCAGAAGGGTTGATTTTTTCCCTTGTCCAGTATCGCTCAATAGATGTCCCGTTTTTGCGATATTTAATGCTTTTTTTTGGAGAATTCCCATACTCGATGACCGGACCATAAGCAACATCGCCACTGCTTTGAAGTCTCGATAAACCTCTTGTCCATTCGTTCGTAAGTGCGCTCATGACCACATACGATTGTGTGAACTCGGTATCATTCATAAGGCATAAAAATGCGTATTTTTCTGGGCAAGTCTCATTCGTTGGGCAACTCCATCCTTCAAGAAAAACCACAATATCATATTCTTTGGACAAAGTGGTTCTAATAGGGTTTGTCTCTGTGGCGTAGTTTGGGCCATCATTGCTATATAAATAATCTCTACGTGCCGTCCCAACGTAGCTGCCCTCATAGGTGATGCTGTACGGTAAATTCTTTGCGGTCAATGCCGTCCCAGCTGTTGTAGCGTAATTCACATTAAAATTGCTCGGATTATATACATACATATCACCAGAGTCATTGCCACCCCATAGCCATGTGGGTTGACCTTTCTGACCAGACCAGTGGAACTTCATATATTTATCATCATTATTCAAACACTGGGCATTTGTAGCTGATCCCGCACTCGTAGCAAACTTCACATTCTTATTCTTGTCCGCAGTATTATCCACGTTACCAAGCCCAACCTCGGCTTTTGTATAAGTAGGTTTTGTAGCTGCTTTAGCCCATGCATATACATCACTTGCAGGCATAGAACTTGGAAAGTCCGTTATTTGGGACTTTGTATGCTTATGTGAAGTAGGTGCTTTACCATCAACTAATGCTTTCAAAGCTTTACCCTGTGCAGCACTAAGGCTCTGATCTGTACTATCACTTGTCAAATTATTCTGGATTCCGCGCCATGTGTTTGTATCAGTAAACTTAGCATCCGCTGGGACACTCTTAGCGATTGTGTATCCAATTGCAACGGGCTTACCACCAGAGAAGTAGACGGGTTGATTATTAGAACCAGCATTAGAGGAAAGTTTTGTAGCTGTTGTAGCGTTTGCTGCATTCGTTGCGTTCGTGGCATTTGTAGCGTTCGTGGCGTTGCCCGCACTATTGGCATAATTAACAGACTGACTGCCGATAGTAGCACTTGTAATGATAGTACCGGCTTGAGCGGGAAGGTAGACTTGTGATGTGCTATTGTTACCAGCATTATAGTTCGCGTCAGTTGAATAATTGAAAATCAGACTCTCATCGCCGCCAAGGTTACCCATAGTCCAGCAACCGTTCTTCGTCGCCATAGCAGCAACAGCACCATAAGAACTATCACCCGCATAGCTACTTTTTATTGCAGCGCGGTCTCTATCACCAATCCAAGTACCGCCAGTGGATTTTGTAATTTGACCACTCATCGTGCCACCGATAAGAGGTAGATAATTCCCCAATCCAATCCAACTCTTCAGAACGTCCTTAGACACATCTTTGATTTTTGTACCATCGTCTGTGTAACCTGCAATATGAGTTAAATTTGAGGCATTTAAACCAGCGCCAGCGAAACCAATTTTGATGGTTCTATTAGCATCGTTGTAGTCTTTTACACCGTTAGAGGTTGTCGCGCTATCTGCAGTACCGGCACTTGTGGCATACTTAACTGATTTATTCGCATCGGCAGTATTATCAACATTTCCAAGTCCTACTTGATCTTTTGTGTGGGTATGATCTGCGATAGCAAACTGGTTTTTATTGACAGCCCTCAGCTCATATCCATTCCAGCCTGCAAGCCAACTGTAATCTCCATAATTCATACCGCTTTTTGAGTAGGCAAATGTAGTAGGTTTATTACTTCCAATATCATTCACATTTTTATGCGTATGGTCTGTATTGCTTTTCCCGGAGAGTTTTGTGTTCATCTCACTTTCAGTATAATACCTGTCGTCATGAGTATGTCCACTCGCAGCATAACTGCCTTTAGGCTGATATACGCCATCTGTCTTGCCCTTAATGTATGTCCACAACGTACTAATTGGACGACGATAATAAGAAGCTGTCTTTCCATCATTGTGTTGACTAATAAAAACAGTTGCATCATTTGGGATGCCATCTGCAGTGCTCAGCTTATTGATAAGTCCATTCGCTCCCGCTTCGTTATTATTCACCTTGCTGTTCAACTTGCCATCCATTTCGGCCTCAGTATAGTACCTGTCGTCGTGGCTGTGGCTCTTCGGAGCAAATTTTTCTTTCAGCTTACCCCACAGATACTGTAAGCCAGCATAATCTAAATATCCCATAATCGACCTCCTGTCTCAGTAAGAACTGAAATCAGCTTGCCAAAACAGTGTCGATTTCAGTATTTGTAATCTTTGTAATAGTAAAAATTTCGCCAAGTGCGTCCCAGTTAGAGCCATTCCATGCATAGTTCATACCGTTGCCAACGTCATACACATCACCAATGGTCTGACCGCTCGTTGGTAGCTTGTCCGTAGAAGCAACGGAACCCTTGTAACGATACATTGCCGTGATATCGCTCTTCAGGGCATAAGTGCTTGCAGCACCAAATCCATCCAGTTTCTTCTTGTCAGAGGTACTCATCAGGCCGTGGACGCTCTGTGTTGCGTCATTGTATGTTGTATTGGTTGGAGTAGCCCAAATACCATCGCCACGCAGATATTGACCCTGCTTGCCAGCCGCCGGGGCAGGAACCAAACCAGAACCACCAGCAGCCGAAGCAGTAGCGGCTTTAAAATCAGAATAGGTGGTATTATAGTCAGGTCCCCAAGTAGCAGAACCATCACCACTCCATCTTAGAATCTGACCAGACTGACCGCCAGCCGGAATATGTTTGTTGCCAGCAGAGGTCGGGTGTGTATAGTTGTTTGCATTTGCAGCAATACCATCCAGCTTTGCCTTATCTCCAGCGCTCATCAAGCCAGCAGAGCCAGAGGTTGCGTTATTATAGGTCGTATTTAGTGGGGTTGCCCATGTGCCATCGCCCTTCAAAAACTGACCAGCATTATTAGCAGCAGGGGCGGGGACAAGACCTGAGCCACCGGCTGCGGCACTGGTTGCACCCTTAAATGCGCTATAAGTTGTGTTGTTATCAGCGCCCCACTGTGCCTCACCATCCTTACTCCAACGCAGAATCTGACCAGCAGAACCACCAGACGGAATATGCTTATTACCAGAACTTGTCGGGTGAGAATAATTGTTTGCGCCAGCCTCGATACCAGCCAGCTTATTCTTTTCGGCGGCAGTAAAATCGTTGGAGGACAGCCCCTTGCCTTCGACTTTATCAACCTTGTCATTTAGCTTTGCCTTTATCTTTTACCAGAAGTAAAGCAGGCCATCATAATCTAACCAAGCCATGTATTTCCTCCTTTATGTTGATAGAATTTTATCTATGTCTGAATTCGTTAAAGCCTCAATATACAAGGATGGGTCGCCTGTATTCACAACCAACTCGCCATTCTCATCCGTCATAACGGTGGTGATGCCCGTGCCCTTGATGGATACAGAACTTTGTTTTGCGCCATCCAGCGTGATTTTTGCCTTACCATTAAGTGCGCTCTTATTTGCACCCAGTGAGAAATTGTTGTCGTTTAATAGCGTCCAGTTGCCGCCCAAGTACGCATATAGCTTATCAGGTTTCAGATAATAGATTTTTTCGGCTAGAGGAGCCAATGGTAAGTCACTCACAACCTCTAAATCGCTTCCGATTTTTACGTGAGTCGTAGCAGTGTCTCGATAGGCGTTTCCGGTATCAAGACAGACAATAAGCTGTCCGTCGATCACTGGAGTCTTGTCGAGTTGAGATTGTGCAATCTCTAAAAGTGATAATTTTGACATCATGAAACTCCTTTTCGATAAAAATAACCCCACACTCCATTACAGAGTGCAGGGATTTATGTTAGATTATTATGTCTCAGCGTTTGCGCCGGAATCATCAATAGCCTTCCAAGTTAGAGCACCTTCGACACTCTTGACGCGATTATCCATAGCAGTATTCAAGCCGTCCGCATAAGTTTTTGCAGCATCGAGAGCGGCATCCGCCTTTTTAGTAGCATCAGCAGCAGCGGCAGAAATTACTTCAGATTTCGCAGCAGTCAGTTCGTCCTGAGACACCTTTGCATTCCAAGCCTTGCGCTCTTCTGCGGTAATGTGTACCACAGTATCTTTGGAATGACCGTCTAGCTGATCCTGCACCTTCTTGATTTTTGCATCTGTTTCTACCTTAGTGTAAGCATCCGGCACAGCCACATACAGACCATCCTCTTCAATCGTGATAGAGTTATTGGCTTTTGCAGACACACGCACAGCAACACTGATTTTATTATCATTAGAAACGGTCACAGTTGCAGTAGAAGTTGCCACGCCGATGTAGATATCAATCAAAGAACCGACAGGAATCTTAATGACCTCGCCGGTGGTAATAGTCAGCTCGATCTCATGTGTCTCAGTATTATAAATACCGCTCTTCACCACCAGATCCTTGCCAAGAGCAATCGTCAGGGTGTCGCCGCCAAACACAGGCAGCTTAATAGTGCGAGTTTCTGCATCATAAGTAGGCTCATGAATAACACCGGTCAGGGTGGTAGTGACTGGTTCATCTCCCTTTGCCACACTCAACACACCAGCATTATAGGTGACATCTGTAACGAACTTACCTTTAATACCTTCCACTGCTGCAACCTTGGCATTAACATAATCAGCGACAGCCTTAGTGGTCGGAATATCGTCATTGGTGGCATCTGCCGGAATCTGAGTAACAGTTGTTTTATTCAGCTGCACAAATTCTGTGCCATTCCAAATATGCATGGTATAGTCTGTCATGCGGAAATAAATAATGCCCTGAACCTGACCCGCTGCGGGCAGGGAAGACACCATCTTAGTGCTCTTGGTGTACTCAGTTGTACCCTTAAACATTTGCAGCGTATCGGTCGTGAAGTACAGGGTGTCCATGTCTTTTGGAGCAAGGGCATCGTACCGTGCTTTCGTACCATACGCAAATTTTACTTGTGCCATATTTTTCCTCCTTATTAGAATTCAGTCCATTGGAAATTTGTAGATTGAGTTTGAAAAGGCTCGACGAAGAACCGCCCTGACTCCGCGCTTTGCTGCACGACCCACGGTTCATATTTATCGTCTTTGCCTCGTATCATTACGGTCTGACCTGCATAAGTCGCATCATTCTGGTTGATTGCCTCATTTGCCGCCGGAATATTATCAAAACAAAGCGTCCGAGGCGCTACCTTTTGAATAGATAAGTCGTCCCGGACGTATATGAATTCTGATGTATCTTTTGTGATAATAAGGTCTTTGCCATCAATCAACCCAAGCGCAATCGCGGCTTCTACGTCTTCTGCGTTACCGTAACCAAGCTTCGAGTATTTGTATGCCATTCTTTTCACCTCGCTTTAAACGATGGTTAGAATGGGACAACACGCATACTACCATCTTCAGTTTCCACAGTTTCAGTCGTAATCTTAATAGCGTTACCAATGGGTTTGCCCTCGGAGGTAAGCTGAATACGATGCTCTTCATCGTAAGTGATATTATCAGCCTTGTTAGCCAGACTAGTGTTGAAGCGGTCGGTCATCGCCTTGTTCAGAGCCTCCAGTGCAATAATACGCTGATCCAGAGTGCTTAGTGCTTCATCGGGGACCAAATCAGACCACTTGCTGATAGGAATAATATGTACAACGCCGGGCCCAGCCTTACGCACGCGCTGAATTGTCTGTCCTTCAGAGTCCATCTCAACGTGAATGAAGGTCAACTGGAACTCAATGTCACCAGCTTCACTGGTCAGAACCGTATCAAACGGTAGAAGATACTCCAACCGGTTCTTGTACAGGTCTTTTGATTTTTGTAGAAATTCAGTTTTATAGCGTTTGCTCACAGGCAAAACGTACTCCAGCATAACTGTATAGTCACTAATATCTACACCTTTGTAGGTCTGATCGGCAAGAAAGTGCAGATTATCCACTAGCTTGCTTCGCTGCATGATACGCTCAGTCAGACTCGCTGTGATAGTGTTATCCTCGTTAATTAAAAAGGTATACATATCACACCTCCTTTCCGTTCACGATGTACAGGTAATCATCCAATGAGATCTTCTTGCCCTCAAGCAAGTTCTCCACAAATTTGTCCTGTACCATTCCATTCTTATAGAGTCGGTGCATACTCTCGACGAACTCAGTGAAAATCTTCTCCATCACAGTAGACCTCCTTGAATTAACGTCAACGTATAAGCATCAATAATGGCCTCAGGAGTTGTACCTCCCAAGGCCATGATTTGGTCATATTCATATTTGTCAATCGGCTCAAGCGTTACGGTATCATATTCCGGGGACGGAATCAGGTAGTAGCCTTCAACGTGCCAGATATATTTGCCGTTGCTGCTGATAATACCCTGTGCGTCATCTTCGGTGCAATTCACCATGATATCGTGCTTGGGCTGATACTTTACAAACTGAAGGCGGTCAAGAGCATCGATCACTCGACCGTCTTTAAGTACCTTGTAATACACTCTCAACACCTCCTTAAATGCTGAACATCACGGCTACCCCTAACTGCTCAGAGGGATAATGGAAGCCATACAGCTCACCAGTTTCCTCAATTGCATAGAAGTATCCATCATAGGTCGCAAACGGGCTGCGCAGCCAATACTTTGTTGCCTTGCCCTCTGCATTGTGCTTGATACGAGAATCATTGCCGGTCATGTAGCTGATTGTTTGACCTTCATAAACGTAAGGCTCGTCAATCATCGAAGAGCTAACTTCAATAGCAGATGGAATGAAGAAATAACAATCCGAAGTTACAATTTCCTTACTCTTATTTCCGGCAGAACTCGGCACTTTGACCTTCTTGATAAGCTGTTTCCAACCAATCGGCAAAGCATCAACCAGACGAGAATCAAGATACTCACGCAGAGAAGTGCTACCCCAACCGCCAGCATTATTTGCAGCAGAACTTAACATCATATCCTGACCTAAAGTGTCTTTCTGCAAGAATGTCATGGAACAACGCTTATTAGAATTGTCGCTCAGGTAGTAGTTCTTAAAGCTTGCCACCTCAACGATCAAATCATTGTGTGTCCATGCGGCCAATTCGCGACAAGCAGCATCACCAAGGTCTGCATACCAAAGTTTAGACCAATAAACCGTACCTTTAGCGTGGCGTTCGTAAGCACCATCGTCTGCTTTTGCACATCCAAATACCAGAGTGGCATTCGTCTTTGTGGAGCGGGTACGAGTAATCTTTGTATAACTCAGTGCAGAGCCATAGATATTAGAGGAATAGACATACAGTCCGTTATCACCCTTAATGTGCCGGATAACAGTCATATCGCGAGAACCTGCAGCAACGCCATTTGCAGAGTCGATACCCCAAGTCATCTTGACGCCAGTTGAGTTCCATAGACGGATACCATTCATACCGTTCTGCTCAAAGCACTGCATTAAAACAGTGTTATTTGCATTTGTGACATCCATCTTGTAGTCAACAGCCAGCACAAAATCCCTGTCCTCTTCAAACAGTTTGAGGTCGGTATCAATGTAGTTCTTACCATCAAATACCTGCGGTTTACTAATAAGAACCTTTTCAGTGATGTCCTCATAAGAGAAATCATTGCCGAGCTTAATAGAAACTTCGTCTTTTGCTTCGGCAACATTTTGTTCAACACCAACCTTGTTCATCGCATAGATTTCAACAGGGCGAAGCTGACCGATTTCCTTACCATCAAAATAAGTAGAAGAATATTCGCAGCTATCATAAACAGCATTGATATCCTTATCGCCGGTGACGTAACCGCCCTTATCCCAGCCACTGAACAGGTAATACTTAAAAGCAGTTTCCTCAGAAGTGTAAGTCGGAGTATCGCCATCATACAGCACCATAGAGCCATACGGAGCAACAGTTTCCTTCAGCACAGCGCCACGATTCATATAACGAACCGTGTATTTGCGCACAGATTCAGTATAAGTTGCGGTAATTGTCTGATTGCTGAAAACAGTCGTAAACTCGGTGTCCCAGCCACTGAAAGTAAAATCTGTAGAAATTGTGCTCTTAGCAGTAGGTGTCGGAATCGGATTCTCTTTACGGGTAACAGGGTCAACGGCCTTGTCGCCCTTATCAATGTACTGGACATCCAACACCGTGCCATCCTTGTTCACGAACGTCCAGACAAACTGCTGAACAAGCGTGTTGTAAGTGATATTCAAATCAGGCCACTGTGCGTTGTAATCGGCCAGCTGACGCTCGCGCATGATAGGAACATGAACGCTACCATCAACGACAGAATGGTCAGTGTTATAGCCATTCTCATCCAGACCTGTCATCTTCAGCAGACGATCCAGCAGAGAAGTGTCATCCAACTGCCAATCAATACCAGTCAAACGCACACGACTCAAGTTCGTGCACTTTGCTAACATGCCCGTCAGGTCAATGGTTGGGCACTTCTCTACCGTCAGTGTGGTGATGTTTTTATAATCTGTAACCTTTAGGTCTGTCAGATAATTCAGGTTCTTAGCGCTCAGACTTGCGATCGCAGGCAATTCAGCTTTTCGAATCTTGCCGCCCTTAGCAAACGCGACACCAGTAATTCCAGAGCCGCCAGCATAGAACTCTTCCAGATTCGTACAGCCTGTCAGACTGATAGACTTCTTCAGGTTCGGCACGTTCTGCAGGTTCAAATGCTCAAGCAGTGTGTTGTTACCAACCGCGAAGTCAGTCATATTCGTATTTTTGTAGCCCTCGGCGGCAGAACCAATCTTCAGGTCAGTCAACTTTACGCCGTGGCTGAAATCAACATAGCCGGGGTAGAAACCAGAAATATCACCAATACTCTGGATGATAGAAGCATTGTAAACATAAACCTCGGTATCATTCATGGCTGCAATCGGGCACTGAATCTCGTAAGTCTGCCCGCGCTTACCACGCACCTTCACAGGGTTAGAACCATACCGCACAGAGACATAAGTATCTGCATAGGGGACAATATGGAAAGTGCCATCGGGTTTCACACCTGTCCAGTTGGTCGGAGTATAACCACGAATAGTCATATCGTCAGAGGTACAAGTGGCACCCGTATACTTAGATGCCATGTATTTTTCTTGATAACGCTGGAACTGACGACGCTGATGACGCTTATTGCCGTGCATCATAGGCAGATAGCTAGTTGTGCCATTGTCCTCATAAGTACGGAAATATTTGCGCCGCATATCCATGATCCACAGCTTTTCAGGCTTTACGTCCTGATAGTCCTCGAACTTTTTCAAAATACGAGTAGCACTCCATGCCAAAGCACTCTCACGGTTCAGGAACATCTTTGCGAGATCATCTGCAAATAGGTCACGAATCTTACACCACAGCTTAGAGTCATGTGCGTTAAACACGCTCTTTGTGCCGATAGTGTCCATATCTTCGTAGCCGTAACTCAGCGTTAGACCACCCTCGTTATCGTTGCCCATTGCAGTGTCGTTATCGTAGTCAAAACAGAAATCCCAGTGCACAAGGTCAGTCGTGTGCGGGAATACGTTCTTTGCACGGTTATCGACCATGGTATGACGCTCGGTAAACAGATAGTGGAACAGGGCAGAATCCTTAACAAAATAATTCTCAAAATTCTTCTTGAATTCGGCATCATCTGCATTCACAACCCAGTTCTGTACGCGAATCCACGCATTTTTAGCTGCCTGAATCTCTTCATCAGTACAATTCTTATTGATGTAACGGAACTCAAAGCTGTGGTCACCATCCCAAGTTTCCTCAGAGAAGTCGCCGCTCAGGAAACGGGTCTGTGCATCGGTGTTATTATCAATCTCAATGATAACTTCCTTGTGGTTGTTCGGATCCATACCCATCGTGTCGCTGTTCTTTTTGGAATTGCCAAAATCACCACAAGCATAGAAATGCCACTGACCATCCTTAAAGACGGTTGCATTTGTGGTGTCGGTCTCCTGAATAAAAACGACACAAGGGTAGAATGCCATGGTGTCACGCACTTTCGGGTTGTCCTTGCGAGCCTGACGAATGTACGGATTGAACTCGTTGAACTCGTCTGCCAGCAGAGCATTGTTTGCATTCTCAGAAGAAGCAACATTGACTTTGATGTTAAAATACTTCTCACCGACGCTGTTTTCTGTAAATGCATACTTGCTACCAGTGCTCTCATCACCAAAGGTGAAACCACCAGAGCAGTTGATATCAATATTACGACCGGATTCACCGTATGCGTTAGAGCTGGTGCCCTGTCCCTTGTGGGAGCCAGTAGCAGTCCAGTTATCTTCCACAGCACGACCATTCTTGTAAATGTGTTGAATAGTTGTGTTTGGCACTTCGTTCTTTTTGCCAGTCGTAAAGGTCGGAGCTGAGATCTTGATAATGCGCAAGTCTGGGCACTTCTCAGCCAGTAGGTCAGGATTCAGCTCGCCGCTCACGTCCGTAATATCATTGCGGGTGTAGCGCTCAATCATTTCCTCTGCGTTCTTTGCGTCTGCAATAAAGTTGTCAAGGATCTCGTCATCCGTCAAGTTCATCATGTAGGACTTCATCCGGTAAACTAGCACGTCACAATCAGGAGAACCAATCGTAATGCCTACCGGAGAAGCCTGTGTAAAGTTGTCGCTTGCGTCATACAGCTCAACACGACAGGGAATACCGTCCAACCATAGAACCATTTCTTTGTACTGACTGTCTGGCAGAATATTAAATTCAAATTCCATAAAGTCGTCTTCACAAGTCGGTAGGGAAATACTGTTCTGCTCACTGGTCAATGTGACCTTCTGCGCCTGAATATTCAAACCGATACCACCGTTCAAGCAGGTCAGCGCCGTAGCATCGTAGTTCTTGACATTCGTAGTCTTAAATACGAGCTTGAAATTCTTACCCAACTTCTTTGCGTCATCACCAAACAGCTTGTAGCTGATATTTGCAGTTGTACCAGCCTTCACACAGAAGTATGTATCGCCATCTTCGTCTAGCTGATAGCCACCGTTAGACCAGTCAAAATTATCGCTTACAGTCAGCCTTGTATTGCCATCAGACCACAAGCGGGTCTCGTCAGCGTTAGTCTTGCCAGCAGGGTTAAAATCAAAAGCCAGATTTGTCTTAACTGGCTCAATCGTAATACCAAGCTCTTTAATCTCGACACTAATCTCCTTACTCACGGAGCCACATACGATTTTCAACGTATGAGTGCCAATATCAGCGGACTTCCAAGTCCATGTCTGCATGGTGCGTCCAACAGTCAAGGTAGCAGTCTTAGCGCCGTCAACCTCCAACGTTACAGTGGTTGTAGAGCTAGAAGGGTCATAAACGGTATAGTTGATTGCAACGTTGCTGTACTGTTTTGCACTTGCTGTCTTTGTGGCGCAGCTGATAATAGGAGTCGTATTACCTTCGATTGCCCACATGATATCTTTGACAACCTTATTACTGGTGATCTGTTTCCCATTGATTTCAGCAGTCATGGAAACTTCTACCAAATGTGCGCCGTGGGTCTGTGCAGGAATAGCATAAGTCAGCTGTCTGCCGGTAACGCTGCTTGTGGTAGAGCCAAGAATCTTTCCGTCAATCGTAAAGTTGATAGTCTTGGAAATATTGCCATACGGAGTGTAGCGGAAGGTTACCTCTCCACTATAAACCAGTGTATCATCAAAAGAACTCTCCAGATAGAACTCAACGACATTGACAGTCCAAGTCTTTGTACCAACACTGCCAACACTATCAGTCACCTGTAGCTTAACAGTATTGTCACCGCTGTGCAGATATTGTGTTGCGTCAAAGCTGTTCTTTCCCTGGATAACGGTCTGCGTACCAACTTTTGTATTGCCGACATACCAGACGCCAGTAGCAGAACCAGTGTCATCGCCAGAGTTGTCCACAGAAGAGAACTTGAAATTGATAATAGCTGGATCTCCAGCAACAACAGTCAAAGCAGACCCATCCAGACGCTCGATCTTGATAACGCTTGTGTTGCCACCAGTGCCGCCACCTCCACCACCTTGAATGACCACGGTAGTCTTAACAGTGCCATTCTCTAACAGGTTCAGCTTGGAATCCTCATAAGTAATGTCATACTCGCGTCCAGCATTCGGGTCTGGTTTCACATTCTTCAACTGCTCCTGAATTTCAGAAATATCGCCATTGATAGTGTCAATGCTGTTCTGCAAACCGGAAGCAGTGTTTTTCACCACGGTCAAATCATTTGCTACGGTCTCAACGCTGGTCTTTTCAGCCTTTGCTTCTAACAGCTTGTCGGTTGCCTGTTTATTGTAATAATCACTTTGCAACGTCTCAGGCAAGTTACCTACGCTATCCTGCAGATTCTTTACGGCAGCATCATTACTGGTCTTATACTCAGTCAATTCGGTCTTAACGGGCGCAATCTTTTCATCGATTTTTGCTTCAACGGTTTTATTAAAAGCTGTCACCCAATCAGCACTCGGGTCAGTATTCAGAGTGATGGTTTTAATAACCTTTTCGCCATTCAGGAACTTGATCGTCTGTGTTTCAGCATCATACTGCACATCAAACTTTGCCAGACCGTCAACCTTGGCGATATCATCCCGAAGCAGAGTAACAAAACCGTCAACCTCTTCCTTGGTGTAGTAGTTTGCCAGTGTGTCGGCCAGACCATCTACGACAGCCTGTGCTTCTTGTGCGCTCTGTGCGGCCTGAGTTGCAGCAATTTGTGCCTCACCAACCTTCTGACTCATGGTAGACAAGAACTGTGTATACCAATCGTCATCGGTCGGGTTATTCATTGCGGTGCCGGTAAGCGCTTTCAAAACATTCAGCTTTTCGTTCGGCTTTGTACGCCATAGATAATTCTTCGATTCACCGCTGTTCGGTACAGTAATTGCACCAGTCGCCATAATTTCAAACTTCAGCACACCCTCTTTGATAGTGGCATAATTACTGACCATCCAGTAAAACCGGATCTTATCAGTACTATAGCTCACGTTGATGGGTGCGGTATAGTTCTCAGCATTATTAGCGTTAACATAGTGGATCTGAATCGTCATGCTCATCAGGTCAACACCATCATAATAACGCGGCATCTCAAACGGAATGACCTGACTGTTGTTTTCCTGTGTGATATTTACCTGAGTCGGACTCAGTGTGATTTCTTTATTGGTATCAACCGTAGAAAAATCATTGTCCGAGAAGGTATCAAACCACGTATAGTTGCCACTTCTGGTGAAATTCTGGTCTTCCACAGAGAAGGTTGCCACATCCTCATCACAATCAACTACTGGACGAGCATCTTCTATGGAAGCCTCCAGCGTCATTGCGGGGCTTGCAGCGACCATACGTTTGGATTCTTCAAATGATAATGCCATCTACTCACTCCTCTCATTAAGTATCTTTCTTATTATCGATATATTTTTCTTTGAGGACATTCTCATAAGTGATATAAGGATAATACGGATAATAGCGGCTCAATGTAACATTCATTGTGCCTTCTCCAATGTTTTTATCTATCTTTTTAATAATCCACTCAACTGCAATATCAGACTTCAGGTACTTCGCTGCGTATTTTACCTTTTCATTCACATCAAGCCACGGGATCATGTGCATACTCAACGTGATGGAATCCGTTAGTCTGCAATTTTTCCATAGCGTGTATTTGCATACTGTCATGGCTGATTCGTCTGATGTATATCCGTCAAACTCGCTACCCGAGCACACAAGGTTTCTTCGCCCGATTTTATCAATTGTCAACCGACTGTTGTACAAGTCATCAATGCGGTTTGGGTCATTTACGACAACGTACTCAAGGTTGTCACATGCCTCCGCAATTTTGTCTGCCTCAATTTGTTTTGCGGTCGGCATCGCATCCACAAACTTCGTCATAGCATGAGACTGAGACTGACCAATAAAATAGACCCGGCTCTCAACAAGAAGAGCAGGGTCTGATATCTCAGTCTCGGTATTTGTGGCTGGATTGTACTTTATATATTTTGTTTCGTAACACTTTGTTTCTGTGTTGTAAACTTCTTTCGGGTAATAACGCACTTGTGGGTCGCGAGGTTCCTTTTCATATTTGCCAGTAAGTGTGTTGAATTTGTATGTGAACGCGCCGTCAGTTGCCTGATTTAACCAACGTTCACCATATGTGATAACATAATAACGTCCTTTTTTAAGTATTGATGTATCTTCTGGCTCGTCCTCGCCGTTCTCATTCGTAACGGCTTGGAACAGCATCATTGGAGCATAAACTGCGCGACTGACGTCTTTATATTCGCTATTATCTTTAGGATTTGTCTTAATAGTCGTAATAAGATTTTCAATACAAATGCGTGCATCTATCGAAATATCTTCAGGACACACAAATGAAAATCTTGTGCCGTCGCTGATGGATGCCTGCTTCAATTTTAACCACAAAATAGATGCGCCCGTATCGTCAGGGTCCATATTATAACTCATATTCAGTTCGTTATTTTTGATAAGCGCTACAACATCATCCCACTCTTTTGTTCCTTTTTTACAATACACGACCTCGCCAGTACCATCTGGGTCGTTCTTCTCAAGTTTGTCTTTGTCTTTGCAGAAGTAATCGCTGGAGTTTGATGCACCCCATACTTCTACACAGTTATGGATCTGACTGTAATCAACACTGGCATCTTCACTGATAACCATACTCTTAAATGTATCCTCATCCAGAACAACGGGGTCGTCATAACCTGACGGAATTTCTTTGCACACAAAAGTATCGTCATCAAAATACATTTCGAAAGGAAAGTATAGGTCTCTTAGTTCCGTAAGAATATTCCAGATAGTCGTGCCGGTATTATATTCTAGGTCGTGCGGAATACGTCGTACCCAGTAGTCTACCATACTCTTTGTCAGCCCTGAAAGCTCAAATGTCTCCTTAATGGAATCGCGAACATAGTGCGGCTTCTTTTTGTCATCTTCGTAATAGTTGACCCCATCCTTAACCACAAGCTTGCGGTCATACATCGGAATGCGCGTTGCGTATCCGGTCAGTGTTCCACCAAGCGTGCCGTCAAGCAAACAGGTCATATCAAGGCAAGAAAGACTCAGTTTATTCGTTGTTGCGTTATAACTGTATCCGTTCTGCTGTATTGCGTATACGCCAGCGCCATACCAGTGTACACCATCTGTATCCACAAAGTTCGTGCCAGTTCGTATTTCAGCTTCACCAGAGTATAAAGCGTGATAGAAGTTATATATCTGAGTTAAACCATCCTTCAGTTCCCATATTGTCTCTTGAATATCGTGCATAGAGTAACCAACAAATACACTTGTGTCATGGAAATATTTATCAAGCTCATCTTTTGTACAGCCAGCAATCGCTGCAACGTCAGCTGCAGATAATGTTTTCCCGGCTGCGATGCCACCCTCTACAGCAGCAATCATATTCTTTACACGTACTGTTTTCCCATAAATCGTACAGTCAACACCAAAACTATCAAGTTCAAGTATTTTACTTTGTAAAGTTGTACTATCTCTTTGAACTGCATCACAAGCCGCATTGAAAATCACTTCAATATAAGACCTGATATCTGCATTCAGCAGCGGAATAATAACATCTCCTCCGCCTATCAGTAGTGGAGTGTATGCAATCTCATACGTCTTGCCATTTGTTGTATAACCATCCGAAGATGCAACAACGGTCGAATAGGTTCCAACATCTCCTTGCTCTTTCACAAAAGATGCATATTTCTTTTTGTTCTCATCGGTCCAAATAATACGCTTACGGTTTATATTTTCGATATTGCCATACTGTTCATAACCGCCAACCTTGTATCTCCACTTTGCTTGCCTTAACTCTGTGTCCTTTTCTTTGTATATCGCACTATTTTTGATTTTTGCATCGATCTCTTCTTCTGATATTCTTACCGCATCAGCTCCAACTAGTGGGATGCTCGTTGGAGCTTTCATACCAATCTGTAGGCGCAACATCTTGCTCGTCCACTCCTCTGTGGAGAACTGAGAAATGGAGAATCCACTCTTCGGGAAAATATCAAGATTGAAAGTGCGCCGTGTATCTGAGTCTGCGTCAATCGAGTTAGAACCACTTAATGCAAGCCCCTCGATCGTATCAATAATCTGGTAGTCCTTATTCAGCAGTTCAATACGACAATATAATCTTTTTGACCGGCTTTTCAGTAAGGCCAGATCTTCTTCTGTAGGTAAGTAAGTCATGGCCCACCTCCTTAAATCAACCCAGCGTTCTTCATATTGTCGCCGTTATTCAAATCGCCAGTCTCTACAAAATCAAACGAAATTGCTACCTTATCCGGGTGCTCATCGTCTGAGTAAGAAACATTTCCATTCACATTCATCAGCCATGCACGGCCATCGTACATCTTCAATACTTTTGGTTTTTTGTTCGTTAGCCAATTGATAAAAGTTTCCCGATAGTCAATAGATCCATCAAAATCAAACGCATCATTGGCGCGATCCCACTTGATAATAACACCAGAGAAGTTGCCGCTATAATAATTTGCCTCACTACCATAAAATACGATGGGATACTTGCTTCCCAAGGTCGTCTCCACAGACGCTTCTTGATTGCGCGTAATATTCGTGACGGCTGGCTCAAGACCAACATAATATGATATGTCTTTATCCATTAGCCATGCTCCGTCAAAATCGCTTACGGCACTTGTAGATATGTACACTTGTTCAATTTCATCCACAACAGGAACTGCCATGTATTGATATTTCGTCTTCCTGCCGCGTGCGAATTTGTCATAGCATACAATCAAAATAGGCTCAACGGAACTTGTGATTTTCTTTTCATAAATCGTAATCCAGTCGTATTTGCCAACCTCTCTACGTTTTACGCGAATAGAGTCAAAATTATTAGGCTCGTCCGCGCTTTTCGTAACGGTAAGCTTGATTCTACCTTCTCTTTTTTCATTTTCTGCCACAATTTCAAGCTTCTGCAGTTGTCCGTCATACTCAATTCTGAATGCGCAAAAATCCGTGTCCAGAACATATCCGTTCACAGTTTCTCCAACTGCTCGCACATAGTACACCTTATTATTATCAAGGCTTTCTACGTTGAACGCATGTGAAATAGAGCCGTGGTATATCTCCTCGTGCAGCAAAGTCTTGTCTGAATCATAAAGCTGATATTTATAAAGATTCAGTGTCTCGCCCTCTTCTTCGATGTTTTTATATTCGACATTAAAGGAAAAAGCAGGGAAGGGAATCGTCTTTTCAGCGCGCGCTTCCACATCAACAAACTTTAACACCGGTTTTTCATGGCAATAAAAAAGAACGGCATCGCTTAAATCACTTTTCTTGCCGTTCTGATTTGTTACTGCAATTTTAAGATAGTAGGGGAGTAGTCTGTTATGTACAAGGTTCGCTGGCAGCATAAACATACGCACAGAAGATGAACCACTGGTTTTCACTGTCTGGTCAACAATAATATTGCCGGAGGCGTTGTCGTAGATAATATACTCCACTTCATTGATCGTGTCATCGTAGCATGTGTACCGCACGATATTTTCCCGCGTAGCGTCTATCACGGAAAATTTTGAAATTATCGGTTTCGCCAATTTAACACCTCCTTATTTTACGCCATATATCTCACATGGAATAATCAAATCGTTATTTGTTGTAATGGCCGTCTCACCAGAGCTTTGTGCGTCAAAGAATGTAATTTCAGTGCAATATTTATTATTCTTTTCATATGCTTTTACATAGAACGGACGGAAAGCACTTTTTATACTTGTGTCAGAATTGTATGATACATTTGGAGTAGAATTGTCGCCAGTGCTCAAATCATAAATCATACACAGCTTCGGCGTATTCATAGTGGCGCAATGATATTCTGCACCACTCCATTCACCTGCGACTGGTTTCGACACAATAACAGAAACTTTGCTCAAATATTCGAGCACCCGTTTTGTTGCAGCACTCTCTGAATCAATCTCAACAACTTCTCTCTCTTTGTAGCCACGGAAGACAAAAATATATTCTGAATAATCGCTGTCCGCTTCAAAAGTCAACTTGTTCTCTTCGCCAACAGCAGAGTATGCATCTTTTGAATCGTTCTTCCATAATGGCTGGAAAATCTGCCCAGCCTTCAACTTATCCACAGTAATAGTATCAGTGGTGATTTTATCCCCAGAAACTTGCGTAAGGCTGTTGTTTACAGAGGTGGAATCAAGCGCCACTTTACCATTTTTGTCAACAGATATAGCACCAGTCAAGTTAAGCTTTGTCGCCTTGATTTTTACAGTATTTGTACTCTGGTTTATCAAAGTAGCAATGTTTTTTCCAGTATAATCTGTCTTAGCCACCTTTGAATCAATGCTTTCAGTTGCTGTTTTGATGTGCTCTTCGAGCTTTTTATTTGCGTTCAGTTCTGCAGTATCCGCATACTTTTGAGCTTCAGTTTTTGTGGCACACAGTACGATGGCATTCTCGTTTTTTGAAATTTTAGATTCTGTCAGCGAAATTCTTGTATTTAGCCCGCTCATGTCCTCGTTGTATTTTTTAGTGGTTACGCGGGCTTCAATCTGCTGCTTTGTACTCTCCAAATCAGAATTATATTCCGTTTTAAAACTTACAAGGTCACCATCTATTTTGCCAGCGGCATCCAATGCCTCGTCTGCTTTTGTATCATCCGTATATTTTAGTGCCACAGCCCAGTCCGTTCGGCTAAAACTTTCAGTCGTGGTTCTTGTTGTCTGGCATACGAGCATTTTATTATCGCCAGAACTATTTGCCCAGATATCGCCACGACTATACGGGGGAGCAGGTGTCATAAAGAAAACACGTTTCGAACCATTCGCGGTCTCGTCTTCAAGGCTTGCCGCTCTTAAAACTTTCAGTAAGTTTTTATCTTCAAGACTCACCCATACAAAAGTATCCTCCCACCTGTACGCATCGCCAGCCTTTATGTCATAATAAAGATCTCCAACGTGTAGTCGTTTTGCATCATCGGTTGCCCAGTTTACTGTTGGCACTGTGTCTATAGAAGGCGCTCCGTTGTAAAACCACAAACTAAGCTGTCCGTCTATCTGGTCTTTTAGCGTTAAAAATTCACTGACATCTGTGTATTTGACAATCGTATCAGCAAAATCTGTATCAATAAAAGTGGACAGCTGATTGCCAACCACGTTAACTTTGCTATCCACTGTTTTCATTGTACCAATATTATCGGGGGAACATACCAGCCGCTTCATATCGCCCTGCAACGCAGTCACAACCACACTTTGTCCAACCGTATAAATCTGGTCAGAAGTAATGTTGTATTGGCTTCCAAACACGGATATCGTGTATGTATTCCCATTCACCGCAGTTACCACGCCAGTCTGCGATTTGTCAAATTTTGCATCGTTGAGTTTCTTTTCAATCGTGTCTATGATGACTTTGCTCAAAACGTCGATTGCATCTTGACTATTTTGTGACATCTCGTCCCTCCTTTATAAATATATACTCGATCTCAACCTACCCAACCCACCCTGAGCCAAGTATACTTCGTATTTATTTTTGCTTATTGCACTGCTTAACGTCTATTCAGTTCCTGTACAACCTTGTTCGGCAGACGATTTACTAACTCACGAGCCAGTGCATCGCTATCACCAACAGGATTGTTTACATTCACATCACCAATAGACAGAGAAATACCACCGGAACTACGGCTTTGTATCATAGAAGCAGAGCTATTCTTTGCCAGCTGGTCACTGAACCACTTATCAGGATTTCCACCCATCTCAAATAGGCGAGATGTAATATCAGCAGGAATTACGCCATCACCAGTTTCAAGATAAGTGTAACGACCAGAAGCAGGCTGGCGTACCAACATTTCAGGACCAACTTCATCAACGTTATAAGTGCCGTCGTGTTTGATTTTCTTATCGCCAGATGCCTTCTTGCCCCAATTCCAGAACCAGAATTTAGAACCCCAGAATTTATCCCATGCGGATTGTTTCTTTTCCTCTGGCTTATTCTCTTCGGCTATAGTACCCTGTGTGGCATTTACTGTAAGATTCGTAATGCCAGTGGCTTTCTTTGTGTTTTCGGCGGTTTCAGAACTACTATTCGCAGTGTCTTTTGTATTTTCAGCGGTTTCTTTACTCTTGCCGAAAATGTCTTTACATAGATTTACGATTCCACCAATCGGACTGATGTCCCAGAAGAACGATGCAACAGACTTTATTGCTTTTTTGCCAAAACCGTCTTCTTTGTTAGACCAGATTTCTTTTTGATGCTTTATACCCTTTACACCGCTATAAATACCAAGACCAGCCGCTGCAGCAAGACCACCAACAACAGGGATTGCAGAAGCGCCAGCAGCACCTATAGCACTAACAGCACCTTTGATAAGTCCGCCAGCACCAGTGACTAGTTTTCCTGCGCCTTTAATAAGAGTGGAACCAATCTTGCTCTTACTAACAGCATTACCGACAGCTTTGAATCCATCCACAACCGTGGAAACAATACCGCCGCCTTCGCCAGAACCGTTAAATAGGCTCTGAGCACCAGCTTTGATTTTCTTCCAGATGCCACTAAATGTTTCAACAAGTCCGTTTCCTGAAGTCTGAACTTTACTCCTTAAAACGTTGAAGAAATTCTCGACTACATTAGCGGACTCGCCAGTCGCTTCTTCGCCACCCTTATTGAAGAATCCTTTTATCGTATTCCACAGACCTTTTGTACCGAGGTCTTTGTACTCGCCAGTCTTAATTGCAGAATACAGATTATTTACCTTCGTGAGCGTATTGATCAGTGATTCAAGGTTTGTGATCAAATTCTGGATGCCGGTGATCGCGCTGCCAGTATTCAAGCTTGCAATAATCTTATTGTGATAGCCGTCCAGTGAGCCCTCCATCTGAGATAAACTCATCTTTTGAATCTGCGCAGTGTACTCAAGCTCCTTCTGGTAATCCTTCCAGCTCTTGCCGATATCATCCATGACCTCAGACAACTTGTCCTTGAACTCATTGTACTTTTTGATCTGGTCGTCAATAGCCTTTTCAGCATCCTTGTTATTCCACTCGCGCTGCTTATCCGCAAGGTCTTCACGTGCAGTACGCACATCTTCGGCGTTTGCCTGCCACTCGTAGCCATTCTCAGTGTACACACGGGTCGTGCGCTGTTGCTGGGCGCGGGCGAGAGCATCTTGTGCCTTGGAAAGTTCAATAGCACGTTCGGTAGCTTCGTTGTTTTCTTCCAGAGCTTCCTTCTGCTTATTCAGGGCTTCAATCCGCTTGTCGATGACTTTGCCCATAGCATCGCCCCAAATTTTGAGGTCGTTGTTGGATTTATCATTTAAGCCGGAGAGGAGAGAAAGGAAAGAAGACAGAACGTCTTTTGCATCGGATAGAGCGGACTTGAATTCCTCGATTACCTTTTCGACACCATCCCAGTGCTTTTTCAGTTTTGTTGTAACCTGTGCGTCGGTCTCTTGAACTTCGAGAAGAGCCTTTTCCAAAGCGTCATCAAGTTCCTTCTGAACTTCGGCTTTTTGCTTGAGAGCTTCGTCTTCTGATAGATCCTTGTTAGAATCAATGGCAGACATTTTCTTTGTATATTGTGCTAAGACTTTCTGATACGTTGCAGTCTTCTTTGCAAGCTCCACATACTCATCATGGGTTGGCTCACGCACATCATCAATCATTGCCTGAACTTGAATACCAATCGGACTACCTTCAAACTCTTTTGCAAATGCACTCAGTTTATCAACGTAGCTTTGGCGAAGCGCCTTTACGTCAATTTTAGCGTTACCATCCTCATCGTAAGTAAGTAGATTAGAAAACTCTTCAGGAAGTTCCTGCAGCTTCTGCATGGTATCCTGTGTCAGCTGGCCGGTAGTATTCCACTCGTCCATCGCATCTTTTAGCGTGCTCCAATTAGTCTGGTATTTGTCCAACTCGGTATTTACACGCTCAAGGTCAGTTCCAAGACCAACAAGATAATCACTAACAGAAATTTTGCCACTTTCAATATTTGCCTTATCAGAACTTAACGAGTTTGCAAGCGCAGTAGCCGCAGCACCACCGGTTTCGTTTGCAGCTTTTATGCGCTTATCCAATTCATCAAGAGTCGCTTTCTTAAACGCCTCAGTGTTGAGATTGATGTTCCCGTTTTTGTCAACGAGATTATCCATCAAATCCTTGTTATCACCAAAGAACTTGCTCAGTTGCAAGATAGACTCTATCTTACTTTCTGTTGCATCAAGGTCACCAACACCGAATTGACTATTCTTGATTTTCTGCTGAATATCATATAGCCCAGAAAATGCGGATTTTATAGCGTCCGTCTTTTCCTTGGCTTCATCCATCGCGGTGCCGTAGCCCTTGATGGCATCAGTAAGTTGCTCAAAAGAAATGGTTTCGGAATCGACACTAGAGTTCAACCAGTCGAGAATCTTCTTCATCTCGCCAGCAGACTTGCCACCATCATTAGCTGCATTCGCTTCCTCAAGCTGCGCTCTGACAAAAGTGCGGAATTTTGCGGTGTTAAGCTCAAGTTTTCCATTTTGCTCAGTTAAGCAAGCAGTAAACTTATCATCAACACCGATTAACGACTTCATGGTGTCTGCACTAATATAGCCATACTGGTTATATTCTTTCATCGCTTTTGTTAACGTATCAAAAGCAGATGACAGGTCAGCAACAGATTTAGAAGTTGTACTAGATGATTTTCCAGCATTTTTAGAAGATGAGCCGAATCCATTCAACTGATTTGTTAATGCTTGCCCACCCTTTAAAGCGGCATTCATATTGGTGTACAGCAAAGAAAGCTGAGTATTTGTGCGATTCGTGATTTCCTCTAGTTTTGCAGGATCTACGCCGCGTTCGCCGGCCTTCTCTACTTCATTTGCAAACTCCTGAGCCGCACTGTATGTCGCAGTAGCCGCAGTAGCATTTTTCAAGGCAGGAAGAAGATTTTCCAGAGCAGTCTTTTCAGCCTCTGTTTTTTCTTTTAAATCATCAGTGCTTTCAGCCGTATCATCGGCAGTAAGGTTTGCGACCTCATGTTGTGCGTTAGACAGAATTGTTGCCGCAGCTTCTGCGTATTCAGCAGCAAGTAACTCGGCATAACTCTGTTTATTTATCTGAAGCCTACCATTAACAAGCTCAAGGCAATTCAGATACTCGGTGTTCATCGTCAGTAAAGACTGAAGAGAATCGAGACTCATGTAGCCATACTGATTGTACTCTTCCATTGCACTGGTAGAAGCTTTATACGCAGACTGGATTTCATCCATTTTGGAAGAAATATCCTCCATCTTCTGTGCGCCAGCAGCCAATGCGTCAACACCATTTGCAGAAGACTGAGCTACAATACCAACTTGAACAAGTGCTTGGATAAACGCATTTACACCGTTTGTGTCAGCAGAGAAGTCCATGTCGGTCAAAGCTTTACGAAGATTTGTGAGAGCTTGCGCTTGCTCGTCTGATAATCCTTCGTTTGTGCCCCATAAGAGCTCGTTTAACTTACTTGCATCAAACCCATCAATGGTATTTTTTAGAGTTTCGATTGCAGAATTGACCTTATCGAAACTATAGCTTACGTCCATACCATTGCTTTTGCCGTCGCTCCAAAAGTCAATAGCTTGAAGCTTTCTACGAGCGTTTACATTCTCGTTAACAGCATCCGTTGAGTCGTTGTAAGAATCTACATCATCACGGAGAGCAGATTGCTCATCCATTAAATACTTATAAACGGTATTGTACGCACCGCCTGCCGCTCTCTGTGCTTCTGTTGTGTTTTGTACAATATAATCCAGTGCTCGTCCAAGTTCAGAATAATACTTTGCGATAGAATCTGGATCATTCAAGTCCTTCGCACCAAAACTACCATTCTTATTAAAAACATCAATACCAGCATCTTTTAACTCGTTCATAATACCACGATTGGTATTGGCGGAAACAGAACTAAAGAAATGTGAACGATTGTTGTCTTTTGCGGTTTTAACTAGCTTATTGCTTTGAGCATCCTTGGATTGAATCAACTTCGATTCGGAAGCTTTGAGCTGTTCTTCTGTGATATCCTTCAGCAAACCAAGCTGTTCTTCATATTTTCCATTTTGAAGATCAAGCTGATTTGCTTTATTTTCGTCAAGAGTGCCTTGTTCTTTTGCAAGAGCCAAAAGTTCCTCTTGGATATCCGTTGCTTGGTCAAAATCTTCTGTACTCCAACCAGACTTGTCGCCAAGTTCTTCGTAGGCATCAACTAGATCCTTTAAAGAGGAAGTGGCATTTTTAGCTGCGTCAGCTTCCTCTTTAGTCTTTGTAGCCGCAGTATCGATTCGCTGTGCGTAATCAGCTATGGCGGAAACGACTCCGTTTATTGCCATTCCAATTAACGCACCAACAGCCATCGACAAAGCGAGATTTAGTGCTTTTGCCGCGAATGTTGCTGCCCTCATCGAGAGAGTCAAACCGTCAGTTGAGGCTTTACTTCTTATTGAATATTTGATAAAATCAAAGAAAGAAGTCCCAGCTCCACGCTCTGCTACATCTAGCGATAAAAATTCCCTGTAAAGATTTCGTATTTTTGTTATTAGGCCAGTAATATGATTATTGTCATCAACGTCAAAAACGTTCATGAAAGATAATATCATTTTTGAGGAGAATAAATATGGATAAATATGTACGCTACTGCCCGTTATGTGACAAGTATTATCCCCAAAATCAAATGCTGTGCGCATTTTGCTTTAGAGATGTCATATTATCGCCTAAGTGGAATAGTATGAGCCAGCAAAAGAAAATCAATTGGAAGTTTGAGCATCTGCCGCAGGTTGACATTTCAACACTTAGCGAAGATTCGCTCAAAAAAATGCAAGATAAAGCCAACGCCTTTGATGCTCAATATAGAGCCGAATTAGAGGAGAAAGAACATCCGAAATACGTTCCTACCTGCCCAACCTGTCATTCGCCTGATATTGAAAAGATTAGCGGGACCAGTAAGGTTGTTGATGCAGTAGTCTGGGGCATTTGGTCCAAAAAGGCAGGGAAGACATTTAAATGCCGGAATTGCGGTTACGAATGGTAAGGTGTATCTAACTAAAATGACATAAATAAAGCCCCTGCTAAAATCTAGCAAGGGTGTGTTTACTATATTCAATTTACCGCAAACACCATCTAGCAAGATGAGAATTCTTGTTATCGTACAGAAATTCAAAACGCTTAACGTGGCACATCGGAACACACATTACTGTGCTTATAGGATGCCTTGATGCTTCGTCCATATCTTTTCCATCTGGCGTAGTTGCAGAAGAATGATGGCTTAAAGTGATGTATTCATCATCAACGGTGTCAATACGTCCAAGAATATATGTTCCATCATCCAAATAAAGAAGAACATTAGTTTGCCCTTCTGCATCAATATGTCTTGTCCAAATATTATCGGCAGTATCTACACCAAAATGTTTTGACGCCTTCCAGCGAACCCATACACAATTCTTTAATTTAAAATATACAATTGCTGACAGGATACCAACAACAGAGTAGACCACAACAATAGGAAAACCATTGAGTCCAATGTGTGCTTTCGATAAAAACGTGTCGATATAGTCAACGATATATTTTATTACAAAACCGATTGATACGCTAAGTGCTAAGAAACTTTGCGTTTCGATTTTCTTTAATGCCAATTTAGTGTATAGCGAAACACATAACACGCCAGGCACAAAGACACTAAAAAGCATAGTAACATTATTTATTAGTTTTATCAGTTCTGTCATTTGCACCTCCAGTAGTTTTATTGTTATTCCGTGTTGCACTTCTGTCTCTAAAATAAGAAATTAAAACTGATGTGTCTGCTTTTGGCTGATTCGGAGAATAGGTGAAATTACCGTCTCTTTGATAAGTTGAAATTTCATAATCCGGCACATGCTTCTTATTGTTTTCCATGATTCAACACTCCTTTTATAAGAGTGTATCACAGGATGTCGTAAAAAGCAACGCAAATTAAAAACGCCCGGCCTCCCAGCAGTAGGGAAGTCGGGCTTGTTTTATGATGATGCCTTACTTCAGTTTTTCCAGAATCTCGTCTGCGCTCACACCGCTAGACAGCAACTTCTTGAGCACATCTTCGGCTTCGGCCTTCTTTGCAGCTTCCGCAACCTTTGCGTCGGCATCAGCCTTTTTCTTTTCGAGCTTGGTGATCTCTTTGTTGAGTTTTTTCAATTCTGCTTCTTTTGCTTTACGCTGGGCGTTCAGTGTAGCGATATCATCACTAATAGTTGCAATCTCCTGAGCAATAGATTCTGCGGCAGTATTCTTTTCAGCGATCTGTGCCGCGTAATCAACGCCGTCGAGAACCTTTGCTTTATTCTTGCTTCCTTTAGGACGTGCCATAATAAAATACCTCCGTATATTTTGAATACGCGATTGTACTTATATTATAGCCAGAAAATTTCAGAAAAGCAACCTCTTTTTATGTATTATAAATTACATTATAGAAATATTGACATGATATGACAGACGGGTGTATAATAATGGAGCAATCAGGAGTTCCACATCGAACTTGTCCAACCATAGATGTAAAAAATAGGCGGTCACCCTCCCAGTAGCCGGAAGGCAAGAAGGAGCGTGTATTTCTTTAACTGCCTTCCGGCAATATTGTCGGAAGGAGGATGTTGCCATGAATTTTGACATTCAGACTGTCTACTATGTCGCAATGCTGTTCTTCGGTTTTGCTGGCTTTGTTAAGACTGTTCTTGAGATTTTCAAGATGCTACATCATCACAGCGAGAGCCGTGATAAGTAAAAGAGCCGCCTATGTCCAGTAGGCAGCTCTTCATTGGGATTGAAATTGTCCAGATTTTAATTCCATTTGTTTGATGCTAACCGAGGGAACCGTCTATTGGAACTCTTGGTTGCTTTTATTATACACTTTTTAGAGTACGCTGTCAACGAACAACAGTGTACTTTTTCTTTTTATTCAATTATTCAATCATTTTTCTCTTTCTTATATCGCGCCAGAGAATAGCGCGTCTCCTCATTTCCACCTACTTCTTTAAGTCGTCTGGTTACGTCTGAGGTGGACTTCTGAACTTTCGTCCAGAACTGACTATCCTTCCAGTGGTTGCTCACTGACCCTTTTTAGTCGATGAACCTTCCACCCTCCTACATTATATAATAGGGGAGTGAATCGGCTGCTGACCGCCCATTATAAACGCTACTTAGCACTCGATTATTACCATATTTTGACAATACGATAAAACCGAGCTTTTATCTCAGCATATAGCATCCATATCCTTGTTTCTATCTTTCGATTCCTACATTATATAAATATAACAATAGGCGATATGGCTCTTAGGGTTTCCCAGCACTCTAGGGGCTATTTTATTTTTACATGGTGCCGCATCCTATATTTTATACGCAACAAATATAAGAGGGCATATTAACTTTACCCGCACCATTTTTGAGTTTTCCGCTCATCTGCATTACAGACAACACACCAGAGATGGCAGCTGTCAAAGTGGGTAATGCACCAGCAAATTTTACAGCGTTATCTGCACCGTCAACAAAAACCGTTGCAAGATCTACGAAAAACTTCGGAATATCTGACTTCATCAAGTCCGTACTGAACTTCTGGAATGCAGAATCAAGCTGATTAAGCTTCGCCTGCAATGAATCCATGTACGTCTGGTTCTCACGCATTGCGCTTCCGCTAGAATTAAGAGCCTGTTTCATAGCATCTTCTGCAACGCTAAAATTATTCAGCAGGGCAGATGTACTCTGACCTCCACGCTTACCGGCGATCAATTCTGTAATATTTGCCTGAGTGGTATCAGAAAGGTCTTTCCAAACCTCAGAAAGCTCCTTCATAATCTGATAGGTTGATTTGAAGGTATTATCATCCTTCATGATATCAACCCCAGCAAGTTGCTTCAACTCAGAGCGAAGCTCAGATACGGAACTCGCCATTCCATCCGTAGCAATACCGGCATTTTCTGCATCAGTCTTTGAAGCACGAAGGTACATACTCAAAGTTTTTAGGTAAGTGCCACTCGCTTCGCTGTCCTGAAGTACGCCATTTACAGCGGCTGCAAGGCTAAGAGTCTCTTGATATGTATTTCCGGCGGCAGACATCGCAGCAGAACTTTTCTGCATGATAATTCCGAGATCATTCATACTGACAGGCTCTGTATTCGCGATTTGGTTCATGCAGTCCAGAAGATGTTCTGCGTCGTCTGCAACCAGACCAAAGCCTTGCATTGTAGAAATCAGGTAAGAGGAGGCAGTTGTTGCGTTATCAATCTGATCTCCAACGTTAGCCATAAGCGCAGACACACGAGCAAGCTCTTCAGAGTCTTTGTCCGTATATCCGAGTCGTTTCCAGTCAGCAGTACTACTTACAAGGTCAGAAATATTCGCACCAAGCTCACGAGCATTTGTTGCAGTTCTGTCAAGATATTCATTCATCTCGTCGCCAGTCATTTTACTGACCTTTTTGAGTTCAGTTACAGCCGTATCAAGCTCAAGAACGTTATCATAAACCTCTCGCAGACCTTGTTTGACCATTGCAACGCCAGCCATAGCGATAGCAGTCTGAAAGTGCTCTTTGAATAGACGAGACAGTTTTTGACCAAGAGTTTCAGTTTCAAGGCCAGCTTGGTGGCAAGCATTTTGGAATTTGCTGACTTTCATTTGAGCTTCTTCAAAAGAATAACTACCATTTTTAATCGCATCAAAAAGCTCATTATATTCTGCTTCAAACTTTGAACCTTCAAATCCATGAAGTGTTTCTTTATACTGATACAGAGTACGCATAAGATTTTCTATCTTATCTGTATCAGTATTTGCTGTCTTTGTCTGACGGCTTTGCCCCAAAGCATCGTCAATATGTTTTCTCACCTGAACAAGTAAATCGTCAACTTGACTAAGTGTTGCTTTAAACTCTGTTGGACCTTTATTTTCATCCAACTGTTTCATAGCAGCATCTAGCTCTGCCAATACTTGTTGCCCAGTTTTGCCATCATCCAACACGCCTGTGTTAAATTGCCCTAAAGCAACACTATTTTTTCTTGTGAATTCCGTACTACTTAATCTATTTTGAATAGTGTTATAGGCAGCTTGCTTTGAACGGACTTGACCGTGCTTCTGTTCGGCTTCTTTCTGCAAATCCTCTTCTGATTTCAAAGCTTGCTCAATTTGAATTTTTACCTTTAGCCACTCGTCAACAATATCACTTACTCGTTGTTTGTACGTAGCAGATTGAGTATTCATTCCCTTTAAAGAATTAAGTTGGCTTTCAAGACTACCATCAAGAGAATTCGTCTTACTATCGCCAATAAGAACACTGTCAAAACTGTGGTTTCCGGCCTGCTCTAATTCTAATTCTTTTTTACGGATTTCAGTTAATGTTCTTCTCGCAGTGGATTCAAGGTCTTTGTATCCATCCGTGTAAACAGACATGGACGCTTTTGCACTAATAAAAGCATCATCTAAGTCTTTTACGCCTTTCTTGTATGCATCTGAACTATGGTCTGAATCCAACTTTTTAGACGCATCAATAATACCGTCAATGGAATCTCTCAATTCTTGCGAAGCAGTGTCGCTGTCCTTAATGGATTCCTTCCATTTCAGCGCCTGTTCCGTCATGCTCTTGACATGATTTTCAGCTTTCTTCTGAGCTTCATCAAAAGTACTCATCTGGCGAGTGGCGTCAGCCCATGTATCAGCGACAACCTTTAATTGATTAACATAATCTTGCGTTCCGGTTTCAAGCGTGTTAAGAATATCAATCTGCTTTTGAACATCCGCAAGAGAAGATTTTACATCAGAAGCTCCAGAAAAATTCTTATATTTATTATTGGCGTCAGCAAGATTATTTAAGTACGTATTAGTTTGATCGCTTTGTGATTTTTTTAAAGCCTTTAACGCTCCATCATTCGCGGCATTCTTTAACCCTTGAAGCCGAGCCTCAAGCCTAGAAATACTATTAGTTGTTGCTCGTTCAATTTCGGAAATTTTGCTAAACTCTTCCGTCGGAAGAATGTTTACAAGTTCTGTACGCAGCCGACCAGCTTCATTTCTAACAGCTTGAAGTTGACGTAAAACCTCTTCTAACTCTGGCTGATTCTTACCAGACGATTCAAGTTTGAGAGCATCCTTATAAAGAGAACCTTTTTCTTGAACCCTTCGGTAAAAAGCATCTAGTTTTTGTTTCGCTTCATTAGTGTTTAAGTTTACTTTGACTTCGGCTTTCGCATTTTTCGCGCCAGACTGTGCTTTATCAACAGCCTTTTTTACAGCAGCATCAATATTAGATTCATCTATTTTCAAAGTGAGTTTTGGAGACTCTACCTTTTTAATGATTCGCTTCAATGCGGCATTAACATTGCCGATGGTTGCGCCTTCGTTTACACCAAAAGCAATCTCCACAGGAGCCTTTTTAAAACTGTTTTGAACTCCTTTAAATTGATTTTTTAACTCCTCGGTAGTAGTATCAAGAACGACCTTGACCTTTATGGCCGTTACAGAGGAAGTATCAGCACTACTTGCGTTGTTTGTATTATCCGCCATACCGTTGGTCACCTCTCTTTTCCATTTTCAACATTCCTTTCAAAACAAAAAAGAGAAGCGGCCAGCTCCTTAAAGCCAGCCCTCCTCTCATTGAATTTTATTCCAAATAAATCCTCATAAAAGATGGCTTTTACAATCCATGTAAAGCCGTCTTAACAATCATCGCCGCCTCGAGTTGAACAGGTTTAATGAATTCTCTTTTTGGACGTTTCATTTTTGCACCTTCGCTTCTGAAATACCATTCCAAATCCATCCACAATCCATGCTCAATCCAATTTGCGAACATAGTTCCACCAACAGCCTCGTCTTCTTCATCGTTGAATCCAATATTAACGGCTCTTGGATCGTCATTAAGCCCATTTCGCTTATCTATTCCATACTGAACCTCAGAACGATCTGTGCTATGAGTAAGGAAAACTGATGGCTCTGGTTTGGCAATATCCTTAACAATCAGTGAAATTACGTTTCCATCGCGAGACACATTACTAACAATATTTTTTGCGTCAGTAATACCTGATATCCCGTATTTTGGATGGATGTTTTGTTTTGCACTTTCTTGCAATCTTTGTTCTAGCTGTGGTGCAACATCATCACGGACAATACGCTCCACACCATCTGCCACATCACTCAATAAGTCATCGAAGTTTGTGTATGACTGTTTCATTCACTCCACCTCAAATCTCAAACCGATCCTTTGCGGACTGAATCTTTGTCGTATCCTTTTTGATGTAATACTTGTTGGTCACATCCGTGCCAGCATGGTTGAGCAGGGAAGAGACATCTTCCAGACTCATACCCGCATTCTTCAGCAGGGTAGCACCACTATGCCGGAAATCATGCGGATGCAGCGTAGGCTCATCAATCATCTCACCTATCTTCTTACACCAGTCCCCGGCAGTGCTTGAGGTAATCGGCATCCATACACCATTGATTTTCGTACCAACAAACACATAGCCGCCATCCTCAATATCATGCTCAGTACGGTATTCCTTCAGCTCTTTCAAAAGCTCAGAAACCTCCTTGCTGAACATCAGATCAACAATTTTTCCTTCCTTCTCCAGAACGTCATGCACCATACGGTTCTCATAATCGATAGACTTCCAGAGTGTATTCCGCACAGCGTTAACACGAGCCATCGTGGATAGCGAGAACAGTGCGTACAGACGCAGTGTCATCGCATTATCCTTCATGTGAACTGTGGTCGCAGATTCAACCAGAGTGTTCAGCTTCTCTCGCATCAATTTAACCTCATCCGGCGTAAGGTATGTCTGCTTCACAACAGCCACATCCTTGGTCGGTCGGTCAATGAACTCCATCGGATTCTCTTTGATGATTTTTTTCTTGCGAAGATACCGATATAGCGCAGAAATCGTGCTCATGCGCCGCTTCATACGAGCAGAGTTGTTTCCGTGCTTCTTACAGTAGAACAAAAATTCCTCAATATCCTCTTCTTCAAGTTCCGTCACAGGAGCATTACCCTGATTATCCAGAACATAAATCATCCACTGCTTGAAATCCGATTCATAATTGTAAACAGTAGACGGGCTGAGGTCGCGGATGCCCATATCAGTCTCATATCTATCCCAGTATTTCAAAGACACTGAATTTACGTTCTTGAACTTCTCAGCATCCCATAACTTCAGCGGTTTACTTCTTGTAGCCATATTAAAATTCCCTCCAACCCACCTCTAAAAGTGTTTATTCCTTTTTATCTTTTGCCAGCACAGCAGAGATCTCCTGCTTATTGTCCAGCAGAGCAGAAGTCACTTCAGAAAACTTCTCGACGTCAAAGTCATTTAAGTTACCCTTCACATCATTCAAATAGTTCTCCATAAAGTCAACGAAATCAGAAATAGGGTCAGGCTTCTCAATAATCTCGTTGAGCTTGCCACAGAGACCAAGAACAAGCCATTCCTTATGAGAACGGTCAATCTGCTCGTGGACAGCCTTCTCCAGAGAATCGTACTGGTCCCAGAATGCAGAAGTATCACAACCAGCCTTGTTAATCTTGAAGTTAAAAGACTCGTAAGCAATACGCGGCCACTCACTCTGCGGCTCACTACGATAATCATAATCCGCAAAATACTTTAGAACGGTCAGCCGAAACACCACATCAAGCAGTGCGGGCTGATAATCACCGTCAATAGTACATGCCTTAACTACTTCATCAAGAAACTCATTTCGCTCCTGAAAATTTAAAACCTTCATTTTATCTCCCTTTCGTCTGTGCTTGCTTTAATTTCTTTCGCTCTTTTCGAGCTTTTTTTAGGTCGTCATAATCGACCCAGCCTCCATCAATTTTGGAGTATGTAATCCAGCGGTAATCTACATCAGGATACTTGAACCAGAACATCTTGCGCTTCATCAGCGCAACACTATCAGCGAATCCCTTCGTATCAATCACTTGTTTGCTGCCATCTCGATATGTAATTTCATAGTCCGCCACATAATCAATCTTCCGCACCGCTACGTCCTTTCCGTCCTTATCGACCCGGCGGAACGCTTCCTGCAGAATAAAGGGGACTTGCTTACGACACTCTATAATTTCACCGCTTGCCAGCCTTGGCAATACAATATCTCGATAAAACAACATTTCTGCCTTACTATCATAAACTACGCCGTCATATGTTCTATCTGCTGGATTCTTACTGACATTAAACTTTGTTCTGTTCTTTTTCTCCATAAAACCACCACGAAAAACGAAGGGGCGGTTATGCCCGCCCCTTACGATTTGATGTTTTCTTAACTACCGGCTTCACGGGCGTCTCATCCTTTACATCACTAGATGATTCATTTTCAGCCATTACAGGCTCATCCATGATCTCATGGAAAACATCACGAACAGCAGGGATAAAAGTTTCTACCTCGGCTTCCGTAACATTCTTATACTTGCGCATCAAAAGAGTAGTCAGGTCTGCCTTTGCAGTCTCTTTTGAAATAATTCCCTGACGATACTGATTTACGGCAGTCCACACAAGAAAGTGCGGCTCAGTGTCGCAAATCATTCGCCAAGGATTAAGACGCGCATCCTGCTCGCAATGCGGGCAAACCGGATATTCTTTTCCGCAAGTACGGCACCAATTCAGATTTGCCATTAGGCAGCTGCAGTCTCGATGCGGAACAGACGCTTATCGTCAGAGCAGTACTCCTGAGTTGCGCTGATCTTAACAGGGTGAGTCAGCTCATTATTCAGAGTCATGTCGATTGCGTTGTCCATCTTAGCGTTCGGGAAGATGATACGCATCAGTTTCTTGTTTGCCTTATCGCAGGGATTGTAGCAGAATGCCTCAATCACGAACTCGCCCTCGGCAGAGAACTTGTCGGCGCTATCATTGATAGCAACACCCTCATCGCTCTCGTACTGATACTTCACAACAAAGCGGTCGCCAGCCTTCAGATCTGCACCAGTGGGCAGAGTGACCTCAGTACCAGTAACAGAGAACTGAGACTCTGCGGTCTCACCCAGCTCAAAGGTCTTCAGTGCATTGCCCTGACCATCGACCAGATCGATGTACTTAAAGGGGGCATTTGCAACAGCAGTCTTGGGGGTATGGGTCAGAGTCAGCTTCTTGCCGTCAGCAGAAGTCAGGTACTCAACAGTGGTAAAGACCTGCTTTGCCTCAGAGGAAGCAACCTCCTTCTTGGAGCCCATCTGCTCTGCCAGAGCACCCAGATGCATCAGAGCATTAGACCAATCTGCCTCTGCAGTCTTACTCTTATCGAATGCCATGATGTTAACGCCCTGTGCATCCTGAGCGTAAACGGTCTCGCCGCCCAGAGTCAGCTTGAAATCCTTAACCTGATTCATGGTCCACAGACGCTTGCCGTTCAGATCATACTCGTGAATGCGATGAACGCGGTCAATAACGACCTCATTAAAATTAAAATCGCTCATAATATTCTTCCTTTCAATTTATTTGGATAAAATAAAAGAGCAAGGTCAATCAATCAACCTTGCTCGTCCAATCCAGTTGTGCTTTTGGAATCTTTCCAAATTCCACGGTGCCAGCGTAAACGCCATGCATCGTATTGTCGTATTTTTTTATTTGCTGAATCTTTCTTACATGATTCATAAATACACTCATAGGGTAGTCCATGGCCTTGAAGTAATCCGCTTTAAAGCCAGATGAACACGCCATCGAGAGAACAAGCTCCGCAAGGTGTGGTTCATAATGCTTTGTTTTCTGATACTCCAAGTTATCTTTGGCTTCCTCTATCATTGCAATTCTTGTCGGTTCGTCAGCAGCAAATTCAGAATGCTTTTCAATTCCATTTGCGGCACATAGGTACTGAGAAATTGTTTCATACACCACATGGTCAATACGAGTATCCGTAAGTCTGTTGTGCAAGACAATCTCACCACTTATGTTATCTTTTGCCATCATAAACCCAGAAGTATCCATATTGCCAAGCAAAATAGACATGTCCTGATTTTTATTGCCTATAAAAAGTTGCCGGAACATTTCAAAATCCGAAACCTTCTGCCAATCAACCCCAACAGAGTCAAGCTGTGCTTTATAATCGCTTGATGTAGAACAGAATAAGTAAACCAACTGAAAATACTTTTGCTCACCATAATCGATAATATCACCGACCGATGGCATATGAATCGTAATCTTGTCATTGATTTTAAAATCTCTTCCACGCATCAAACTTGGCTCATACAGTTCTCGAAGTTCCATCAACCACACCCCACAAGGTCATCCAGATCCTGCGTCTTAAACGTCATGATTCTCACACGATGGTGTAAATCCATGTTATCCTCGATGTTGGATGTGATTTTAAGTTGCTTGATTCCAAAAATTGTACTGCCGTGTAGTTCTTTTTCCACAAGGCCACTCAGATAGTCAACTCGTGTTGCGCCGCCATGACCCTTCATCTTCATCAACGCTTGGTTCACAATAACCCACACAGTAAGCGTGAAGTTTTCATACCAGTCGTTGACGTTACTGCGGTCGGTCATGTTTACCTTAAAACAAATATAGCTGTGTGCCGCCTCAATCGTGTCTGGAATATGAAAGTAAGGGAAGATGTATGTATAAATTGCCTCGTCAGGCTCTTCAATATCGTCATTACCCATTGCTTCAACAAGTCCTTCTGTATTGACCAGCTTTAAAGCCAATTTGTTTTTGTAGTCAGTAATCAATTCACTCGTTGTCACAGCAAACTCACCACCTTACATTCGATAGATGCATTTGCCGTGCCATCCGCATTTGCAAGAGAAATCCTAACAGTTGCGCCGTCCATAATACTATTATTCAAGATACGAATTTTAAAAGTACCATCGTCGGCAGTCTGTGTCTCAACAAATTCCTTGAACTCATCAAGGCAAATGAAACTCCACTTTGCAACCTCCGCAACCTCTTCGCCAGTAATGCTTGTGAATACCGGAGTAAACTTCTTCCAAGAGCCACCAACACGAACTTCCGGCTTTCCGGCATACTTAATAGTAGCAGTCACCTGAGAATCCGCATCCGGCTCATCACTCTTATTCGGCTCAAAATAATCACAAATCATCTTCTCGGCATTATCCGTCTTACTGTTGTACTGATCCTGCCGGATATTCAATACAAGGAATCCCTGTGTCTTACCATGCAGTTCATAACGCTCTGTACTCTGGTCAACAGAAGTCGTAACATACGTTTTCGGCTCGCCGTTGATGATTTCCAGCATAAAGCGCTTATCAAGGTCGATCAGTGCTGTCTCATCATCAAAAGGCATCTGCACTTTATACTCACGTTGACTCAATGAAGTCATAACAATCTCCTTATTATTTGCGTAATAAGGCTTACTCAGCGTTGCCCAGCGAGAGACTATCTCACCAGTAATCGGATTTTGCCATTGAATCTGACGATTACACAACTCCATTTTTCCACGAAGAAAAATCTCATCATTTGGTTCTATCTCAGTTACCAGCCATTTACAGTTGTAGCAGTCAACAATATCACCAAGATTTAAAGAATCACCGGGATAAGCCCAGATTTTCTTTTCCTTAACAATACTATTACTACGACTAACGACTAGTTTCTGAGGTAAACCATTCACTAGAGTATTATCCTCGTAATCAACACTATCCTTGAAGTGTGCAGCGAAGTCTCGTTTTGCAAAAGCAATTTTGACATCTTTTTTATTAGACATCTTTGCTGCACCGCCGACAGCTCGTGCCCTCGAATAAAAATCCATCGGTACACCTCCTTACTCAGAGTAGGAAGCGTATGTATCATAGTCGATGGTCTTACGCTTACGAGTCGAGCGGTCTTTTGCCATATAGTTGTCCAGCATTGTCATATTCTCCTCGTGGATATCTTTCACAAGGGCACGAATACTCGCACGCTCATTAGCAGGGGAGAATACCTGTAAACTTGTAGGAAGGTCTTGTGCACTAAATGCTTTCAGCTTTCCAAACTCTCGCTTGAAATGCTGCTCCAGCATTAAATGTGCAAGCATATCAATTTCGTCGTATGTAAGGTCTGAATTAAATTCCTCTAGCTCAGAATCATAATCATCAAAGCTAAAATTCTCTTCAGGCTCAATATTTCTGAAAATAACAGAAAGCGACTCCATTAAATAACTCTTTGCACGGTCATGCACAAGGTTTCTTACTTCATTCTCGCTCAGGTCAAAATACTGAAAGAAATTACTATCAGTTTCGACCAGTTCGCAGAACTTGTCGTATATTTCCGAAAATGCGGTCACATTATCCCTCCAGTCTTACTCGGCGGGAATGACCTCCGCCTTTTCTGCCTCTGCCTTCTTACGTCCACGCTTAACAGCAGTCTTTTCCGCAGAGCTATCCTGTACAACAGTCTGTGCGCCAGCCATCATAGACTGCATCTGTGCCATCATAGCCTGCATCTGCTTCTGCATTTCAGCCATCTGATTCTTTGCAGTTTCAAGTTCGGCCTTAACATTATCAACAGGCTTGGTCGCAGGTACAACAGACAACTCACTATTACGCTTGCCAGCACGGAGCTCCTTATAACGCTCGTCAATCAGGCGCTTGACCTTAGTAGACAGGTCTTCACCAGCATTGGTCATACGATAAAAGCGACCACGAATACGCTCAAACTGAGCACTATCCTTAATGTCAATCATACGCTGAAGATTCTCGACAGTGGGATTCAGAATCGCATCGTCGATATCTTCAATGAATAGGACATCGTCGCCCTTAATGCCAATAGCCTTAAAGATTTCATTCTGCTCTTCAGGGCGAAAACGCAGAACACCATTCTTGAACGCAGAACCAGTGCTATTCATATACATAATCTCCTCCGGCGGAATAGGAATCACACAAGGCTCTTCCACACTGCCTGGCTCGAAAGTATAGCCCTTACCGTTCAGTGACGAAATGGTAACCACGTTATCGTCGCAGTTCAGAACGTCAATAAACTTCTTTTCCATCACGGAACTCATAATTTGTCTCCTTTTCTATAAAAGCGGAGACCGCAAAGTCCCCGCCCAGATTTGCCTTTGGTAAAAATTACTGCAGAACAATCTTAGCAACACGCTCGATATGATCAATGCTGTAGCCGAAGGTAAAGTCCTTGACCGTCAGATGAATCTTTTCGTTGTTGTTGTCGTGATCCTCGTAAGTATGAGTCTCACCCTTCATATCAAGTCTTCCGATCTTGCCCGCAATACCATAAATACGTTTCCAAAATTTTTAAGAAAAATGTTTATCTAAAATATTTTCCACATTATCAAAATCCGTGTAGGGAATTCTGATAAGTTTTATTCCGTTATTTTTACAATAACTTGTTTTCAAAGAATCTTTCTTTTGCTGATTTTTATATGTAGCAATAGAATCAGACTCGGTTATACTTTTACAAAACCTAACTGGTATAAAATGTTGCTGTCCATCATATTCAATGCAAGTATTTTGCGACGGAATATAAAAATCAAAAGGAAGCTGTCTCTCGTTTTTGCAATCTTTAAAGCGATATTCGCGAATATATGCAATTCCTTTTTTGTCAAGATATTCACATATCTTTTCTTCACCATGTGAGGACCAACACTTAGGACACCCGTGCCCACCGAGTATTGAGTTGACTGCGGTGTTCCATTCGTAACCGCACTTCTTGCAACGAAAGTTGGCGTGAGATAAAATAGTTTTATACCCGTTCAAATACTCTACACTTGGAGAAGATTCCTTTATTCGTTCAATTATTTCAGACTCCATAATATGTGCTTTACCTGCACATTTTGGACAGCCGGAATTTTTATTATTAAGTATCGTATCAGGAATTGCGGTCCAATGGTAACCGCAAACATCACATGCAAAATCCACTTTCACAGCAACACGGACATATTTTGAAAGAACATGAATAGTAGGAAATCGTTCACGCATTTCTTTTAAGAATTCATCTTCCGTTCGTCTGTTTGCAATCCGTCGATAACATTCTGGACACCCATGTCCATCAAGCAATGTATGAGGTATGCCATTCCACTCATGCCCATCAAGTTTACAACGACAATGCACTCTCGAATTGTTTGTTGTGTATTCAGATAACAACTCAATATTAGGATTTACTTCAAACAGCTCCGTGGAAAATTGTATTGGCGACTTTCTTTTTTCTGCTCCACGCTTAGAGGCAACACATGCTTGACACCCACGATTATCAAGCAACATTCTTGCCTGTACTTCACGTACATCACCGCATACTTTACATTTCCTGGTAATCTTTTTTCGAAGACCATTATATTCGGATAAAATTTCAAAATTTGGGTTTACATCAAACACTTCTTTTTTGAAGTCTTCTGTCGTTCTCATTGGTGTCATCCATGCTACCTCCTTTCTTGCAAAATAAAAGCCAGACATTCTACACAACATCTGGTCAAATTAAATATTAGATAAACATTATATCGGACGCTACTCCGTTCTTGTTGCATCTAGCAACCTCGTACTCTCATACGAGTGAAGACTATATCTTCACCCAGTAAAAACACTGGGGCACACTACTTTGGATGCCAAACACTTGCATCCTAACCGCTCCCACGCGGATAGTCGTTGAACCTTTTCCTTTTCGGAACTTGGCTGCTGATTGCCCATTATTTCAGCGTTTAGGATTTAACCTTGCGCCATCTACAATTTTCTTTCTACTTTCGTAACCGTCCATCTAGGCATATTTCATCCTTCTGCTTTGGTAATTGTAGTTTTAGGGTTTTCCAGCAATTCAATGTGTATTTGTTATCGTGACTTACATCACGACTGGACTATATTACGTAAATTTACATAAATTTAATCCGGGATCAGCAGAGAACCATCACCCAGCTTCTTGGCAGAGCTAATACCAGTGATAGCAACACCATCGTAAGTCTTAACCAGACCATAACGGTTAAACTCATCCTTAGCTGCGTCAGACAGATACTCAGCGTAACCGGTCATACGACGCATCTTAGCACAATACTTCATCAGGCTGACAGTGAAGGGATTACCACCATCTGCGTACTCATTCAGATATAGAGCCAGAGCGTCCATATCCTGCATAGTGGGCTCCTTACCCTGTACATCAATCTTCTGCTCACCACCAGTGATAGCGTCATCAACCATACTGAAGATGTCATAGAACATCTGGTTCTTCAGAGCCTCAGTCATAAAGGTGGTCAGAGTTGCCACACTCTTCCAAGCATTACGTCTTACTTCCACATAGCTAAGATCAGCCTCGATCTGCTTATTACGCCAGACGGGCTTAATGGTCTCGTAGTGCAGGTAAGACTTCGGCACGTTGCCGCCCTTAGCTGCATCATAAGCTTTCAGAGTGTTCTTAACAGTACGACCTGCCTCGTAGTCATCAAACTCACCAACATTACCACGTTCAAACATGGAGTCCAGCAGCTCATCAGGTGCACCATACAGCTCATCAGTCACAGTGCGGTTAACAAACTGAGCAATCTCCTTGTTGGGGTCGCCCTTATCAATCAGCTCCTCAACATGAGCGCCAACAACCTCAGCAATTTCCTTGTCCTCGGCATCCATAGCGCGATTGTACTGAGTCTTCTCAGCAACTTCATAAACACGACCAGGCTGCTTCATCAGCTCGGCCACTTCAATATCCAGTGCCATAATTCATTTCCTTTCTCTTCGCGCAAAATAAAAGAGCTACCGCCAAAAAACGATAGCCTTAAATTTCACGTATCATATTCAAGATTTTTCTCTTAATCAAGCAACAGTCTTTGCCTCGGGCAGCACACTGATCATAATCAGCTTGTGGCCGTTGTCGTCCATCACACCAGCAAACTCAAAACGAGAAGCACCAGTAGTAGCAACCTGCCACTTACCGTCAGTGTTGACCTCCAGCAGCTTGCCAATATTGGTATCCTGTGCATCATCAGCCTTATACTGGTCGGTGCCGTACAGCTCGCCAGCATACAGAGGAACGCGCTTCACCAGCACACCTGCCTTAATCTCGGTGACCATCTTGTCATAGTCATCAAAATTAGTCTGGCTTGCATAGATGCCCTCCGGGATAAACTCATGGGCAACCATCTCGATGCCCTCGGCGGTAGCTGCGTCAGGGAACTTAACCTGACCAGCCTTGTGGTCAACCTGAACACCCATACCTGTGACCATATCGACCTTTGCGGCATAGTTAGCGGGAATATTCTTCGCGCCGTTCACCATCAGTTCACGAATCATAATATTTTTCCTTTCTCTCAAATGTTATTACTTACCCAAATATTCCCGCCATGCGTCACGCTTGTTAGCGTTAGTGGTGTTATACTTGGTTTCATTCAAATTCAACTTGATACTCTCAGGCTTATGTACCTCAGAGGTCTCAATCTTCTTTTCAGTAGGAGCCTTCTTGGCGGCTTCAACGCAACGCTCAGCAATCACACTCTTGATGCCGGTCTCGTCCAGATTCTCAATCAGACTTGCGTAATTGCCACCCTCAGAAACTTCAGCTTCAGTAATCATCTTGCTGGAGATTGCGTACTGACGCAGATCCTCCTTCTTCTGTGCAAGCTCTGCAGCCGCCTTTTCTGCTTCTGCCTTCTCAGCCTGATCCTTATATGGAGCCAAAGAAGCAACCTCTTCCTTTGCACTCTGCAATTCAGTATTCAAACTTGCAATAGTGCTATTCAGCTCCGCAATCTTAGTGTTGACCTGAGAAATAGAAACAACCAGAGTGATATTTTGCGGCTCGCCCAGAGAAACCTCATTACCCTCAACGGTGTAAGGGAACATAATGTAATCAAGGTCATTGATAGGACCATACTTCTTACACCAAATAGTGTGATCTTCTGGGAACATCTCGACCAGATACATATCAGAATTAAACTTCACAACAGCCTCATTCAGCTTCTCGTACAGGTCATGACCGGTCAAACTGGAAGTCTCAGTGGTAGACTCCGGCTCTGGCTCACCAGCAGGCTCAGTACCGGTTTCAGGCTCAGTCGGGGGAGGGGTTTCACCGCCTTCCTCGGAAGTCTGAACATTAGGCTCTGCCGGAGTGGTGGGCTCGGTGGTAGACTCAGTAACGGTCTGCTCTGCCTGCTCAGTCTCGGTTGGATTCTCAACCTGTGCGGTCTGAGTCTCCTTGTCCTTATTCAGTTTCAAATTTTTTGCCTCCTTTTCATTAGATTCTATATTTGAAATCTCTTTTGTATCCTCGATATAGGCATTTGCCAATTCAAGGCCAAAATCGGTTTCAGCGACTTCAAGCAGTTTAGAGCACTTATATGCTGGTTCAACATTTGCACCAAGCAAGCAATGTGCAGTAAACACGCCATCGTCAATAATTTTTGCCATGCGGCCACCAACGATTCCCTTATGAGCTTTCAGCACATCAATTTCCCAACTGGTGTTTAATGTGCCGCTCTCAATACGGCGCAGAATCGTCGCACAAGCCTTTGGATATCGCTTCCAGATCTTACAAGAGGCAACAATAAAGTCGGTATCGTCAATTTTCTCGATACCGACCGACTGAAAACTACCGAACGCATCAGTGTCAAATTCGGCAGTCTTATATTCATTGCCATCATCGTCTTTTCTGGTGACGACTTTCATATTGTGACCGGAAAAATCCAGTTCACCCTTTGGAGCTACGACCAACTTACCAACAAGCGGGTTGCCAACCAGTGTGCTCATCCAACTTTCAATGGTGTCACGGTTCAAAGCAACCTGATTCCCATTTACTGAGAAGTCACAGATGACAAACTTGGCAAGATAGTGGTCTGGATGCTCCGTAATCTCAGAGCAACAGATATTTCTACTATAGAAATACTCCTTACTCATCGTTCATCACCTCACTTACTATCTTCATTTCTCTGCTGGTCATAAATTTGTTTTTCAGTTTCCTCGCCCTTTGGACGGCCTGTTTTTTTATCACTGTCACCACCGCCGGAACTACCGGTCGATGTATAAGAGGTCTGGCGAGCCACAAACACATCGTCATAACCTTCTTCGGTTTCGGCCTGACGCTTGCGTAGTTCGTCCTCGGCATGAAGTCCCATATACTCGTAAGCAGTCTTGTAAGAACAGTTCAAAGTGGTAAACAGGAACTGAGCAATCGCCTTCTTCATCTCCATACCCATCATTTCAGTAGTAGAGACCTTCACATCAGGGCAGTACATTGGGTCTACACCTGCGTCTTCAAGGCGAATACGATACCAGCGTTTTAATACATCTTCAATCTGCTCTGCAATCTTACCAATATTTTTCATCAACTGGTCAAGAGACACTTTTGCAGTTGAAACAGTCTGCTGACCATCAGTATTCAAGAAACTAATACCCAAAGCAGCCATCTCTCTGTTGCGATACTGCTTGACAGTCTCGATATTTGTCATCTCGACCTTCGGCTCAACATACTTAATATCCTTGACATAGGGAGCGGTCGTTACAAGTACGGTATTTTGCTTCCATGCACGCAACAGGTTGTCATGTGCTGTCACCTGTTCAGAGAAACCCTTCTTGTCGTTGTTTGGTCCCATCAACGCAGGATCAAGTTGCTGCCAGATTATTTTCTTAGCCTTTGCCTTAGCGTTCACACGGTCTGAAGTATCAAAGGTCTCAAGCATCAATGCCGGACGTAAGGCGCGGAACAGGGGAGAAACACCATATTTTTGCCCCATATTGCCAATACGAATTACGCCACAATGGTCAACATCCAATTTTGCATATGTATCACCATTCTTAAACGCCTGATACACCTCGTCTGGATAGTTGCTCTGAATCTCGGTCTCCTGATTTTCAAAGAATAGTGCTTTATTCTTCTTATCCTTCAGCATAGATTTGCTCAAAGCGGATTTCAGCTTAGACATATTAATAAGCACAACAGGCTGTCCATTTGATAAGTAATCACTTATCTCAGCAATACCAAGAGGGTAGTAGTCTACAATGTAGTTCTCATCCTTCTGACGCAGATATGTAATGTAAGTGCCCTCTGCATAAGTCATCGGAATGGCGGCACGAAGCAGACTTCGCACATTGATTTGTGTATTGAAGTCATCAATCACTTCACGGGCATAATTTACCTGTTTTGTCTTATTACGCTGCTCGGGGAACTGCGCGAAACTGCATTTGAACTCCGTATTAACATTCGCCTCAATCGCATCATAAGTAATGCCAATCAGGTCATCCTTATTGATGTAATTACGGATGATGCCATTGACCGTCTGCACATTCGTCAGGCTTGACTGTAACCCTCGTGCAAGTTCATCAATTCTGTCAACCGTCAGCGTTTCAGAGGAGGCTGAAATTTTCAGGTATGTACTATATTGCTTATTTTCAGGATCATAGGATGCGATAGCATGGCGGATAACATTGTCCATTCTTTCTTCTGAAAGCTCGTTTACAGATGTAAGCACAACAGTACCATCATCTGTCTGTGAAGCAGTCACGACATCAAAATCTTCCTTTTTCTTTCTTGCCACATTTTCACCTCCTCTGCTTAGAAGTCAATGTTAGAAATACAAATCGGCGGAGCAGTCATTGTCTCCACCGCAGACTGACGCACTTTATCTTTACGACGTAATTCGTATAGACGATGAGCAAGCAAAATCGCAACGTAGAACCTATCATCGTGAATTTTATTGGCAACATCGGGTGCCAAAGCATATGTTACGGTCGTATTTTCAGAGTTTGTTGTTTTCTGAATACTTGTAATCTCGTTCTTCATCAAGTCGATATTAACCCACGCAGTCTGTTCCTCTAAGGAGAGTTCATGCGTCTTCAAAATTTCTTGACCAGTTGATTTGTCCACACCATCCACTACCTGAACGTAATCTCCGCCGTTATATTCAAGAGGAAAGTGAATGACGCCAAGATTCATCAGCTCAATAAATTCCTCAACCATTGCAGTACGGAATTTACGAGGACTAATTAGACGTAGCTTATCAACAGCATCTGGGTAACGGGCATCATATCCTTCATATAATTCATGATTTGCGTCGATAAAACCACGATGTTCTACGCCTGTTTTATCAGTCCAATTGTTAAGCAAACCGTCCGCATATGTGGAAGTACCACCGCCGCCAGCGCCTTGGTCAATCATCAATCTATCAATGTACTCGTAATCAGGATTTTGACCATTGTAATGTAGAATCAACTCATGCAACTGCTCAAGCTGACGATTAGAATCGAGCTTGAATTTTTTCTCATTCGCAAGGTCAACCATGTTCACGCAATTTATAATGTCGCCACACATGCCATTTTCTGGATCGTTATAAATACGCATAACGCCAACAATAGAATTATCCATTGTGCGGGCAGGATCAAACGCAAGAATATACTGATAGTTCTTATCCCAATAAAGCTGTGGGATATACTTTCGCTCATTGCGACGAACCGTACCCCATTTGATGATCTGGTTTACGCCACCGTCACGGCTTGGGCGATTATAATATTCACGCAACGCCTTCATTTTATTTGACTTTAGAGCCGCATCTACCTTGTCTTGCGTCAATAGTGCTTTATATGGCTTACCCTTCATATAAACTTTGATTGCAACGTCACAAATCATATCACAAACAAAATAATCTCGATCTCCTGCAATCATGCGCTTTGCAAATTGCTTGTAGTATTTATAAAAAAGCTTGTCCATCGTGTCCTGACTTGAAGCATAAACTAGCTGAGTAGGAACCTGACGAGGCTGCATTTCGGGATTATAGTCAGTGTCAGTGTCAGTGACGAAATCCGTATTCTGTGTTGCAAAAGCTTCACAGACAACAATCAGTTCGTCTGAGCAGAATGCCGCCTCATCAAAAAACACAAGTGTAGCACGTCTCATATGTTATCGTTTGGGCTTTTTATCCCAAACTTCTTACGATTATTATTTTCGTAAGGTCGGCATATCTTTTCACCTTCAGTTTTACCTGTTAAGGGGCGAGGACTCGTGGAGAGATTATATTCTATTGCTAGTTTCACTCTCTATGCTCTGCGTGTGACTATATTTTTAAATATAGCCTTCCACTCTGATTAGCTTCTCAGCCTTCCAGTATTCTTCCTCACTTAATAAATTAACCTGCCATTTCTGACAGGCGAAGCAAACGTTGTGCTAAATTGTATTCTTCATACAAGCGGTTCTTCTTTTCTAACTTCCTATCAAGATAAATTGTTGCATCTTCAAACATATAGTTCCACATACGATCTGCGTTTTGAACGCCACGGATATACAATCTATATGTGCTTCTTCCTTTTTCATCTGTTATATACGAACAAATTCCAGCATTATATAATATCGTTCTCATTTGTTCCAACATTTTTAAACTGGCGGAACAAAAATTGATAGCAATGGTTTTCTTTGTTGAACTATCAGTACAAATGCAACCATCTCCATCAAAAAAGCCCCTGATAAAATGATGCATTAAATTAGCATCAATATCAGGGACTTCGATAATGAATGTTTTATTTTGTACACATCCATGCGACTCTAAATCATGAACCATTTCTTTTGAGTAGCATCGGATATTACACGATTCTTGTGGTTTTCCATTAAAAGAACATATTCTGGTTTCAAACGTTACTTGAAGATTTCCGTTGATGGATTTATTGAACTTCTTTAAATGTTTGTAATCTCCTTTATAAAGTTTTATTCCAGCTTCATAATTCCTTGAATAAGAATTTGAACTATCTAAAACGAAACCATCTGCATAGAAAAAACCAAGCCAATAAGCTTTTTCTTCTGTGTCAATATTTTTAAAAAATCTAAAATCAAACACATTTTTTCTTTCCGTGATTCCAAGCTTACTTGCCTTGAGTTGTATCGCATTTCGATTTCGTCCAGGAAGAATCTCCATAAGTTCTTTAAAAGAATGTGTTGAATAGTTTTCTTTTAATTTTTGAATTTCTTCTTCTGACCATCTCTCGTCTTTACTTACGCCCATTTCATGAGCTTTAAATATAACACTTTTTCTTGTGCGTTCAAGATGATTTGCTATTTCTTGCGGAGACAAAATATAATAGTTGTCTTTTAAATATAGCTCTTCTTCTTTTGTCCATCTTTTCATAAAATACCTCTTTGATTATTGTCCCGTTCATCAATGATTTATTTAGAACAATAATACGTAATTAAAAAATTTACTTCTGTTAGAATCCGGGTTTGAGTTCAATGTGTTAATAGAACTACCGTTGTAAAATTCGACAACATACCCGGCGGGATTATGACTAAAACCACTCTTGTTAGTTGCAGACTTTTTGGTTTCCTTTTCTGCAATATCTTGCAGACTACGAATAGAAGCTGCTGTCTTGCCAACACGAGTGACAATTTCTTCGATTTTATTAAAAGTTTCTGAATGTATTTAATGCACATCGCAACTGTACATTGCCGTATAAACGACCACACAATTTCTTGTCGTGAATAGACTATTTCATCATCCAAATATAATTTGGAGCTTGATTTTTCCTCCGCCATAAGCTTGCGGTTTTACTCTCCCACAAGGAGATAGTCGTTGAACCTCACCCTGTCATATAGACGTTACGGGCAGTGGCTGCATGAACATGGATTGTTGCGAGCTTTAGCACGTCATAAGACGATTTTATTTCAGCATAACTCATCTCTACGTTTTTTCTGCTTTCGCACATTTACGTTTACCGTTTCCGGTTCCGCTTTAGTGTAGAGCTTTACCAATTACCTGCAATTAACCAAGAAGCACACACACATCTCTGTATATGTGAGGCAACTTACCTTACTCTGATCACCAACGCTACTTACAATATAAATAGCTTGATTCTCATATAGGATAGCCTTTAGTAGAATGAAAACAGAACCTACAAAAGACTTACCAAAGTTTCGACTACACGCCCAAAGAACATGACTTGCATTCCAGCTTTGCTCCAGCATGTATGCCTGTGCATCGAATAGTTGGATGCCCAACAAATCTCTGGCAGCAATAACAGGATTCCGACGATAGAATGCAATCGTTGCCGCATCACACTCGTAAATCTTACGTTTTACGGCTGTGATAATAGGCGCTCTTTGCTTCATTCTCATACGGCATCACCATCCGTATCTTTTGCGCTTGCGTCAATACCGGTATCTTCCAACAGCTCCTTAAGCCGCTGATTCTCGATAAGAGACAGCCTGTATTTTTCCTTAGCGTCATCACTTTCTTTCTGGAACTTATCAATTAGTTCTCTTTGTGTATCGAAAATTTCCTGCATGTCATTTTCGTCAAAGAAAGCATTTTCCTTGATTGCCTTAACACTCATATCTGCCGCCCATTGAGTGCCTGGAGACCGTAACTGGTCGTAGAAATTTGCTTCTGCGCCAGCAATATCCTTTTCACGCATATCCTTCATCAAGAATGTAAGAGTATTACGTCCGGCATCCTTATTGGAACGATTCTTGACAGAGATCTCATTTTCCTTAGCAATCTTATCGTTATTAGAAACTAGCTTGACCTTAATGTCATTCAGACTCTTGATTGCTTCAGCCGAGTTCATCGGGTTTAAGCGAGCAATCTGCAAGTCGATTTGTCGAATTTGATTATTATTGTTCACGACTTGAACAATCTGGGATAACTTGAACGGGTCATCCTCAATACCATCCTCAAAATACTTGATGAGTTCACTAAACAAATAGCGACGGTCACCCTCGTTATAACCATCAAATGGGTCGTACCCAACAACAGAAATACAATCATCCTTTGCTTGAATCTCTGCCTTCGACCACTTCTGTTCCTTCTCTTCCTGTAAATCGAGAGCGTTTTTATTGAGTTCACCATTCACAAGAGTGTTGGTAAACGTCTGGAACTGGAAGTTCTTCATGTTCACCACGAGACGGTTATAAGTTCCTGGCCTACATGTTCCAGAATTGCTCACAACGGAATCGTAAAGACTATTATAAAAAGGAACGTCCAGAACATGACACATTAGCATACAAGCAGTTCTATCGCTTCCAAAGCGTCTTGAAAAATCATCAAACATTTCATTAACGCATTCTTTACAGATGGGAGCGTATCCGTCATTTGCCTTGAACAATGGAGAATATGTTATTCGGTAAAAATGCCCCATAGCGACATCATATTCTTTACCACAACGCAGGCATTTGAATGTCTTTTTGTTTTCGGTTCCTTCAAGAATAACGCCATCTTCAACAACCTTTTTCTTTCTAGGCAAACAAACACCTCCAATCAAAATCAAAAATAAAGCCGTAGAACGTGCGCACATCCTACGGCAGCAAATACACCCTCTAATGTGCTTGTAAAACAGAGGCCGAGAGTGTTTCCTTCTATAAAAGACCTATCATGATACGCATCGTTGAGAGGCTTAATAGGTTCTGTTCTTAAAAAGCGTCCCTCACATGGTACGCACTGTAAATAGGCGAGTGAGAGACTAATCATCTATATAAGCTTGCTATGTTCACGACATTTATGTCGGTAACATACCTTGCCCTGCCAGCGAACCGGCATAATAATCAAAATAAACCTACCGCCAGAGGGAGTAGAAAACTGACGGCAGGCTTGCAAAAGGGGAGATGCTGGGTGCAGGTGTGGGAGTCAAACCCACCCAAACACAGCTTATGAGGCTGGTTAGTACATCGGCACTATCACCTGCGTTATAAAACCTACCTTTTAGCCGGTGGTAGGGAACCGGTATAATATAGGCCCTCCGGGAGAAGGACTGGCGCGGTCTCAGAGATTCGAACTCTGGCATCGGATTTACCGACCTAACGGTTTTCAAGACCGTTCTCTTCAACCACTTGAGTAAGACCGCACAACAAAAACAAGCATCCATCAAGCATCCGAGCTAGTTGAATTGTTCTCGTGTCGATAAAACGCTTGTTTTAGACTTTTAAAGCTTCGCATTAACGTAGCGAAACACGAATAGCTTATCATTTCGTTCCACAGAACTACTTTGCATCCAACCATCCGTAGATTGAGTTGGTCTAGGCGGTAGCAGCTATTGACCGCACAACTTGGAGCCACTTGTAGGAATCAAACCTACGACATATGTGGTACGAACACATTATTCTATCTACTGAATTAAAGTGGCATGGAGCCAATGACAGGACTTAAACCTGCGATATCGGGAGTACAAAACCCGCGTTCTATCAACTGAACTACACTGGCACATAAAACCCGTAGACACTAACCTACGGGCATAGAAAAGGAGACAACAAATGATGTCCCAAAGCAGACCTTGCGGTCGTACTTCTTTTTTAATTACCCACTTATTGGTAGGGTGTCACCGCTTTTAATTCAAACGCACGATACGTGTTTTATCTTCATTCAACCTTCCGAATTTATCCTGATAAACCAGAATAAACCCTTCTCGCTGAGATGGGGTTAATTTTCCATCTGCATAATCCATTTTTGACGTTTCACAACAACAGCCCTGCTCATAAATTACAGAATTACCGATATCATAGTGCCCTGTTTTATGAGTGTGTGCCATTACGATATTGTCAAAGAAATAATCATTATCCTTGAAATACCGATATGCCTTTTCTGCCGTTTTCAACATACCGCTGGAGTAAGCAAGTGGATGCACAAAAATTGTTTCACCAACAAAACTAAACCAAGTATCGTTATAAACAATCTCAATACCACTGTCCTTGAAAACATCAATCAAAGGGTCGTAATGAACCTTAGTATGAAGCTCCTTGTTGTAATGGTTAAAACCATCAACAAAAATAAGCTCCAACGATGTCTTTGGCATCAGTTCAAGCAAGTCGGTGTCCAGATTCTTAGCAAGATAATTCTGAAAACGCAAGTCATGATTGCCATAATTGATAACAACCTTCTTGGGCTGAAGCATTTCAATCAGGTCAATCATATACTGACGAGCAATCAGGATTTCCTCCATTGGACTTTTACGATATACTTTTAAGAAGCGAGAAATGGAGCTGCAGTCTACTAGATCCCCGTTTATCTGAAGGATATCAATCTTTCCAGCATACTCACTAAAAGTCTCGATGGGCTTCTGGAATGGAATATGTAGGTCGGAAATAGACAGAATGCAGGTTCCTACATCTCTATTAGATAAGGACTCCTGATATTGCATACCCGCACGGAATGCCTTAAAACGCTTGCGATATGCGCACTCACCAAAATTCTTACCCAACTCATCATTGAGCACCTTGGATGCGCCATCCCAAGTTAACTCTCTAGCCAGAACGGCATTCCCGATTCTTACAAAGAAGTCATCGCTCGTTTCTTCTGGCCGTTTATTATAGCAACCCATTGGCATCAAGCCGGGTCGCCCAGCAGCTCATCAGAAGTGGAAATATTGATGGTGACACCCTCAATGCCATCCCACTTTGCCAGAGCCTCCTTCAAATTGAAGACATTTTCACCGTCCTTTGTAATCTCGGTGATAGTACCCTCGGCAGTATCAATAATAGCGTTCTTAAAAACAACACTCTTCTTAGCAACCATAATTTTATTCTCCCTTATATTTTATTTCTGTATTAGAAATCTAACATTGCTGCCCATTTACTAATCCAGCTATTATGCAAACTTTCAAACTGCTCAATTGCTTCATCAACAGTTTTTATATGACGTAAATCAATTTCGATATACCGACCATGCTTATCAGCGTATTTTTCTTTGATATTATCTCGCTCAAATTGCTTCTCAAAGTCGTTATCATTCCTCTGAAAATATGGAATTCTCTTATAGTGCTGTTGCCCCATAACTTCACAAAAAATATTTTCCGATGGAATGTAAATATCATACGGCATATAGCGGTCGGTTTCGGGATTCTTAACTACTTTATATTCCGTGATGGTATCAGGATACATTTTTTTACAGTATTCTTTTAGACCGATAGCGACTCTACTGTCATTTTGATGAACTGCACATTCTGGGCATCCCTTGCCAGCTCGAAAATTACTCCAATCAGTCTGTTGCTCACCATGAATAGGACAAAGATATCTAAGTTTCTCAAAAGCTCCGTGATATTCGTCCTTAGTTGAAAGCAATGTGTACCCACGCTTCTTGAACTCTTCAGAAATCATATCGAAATCCGCATACTGACGTTTAGCAACTTCTTCAGTTGCACACTTACGGCATCCAGCTCCGCGAGAGAAATTGTTCCAAAGCATCTCCATTTCGCCATGAATAGGACACAAATAACGAACTCGATAATATGAATCAGACTCTCCTGTAAGTAACGTGTATCCTCGTTTTTCAAACGCAGTTTTTACATCATCATACTTCAATTTGTTCTTCCTAGTTCTTGCTAAGTCTTTCGCGGCACAAAATCTACATCCTTTTCCACTAAGAACACTTTGCGCTGGAGTGAAATACTCTTTCCCACATCTGTTGCAACGCACCAAAATAGAATCTCTCATCTTTGTGTACGTTCCAAGAACTGTTACTTTTGAGTTTTTCTGTTTTACATCAGCCTGAAATATTTCATTTGTAATAATTTTAGACATTAGCTCACGTCCATTTCGTCAGCCCACTGGCTAATCCATCCACGGTGGTTCGTAGTCAACTGACATACGGCCACGCGATCATGCTTTGCAAAATGCTGGAGACAACGCATAAAGCCAGAGTCGGACGGCTTATCAAGATCACACTGCAAATCGTGACCAATGATAATCAATTTTACCTTCTCTCCATCACTACCGTCACAACGAGAAATAGTCTTCTGTAACTCTTTTGGAGTATAGTTCTGACTCTCATCCAACAAAATTATTCCACTTAGGTTCGTACCACGAAGGAAAGTATGAGTTAAACAAGAAATATAACCAGTACCATTCTTCTGGTTTACCATAGACTCGTCATTGATAACCTTGTTAGGGTCAACGTTGCATTTAATCAGAGCCTGATAAAAAGGTTCAAAGAAAACTTCCGATTTTTCCGTAATAGATCCAGGAAGATAACCCTGACGCTTCTCACCATAACTAGACACGACATAAGTCAGTTTATCAAAATAGCCAGCCTGAACAAGCAGATTTGCAGTCGCAGTCGCAATAAGCGTCTTGCCAGAACCAGCTGCAGCGTTGCAGATCACAACATCAATGTTTGGATTCCAAATTGCATCACGAAACACACGCTGTTCAGGGTCCAAAGAAATGCCGTAAAAACCATACTGATCAGGATCAGTAATCTTCTCCATAGGAATCTCAGTGGGAATCTTTCTCTTAGCCATATCTGTATTTACTCTCCCTTAATTGAACTCATCCACATCATCGCAAATCTTATCTACGATACCAAAGTTGACCTGTTCATTAGCATCTAGATACCAATCCTTAGCCTTATTCTTGGTCATGGTCTTCTTGTCGATAGTAGAGTGAGCCATAATATACTCGCGCATCTTCACAACCTGCTTCTCGTAGTAGTCCATAGCCATCTTAGATTGCTCGAAAGTACCCTGCGCACCGCCAGATCCACTGTGAATCAGCGCGGTAGAGTGAGGCAGAGCAAAACGTTTCTGACCGAACAGAAGCATCACAAGAGCAGCACTCATCGCAATACCTGCATTGATCGTCCAAACAGGAGTCTTACTCAGCGCAACAACATCAATAAAGCTAAACATTGCGTCCAACTCGCCACCATAGCTGTAAATAAACAGCTTAATAGGCTTACGCTGCTCAACAGGAGTGTCCTTATCAATACGGTTGTACTGCAGAATCTTGCGCTCAATTTCAATCAGAGACTGGTCAATCTCAAAGTCAATAAAGAAGATGCGATCCTTCTCATCAACGTAAAAGTTCATCATCTCAGGAGAGGGAAGACCGCCACCATTCATCAGGTTGGTGATATCTTCTGGCAGTTGAATTTCAAAGTCCAATAGTCTATACCTCGTTCTTTCAAAGATTAGTAACGTGCGTTACACTGCATCTGCTTCAGCATCTCGACAGCTGCAATATTAAAAGGAAGCAACTCAAGATATCGAGCAGACTCTTCCAGATACCGCTTGTGACGGGTCTTTGCAATGCAAGCATGAGGGAAGACCTTTCGTACAGCCTTCGCTTCGGACTTAGTGATTTCAATCATTAGGTAAAACACCCTTTCAAAATAAAATAGGTAGGAAGAAAACAAGCGTCCTCGCTCTCTCCCTACCATAACTTTCCGCACTATGTTTTGCTCTACATACGCAAAATTATAACGTATCTACGTTGAAATGTCACACTTTTTCGCATTTCATAAATCAAACATTTTTCTATTTTGTGCGGTTTTCTCAATATTTACGTTTTTAGCGCACTTACGGCAGTATTTTTGTCTGCGTCCGGTGCGAGCAACCATCTTTCCGCAACAATCACACTTGATATATTCTTTCCCGCAATACTGGCTCCAGAGAATACCAGCATTCTCAAAATCGTCCACGAAAATCTCATGAGGAGAATCCGGTTCCGCGATCAAAATATGGATATTCAAGTTGTCAATCTTTTTCAAGCTAGCAAACCCAATAAAGCCAAGATTATGTAACTCACAGATCATCTCGTTCTGTTTTTTCTCGTTTACAGATACGTTTGCCATCCTGAAAATATCAGCCGTATCTTCCGTGATCCAGTAGTTGCATTTTTCATTAACAGCAATATGGTATTTTGCCAGACACAGCATCGTAAACATCAGGCGTTGCATCTGCTTGCCTTCAAGTGCTTGAATCTTCTCTACCTCAGCCTTCGTAATGCACACACCATCAAGTTCCACCATAGGACGACCCTTTGCAGAAGCAATTGCTTTATCAATCAGCTCTCTATCTAGAACCTTGTTGTACCCTTCAAAATGACGCAGCATATACTCGTTAAGCTTTTCTCTTACGTCATCCTTTGAGTATCCCTTATAGAAATAATACTTCGCTACATAATGCAAAACATGCCCCGCTTTCTTCCAAGGCACATCCTTCTCTAGCCACTCTTCAGCGTAAAGAACTTCATTCAATACAATCATCCGCATCCTCCTTGCTATTCATGTCAACCAACACATCCTTGAAACGCTTGCCGTCATATTCAATATCGCCATTCTCATCCTGCACAAGAGAATGCACCATACCATTATGGCGTTCCAATAAGCGTTTAATCAAAGTATCATGAAACAACTCCCAGACGATTGCAATACTGGATGCATTCTTTTTACAAAGATCAAGCAGAATGTCGCAAAGCACATCGTCATTAGAACACTTGTCATGAAGATTGCGGAACATACTTTCCTGATACAGCGCAATGCGCTCCTTGCGATCTGCGCCGGTTTCTTTATTATTGTTTCCGTTGCCAGAATGGATTGCGTTACCACGAGCAAACCTCAAGTAGTCCTTAAAGATAGAGCGGATGCCATAATACTGAGAGTTGGTATACTCAACACCAGACTTGAGCGAGTCGTAATCAAACTTGCGCTTTATCTTGAGTTCTTCTTCAAAATCTTCCAGCTCGTCCTCAACAGTCCAGCATAGGCGGTTCATGGTACAAGAATTGATTCCGACCGGCATCCGATAGAGGTAATACTGGATAACCATTTCATCCACATCGTCCTTGACGGTCTTTTGCATAATCTCATCCAGACCGGCAAATCCATCCCACTTAATACGCTTGCGAGCTGCGGCCACATACTGCTTGTAATCACGCATCTGAGCAGGGTAGATGTAGCTCATAAAGTATGGCTTACGCCATGCGCAAATACTACTCCAGAACTTCTTATCCTCGATAGTATCAGGATTATCATCGTCTTTAACGGCGCAAGCTTTATTGTCATACCAGTATTGCGGCATATCTGTCGTAGCTACGCCTTTTATTTTGTCGATCGCGTTTTGTTGATAAAGCTGTCCGCAGATAATGCGATATGTAAGTTCATCGTACTCTTTACTACCTTGCTCAAATTTACTTCGCACATCAAACATCGTTGTAATTCGGTTTGTTGTACGTCCAATATTATCTCCAAATCCGCTGATATTAGATTCAATAAAATCCTTTTCGGTCGGAACTTTTTTCTCGCATTTGCGCTGAACACAAAGAACGACCGGCTCATTTACCCATTTATCAATGAGAACTCTATTGTCGGTAGAAAATGTAAGGTCGGCATCGAAATCTTCACCGTTAAGTGCTGCACACATATTATCCCACGCATTGGTGATAAACACGGACTTCATATAGCGATACCAGTATTGGCAATCATCAGATACATTCAAATTCATGCACCGAATATTTGCCATCTGACTCATAGGAGCTCTAAAACAAGCAACCCTCTTGACGTCTCTATCATTCCAAAAACGACTGTAAACCTCACCAGCCTTCAATAGTCCGGTTACCTCCATCCGAAACATAGACTGGCAAAGCGCATATGGATCGCCACTCGCAACTTGAAAATTCCCTCGTACCTTTACAACACCCGTTTTTGCCTGAGAGATTCGCTTTTTAATAAAGTATCGAATCCGATTCTGCACATAAGGGTCGTTAATCATTTCCGGCTCAATCATAAGAGCCTTAATATAGTCGTTTTCCAGACTGTTTATGTAATTCGGGTCATCACGCATTCCACTACCACGCAAATACAGCAACGCATCACGCCAATCACCGCCCATGACGCCCTTGATTTCGTCCAAAGTCGGCTTTACAAGCTCACGAATCTCATCATTCGTAAGCTGATAGCTTTGGATAAACTGATAATTCAGATTACGCTCCTCATCAAGCTCCAACTCACAAGTCTTGGTTACAGAGAAGTGATAGTGGTTCTCTCTACAGTTTTCAAGATAGTCCTCACAACTATGGTAACTATCCCACAGCTTCAACATAGAGGTACTAAGAACTACTTGAATCCTATTTATATCACGATAATCTCCCCATGCGTCTTTTAGCATATTCTGTTTCGCAACCTTCTTGGCAAACTCACGGAAAGGGAAAGGGAACAACATACCTTTACAAAAAGCATTCCGTACACAGAAGCCAGATGCGGTAGCAGGGAGTTTCAAATCTTCACTCCACTGTTGTGCAAGATCATAACTAATAAGTCCAAACCCATCATTCGCACACAGCTCACAATCGTGTTCCTTATCTTCAACTATCGTAGGTTCTCCAGACACTCCATCGTCCAGAACAACAATATGGTCTTTAAAGCGCGTGTAGCAATCATCTATAACAAGTACACCATCAGGGTCAGTGACCGGAATAGAAGCAGAGCAAGCAAGGGCTCTATAAGCCTCTAACTTTGCAGGCACAAATTCCATACCCTTGTTACGGCCATTATCAATTCGCTTGCGGATCTCGTCAACAAGACGGTCGCTCACAAATACAATCGTACTATTCTTAACGCCACCAGTTGTTCCAACCAAACGGCGATACGTGATTCCATTGATTTTAAACCCCTTGGGAGAACACGCCCGGCGGTAGTCGTTCTTCTTGTCAACCACCAGACACATATAATCCGGCTTAAACTGAACTGCATCCAGCTCAGTGTATAATCTCCGAATTTCCCGGCGGTTCTCTAAGCAAGAAGGTTCATTCCGTAGCATTTTGATTCTACGCTTGATACTCCGTGCCTTAGCCTCTGCGTCCGTAACACCATTCAACTCATCAATCCATCGTAGAACAGTGCTATCAGCCAGCGAGATGATCTCGTGGTTTCGTCTGGCTTCATCTAATGGTAGGGTTAAATCCCATTTTGCTTCAACCAGACGCTTCGTATGGATCTTAAAAACAAACTTCTGGCAAGTTTGCTGTTTTGCCATTCAGCAGTCACCTCCGTATTCTTCTAAAACGTATCCTGTATTGTATAGCTATAAAGAAAAAATATAAAATTAGGCTTTTACAGATAGCAGCTCTCGCCATCTTCCATAGCCTTGAGCCAAAGTCGTTCACGCTCCTGATAGAGCTCATCCAGCATATCGTCAGCAGTTTCGTACTCGCTGCGAGTCAGGCTGTTACTGTTCATATCACGCACAAGCTGCTTGATATCTACATCAACATCCTCATAAGTACGCATCATTCATCAACCTCAATAGTCTTTAACCTTAATCGTCTGCTCGTCCATAATAGCACCACAGGCACCGCAGAACAGTGTACAGTCAATTCCAGTAGAGTTATGACAACTTGAACACTCACAATACAGTGATTCTCCAAAATCCGCCTCATGTTCAATCCAATGAGCATGAACCACTCGACGGAACTCACCGCCAGCAGACATTTCTTTTTCAAGAATGCTCTTTGTGTATTGCATTGCCATATCGCACCACATACCACCAATAGACTTTGCATTACCTCTGACCCTAGGACGAGCGAGGGCACTATCGAGGACGCCAATCAATCGTGTTGCATTTACAAACTTATCCATCACTTGACCTCCTCAGCCACCCGGCGAATCGTCTCATCAATCTGTTCAAGCTCTGCCAGTAAAACGTCCACTGTATCAGCATCACTTTCGGAAATATTCAAATCCTTGATCTTATGTAAAGCCCATTCAAGGTTCGGGTAATAGCCGACCGTAACCTCCTTTACGCCGGTGCCAATCTCACCAGTCTTTGGATTCTTGCCAGCTGGCCGCTGCTCAACGATAACGAGATTCCGCTCGTCGCAGTTTTTAATAATGTATTTACCAATTTGCACTCGCATCTCTTAGCCCTCCTTAAATATTTCTAGCGGCCTCAAATGCAGCCACATCGTTCATGAAATCATTGATATGTAAATACTTGTCAGCCTTCCGCACAGTCTTAGGCTTAAACTCTTGACATTTGCATCGCACCTCATCACAAGTGGTGAAGCACGGGATCTCATACTGGCATTTTGTGCAGACATGCTTCTTATAAAACTCCGGCAAGCGTCCAACCGCTTGGTAACACTCATAAGTTACCTTTAAATCAATCCAGTAGGGGTTATCAAAATTCATTGTTAGATACCTCATTATAAATATAATTCTCACATGGAATTTTTTGTTCGTTTGGAATGTAGATCAATGCATACACTAATTTTTTAATAACAGTTTTACTTAAAGATTTCTCAACATAATCACTACACGTCTCCGCACCATTTTGAGTGTATACGATGTATTCTTCTCGTACTTTTCTTCCGCGCTTTATATTTGCTAGTTTCGGAATGTTCTCGCAAATAGCGTCATTTAAACGGTGAACACACTCTAAACAGGTTTCCTCATTTGTATTATTCCGCATACGTTTAATAGAAGTTGTATCAATTATAATATGATACATAGAATAAACTGTATCATACGGAAATATATCTGTAAATTTATTTTGTAATTCATTATAAAAATACGATGATTTTCCACTCAAGAAAATGTCTTGCTCGTTCTCACATTCTTCACCTGAAGATTTTTTAAAACTATGGACAACCTTGCTGAACAAATTATTATAGTCTCGTAGCTCTACTTCTGTAGGAACATGAAGCTTATCGCAGCCTAACTCTTTACTAATAAAAACGGGAGTATAATTGCAAGAGATGAACTCTTTATTTTTCTTCATTTCTTCCAATGCATAATAAATGTATTCTTTAAATGAACTGCGTACCTTTCTTTTAAAGTTAATAATATCCGTGACTCTTGCTTCATTATCATAGACTTGAGTGTAAGGCTTGTCGAAATCTTCATTTATCATTCCGCAAGCTTTTGCTATATTATCCAATGTCCAAAATACATCAATATTACCATTTTCTACTTCCGGTGAAATTTTAGATAATTGATACCGAATGATTTCTTTGATGTTTGAACCGTATTTATTATTCCCACTCTTTGGTCTAGGAGATAAAATTTCAGTCTTTGGACGAATCTTTTTTACAGTGTAGCAGAAGCTTCCTTTTTCTTTTTCTAGTACAACATATCTGTTTAATTCAGCCATGACCTGTCTTTTGCTGCTACCGCATACTGCACATCCATTCTTGTCCAAAATATTTAAATATTCAGACAATGCACGGAAATTTTTAAAAACCTGGCCTTCATGTAATTTATCAGCCATATCTTGTGTTATGTTATAAATTTTATTCATAAACTCTCCTTATCTTTTATAAGAGCCATACCATTTAAATCCAGCACGAGGAATTCCAGAATTCGCAGGAACACGAATCATTCCATCTATAAAGAGCTGAAGAACCTCATCACTTAACTGTCTATGCACAAAGCGAAACGGTGGTTGAGAAGCATCATTATAATATTCTGGATTTTCTTCCAACACCGCTCTACCTCTTCTGACGGTAGAAAGCGTTGGAATATTCTCACACATAGCATCATTCATCTCGTGAAAACTTTGCTGTTGCAATTTATATTCCGTCCGTGCCGCAGATCGCTTCAACGAGTTCGGCTCAATCGTAATATGATACATTGGCCGTGCTAGGTCATATGTAAAAATTTCCTTGAATCTATTATCTAGCTCTTCATAAAACTCATGAAGTCGTCCGGTCAAAAATACGTCTTGCTCACTCTGACACACTCGCCCAGATGACGTGTAAAATTCATGAAGCACGTTCGTATACATCTTCATATAAATTGCCTTTTGGTCTTCAGAAGGAATGTGGTACTCTTCTGGGTCATGGTTTATAAACACAGCAGGGCAGTCCTCAAAAAATATTTCCTTATTTTTTGCCATAGATTTAAGCGCAGACTCAATGTACCCAACCATTGTAGATTTAGTACATTGTTGAAACGTCTCAGCATCCGCTGCTAAATTCTCTCTGAACTCATCCATTTGCTCACGAGCAACACTTTCTAATGGTGTACCAACTATCTCAGCCCAGAAGGTATCCTCGCCATGTAAATCCTCTGAATATTGATAAAAATTTTTGTTAGTCATTCCACATGCTCGTAGTATTGCAGTTGGCGTCCAAAAGAACTCCATCCAACTACTGCCGTCACATTCTTTAAGTAAGTGGTAAGCAATCTGGTTCTGCAGACGCAATGAGAACTTTCCTTTATTTCTTGTCGGTAGAGGAGGAAGTACCTCATTGTCTGGACGAATCTTTACTATGACAAAGCGTTTTCCTTCCTTTTTAAACTCAACAAAACGATTCAACTCTTCAAGGAAGTGTTTTTTACTATTCCCACCCAACGGTTTTCCACTTTTATTAAGGATGTTGAGATAAGTAGATAGTTCCAAGAAGTTTGAGAACTTTTGTCCATCACTTAATTTGTTGACCATATTCTGCGTAACATTATAATTATTCTGCTCCATATTGCCTCCAGTTCTAATTTAGTTGTACTGACGAGTCTGTATTATATATATGTATGAAGATACATAGTCGTCAGTCCAAGTACAACTCTCACAAAATATCTAACAATGGTTTACTCGACTTGAAGCTATGCCGCGCAAGCGGCATAGATTCAATTTGAGTAAACCTACGAGCGTCCGCAGACGCGAGATCCATCTCCCGCCCTGTCTGGAAGACTACTATAAACATCCACCACAATCATCCTAACACAATCTCTTAGCAGTATCCTGTATTGTATAGCTATCTACATTCATTATACCATGAGATTGCCAAAAATTCAATAGCTATCTAATACAGGATACGAGCATTTCTAGCGCCTATTATAATAAGGTATGGTTCTGGGAGGTATTGTTCTCTATGAAGGACATCCAGATGCTCTATATGTTCTATGTAAGCTGCCAAAGGCTACAATCATGCTCCTTGTAGGTCTTTGGAGCCTCTGAGAGTGCTGCTCGGATGCCAGATCAGTCTATTTATGGTGATAGGGGAGTACAGATTGGTACAAATAGGCACTTTATGCTCCGAAGAATGGTCATTTTCGGTACATTTCGGGTACACATCGGAAAAAACCGCATGAATCCTAGGTTTTTCAGACTTTATTGGGCCAAAAAGGAACAAAATAAGTGGTAAAAAGGTACAAATAAAAAGAAAAACTAGCCAAAATATAACGCAAATACGTTAAATTCTAGCTAGTTACCGAATGAGCTACCGATTGAAAAATAGCGATTTTAAGCCATTTTTAGGTATTTTAGAGGGGAAAGTAAATGATTTATGGGTGTATGTAGGAGAGGGTATAGGAGTGTATTTTTGGATATTTTTGTCAGGGGAAAGTGTACCCCGGGTAAGGGAGAAGGTAGAGAGTGTGATGGAGTGCCGGGATGGGATAAGATGGAGATTAGGAAGGTTTGATAGAAATTAGAAAGAAGGTAATTTTTGTGGAGATTATTGTGCAAATTATATAGTAATATGGAATATAACAAATTTATAATTGGTGATTATGAATAAGAAAGATGTACTGGGGGCTCGGTCTGCTGCTGGGAACGTCCAAAAAATGGAAAGTATGCCCCATTCCATCCAGTGCCGGAAATGCTCATTTTCCGACACTCATTCCTAGCACTTTACTAGGAATTTTTTGGTGTAGATTCAATCCCTAGTATTTTACTATGATATCAACAAGTTGCAATTCCTAGCACTTTGATATGATATCTGATTTAATTCCTAGCAACTTGCTATGAATTGTTCGATATCAAAACGATATCAAATGTTGCACAGGCAACATAAAGTAAAGTAGAAATACTTTACACTTACTCCATTCCGCCTATATTGTAATAATATTATTATTCCATATCGCGCACGCGCACGCACCCATCCGGGACTCTAATAGGTACACAAAAATCCATTTGTTGCGTGTGCAACTTTTTCGGTTTAACCGCTTGACATTTACGGTTTAACCGACTATAATAAAACCACGCTCAAGGGCAACAGCCCAACAGCCTAGCATGGTAGACGGTTCTGGAATACCATTCATTCCAGCTTGCGAAAGTTGTTGGTACAACGTCCAAAAGCAAAAACAAAATAGGGCTTGACAAAACGGTTAAACCGTGATACAATACAGTCAAGCTCAAGGGCGAAAGCCCAAAAGCAAAACCCAAAACCCAATAGCACATTGACAAGTCAAGACTTCTGATTTTAGCCTGTTTGGTTTAACTCTTGTTTAATTACAAGAAAAATCATGCAACAAAAGTCGAGATTAGAAGTTTACCGTATCGGCAAACATTTACTTGTTTTGTCGGTTTGGTGCGACAAGTCACAAAAAATCGTACCTTGAATTTTGATAACACTATCTTTGCGGTAGGGGCGGAAACGCATAACCAAAAGCAAGAAAAGCGCATATTGGCAAACAAGATGTTTTAGACGCAAGTCTTTCACTGGTCCCTAGGTAAACTATACCTAAGAGGATCAGCAAGGATGGTCAACAGTATGCACCTTGTATCAAAAGCGTACTGTACCAGAACATAAACAGAAAAGAGGTGGATTCAAGTGTTCAAAGAAAAGCTCAAAGCCGTTCTTTTTGTAGCTCTTTTTACTATCGGTTTCATCCTTATTACCGCTGGTATGCTGGTTAGCTTTTGCGGATTAGCATACATGGGATATGCGGTTGTTTTAACCGTCTACGGCGGTTGTTCACTTCTTGCAACAGCTCTTGTTGAGGACATTCTCAAGTAAGTCTATCCGGCAAAAGCCGTCATGTCAATACACAATAAGTATAGCACAACAAAGGAGATAATACTATGTCTAACCTGTCTAACGTCTGTCTGTCCATCCGTAGCTCTAACAACAAGACTTCTACCGCAAGGGGCTATGCAAGTAACGGCAAGGCTCTTGTTAGCTTTACCAACAAGGGCGGTGTTAATACGCTCAAGGCATACCCCAAGGCCGATAAAGTGCCGTCTTATCTGTTGATGGACGAAAAAGAATACACGGCATACGGCAACGCAATCAAATACGTTTACAATTCCGCTTGCCACGTCAACGCAAGCACTACCAACAAAGAGGATGAAAGCATTATCAAAGTTTACACTACCGACTTCCATTCTTGCCTGTCTGATCTTGCAACTATCGTTTTTGGCGACACGTTCTCTATGCAAGAGTATCCCTCTTTTGGCACAGAAGTCCTTGCAATAGCAAAGACTTACCTTACCACCACTATGGATGGTGACGTTTCCCCGGCAAATCTTCCGATCAATCGTTTTGTCAAGGCTCTTGAACCTATGCTTTTGAGCGTAGCAGCACACAGCGTTTTCCTGAAAGACTATGAACGGGACTATAACCTTGCTTGCAAGCGTTGCAATTCCCGTATCAACAAGGCAACGGCACAGCTTGATAAAGCACAGGCAGAGTATGATAAGGCACTGTCTGAACTGGATAAGGCAAAAGAGCAGATTGTCAAGGACAAGAGCGACAACACCATCAAAGCGTCTACTAAGAAAACCCACGAAAACAATCTTGAAAAGGCTCAGAAAGAATTTGATGCAAAAAAGAGCGTCCTTGACACCATCAAAAACACTATCAACACCTGGACCATCAAGTTGGCTGATGCTCAGAAAACCTTTGAACAGGCAAAAGCAGAGGATGAAAAGAACTCTTAAAGTCAAACCCAAGAAGTTAGTCTAAACATACCAGAATGCAATACATAATACGCCTGACGACTAGAGGTACAGGGGAAGAAGTAACCTCTACCAACGGCAAAACGCCGTCACAAGATACCATAAAAGAGGTGAAATATCTTGAAATCCTATCAAAATACGATGGGAGAAGTGCGTCAGAACACTTCTGGACACTCTATCATCTACAACGGAACAGAAGTCAAAGAGCTTGATCTTTACGGCACATTTGACGGCGTTGTGTTTGTCAGTCGTCCGTTTATCGCAATGGAAACAGGCTTTATGCCTATGTACGTCAAAACATCTATGGGATGGACTTCTATCCATCCTTGCAAGATTGTTGACTTCCTCAAAGAAGCATACAAGGCAAGAAGTATTTCCCTTTATGACTGGAATGCCTATCAGCAGAGCAAGAAAGAAAAGCGTCTTGCAATGGAAAAGGTCAAACAAAAGCAGAGTGAAACGGCTTTTCTCAGAGCGTCACAAGCTAATGCAGAAGGTTCTTTGCGTTACCATAAGAGCAAGAAACGTCTTGATGACCGCTATAATGAAGTGGGTAAACCAGTTCAGAAAAAGCGTTCTCAGCGTGTTGTATTTGGCTCTAGTGAATACATCACAGTTTCCGGCTGGATCTACGGCAGAGAAGTCTTGATGAATAATCATAGCTTCCGCATGGATGAAAGAATGTCGTATTATATGGACGGCACTGGATGCTGTGCCCGTGATTTCGATAACAGAGATATGCGTCCTTTGAATGACGTGTTTCCTGTGAAATCTGGCAAGAAAGCAAGGTGATAACTTTGGGTTTGACAGCAATTCGTCAGAATGATATAATTGTACCATCAAGAAAAGGCGGTGCAATTATGGCAAATCGTGATTATAAAAAAGAGTATCAGCAAAGCAAAGATAAGGCAAAACTGATTGGCCTGAAAGTTGATGCTGATTTCTTTGATGCTTTTACCGCTAAGGCAGAGCTGAACGGAACAAACAAAAATGCGATTTTGAAAGCCTGTGCGGAAGCGTACACTTATGGAAATCTCATCATTGATGAGAATGGAAAACCTCAGATTGTTGGCTAACCACAATAACTCCGGCAACAACGTCTTGTGAATTTATCGCAAGGCGTTTTCTTTATGCCTTGTTTTGCATAATTATGCAAATAATATGCAGAATATGCAAAATGGAAACACGAAAACAACACGATAAAAGAGGAGATTTATTATGAAATTTGTCAGAATCAACGGAGAGAATCACGCCGGTTATGCTCTGCTTGATATCATCGAGCACAAGACAACCAGCATGACCGTATCAGAATTGATTGAAACTCTGTCCAAGTGCAGCCCGGACGCATACGTTACGTTCGGAAATCAATATGACGATTATATCGTCGAAACCGTTAGAGAGGTGTGATACAATGGCAATCTTGGCTATTGAATCGGCTCTTGATGTTGCCGTAACATTTGGTGATACAGAGCTTGTGAAAATCTATCAGGAAGCCCTTGAAGAGGCGGGCGTCCACTATGAAAGCTCTGCCAAGTGCTGGGCATAATGAAAGAAGCGCAAACAGTATGAAAATATTATTATAGCCTTAACTATGATTGTAGTGTGGGCTGTGGTATAATAAGGGAAGAAAACCCTTAAAGAAAGGAGAAGAATCATCATGGATGCAAGAATGATTAGTTTTTGGGGTTACGAAACTAACCCATGTGCAAACCCCGATACGGCAAACAACGGAGGTGGATACTCTCAGCCGTCCGGTGGCATCCTTGTTGCTCTCGAAAACGGTGAGTATCTTACCGTCACAGTGGATGATATGTCTTGCGGCGATTTTGGCAGCAGAATCGGTTGGACTATTGACAGTTCAGACAGTCGCAGATGGGGCGGCTGTTATGGCACCATGAACGATGCTATGGTGGATAACGAATGGACGGAGGAATCTCTGGATTCCGTGTCTGGTGTGTACGGGATTGATGCCCGTGCAATGTTGTCGGATGCGGTTTTGGCTGTGCATATTGCCGCATAAAGGTTTCCGTCAAGAAGAGTCTTGTAAGTTAATTCTTACAAGGCTCTTTTTATATGCAAAAGAAAGGGTGTTTGTTATGGATTATTTCACCGCAAAAGAAATGTTTGTCCTTGGTATCGTTCTGGGTGCAAGCCTTGTTTTGATTTTCACGCTGATTTTGAAGGGAGAAATGTAAGATGGCAAAAATGAAACTCGATCCTATTTATCCTGATATCGTTAATCGCTTTCAGTATGTGAAAACGACTAACGCAGACGCTTGGCAGAAACATGTTAAGAATGTCATTGCAGAGAATGAGTACAATGACCTGTTGACCCGGATTGCGTGGGATTTACTCATGTATGTGTATACTTCTGATACGATTTCTGGGTGGTACGATAAGTATAATGTACATGATTCGCATATCACAACGGCAGTCAAAAAGGCTTACATTGAAGTCTTTGGAATGCCGTCAGAATAAAAGATATGTTTTAAGGAGAGCTTGATATGACCGCAAGAGAATATTGCAAGAGCCATCCTGTAACCGCTTATGATAGCAGCTATGGCCGTTGTGGTGGTTTTCAGATTCATGGCGATATCGAATACGGCATTGACGATTACCTTTATGGTATGTCTGGTGTGTTGTGTGATGATGAGAAGTATTTTCACTATCACCATTTGAAGATCATCTATGCACCGTCTGGCAGAGCATACGTCAAGTGTTTCGGTAAACGAATCTATCTTGATGAGTGCTTGAGAGTGTAAAGGAGAACACAATATGAAAAAAGGTCAATGGTTCATGAACGATGAAACAGGTGTTATCACTAACATTCATCGTGAAGCTGTCGAGTGGTATCGGCAGGGAATTGATGTTTCTATCTGGATCAATGGTGTTATCGTGTGCCGTTGGGGTCACTAAAAAGAAAGGAGAGTACAAAAAATGAAACTTACTCAGAATAAGCTGTCCGTCATCCTGGCTACTGTTGTGGCTGGTGTTTCCATTCTGGCAAACTGTATGACTGCAAATGCGGCAGAGCCTATGAAAACTCGCCTGGAGAATCGTTATGTCCTGGCCGGTAGCGTGGATGAAATCGAAGTATTCCGCAACGGAATTAAGACCATCCATGTTATCGATGAGAACGGCGAGGAATGGTTATACTCCTACGCAAGCATGGAAGAAACCCCGGCAGATGGTCAGAAAGTGACCATGATCATGAACAACAATGGAACAAAAACCATTCATGATGACATCATCGAGGATGTCTTGTGGGCACGGCCTGATGAAGTGAATGTTGATTGATGTTCACAAAATGCTTACAAATAAACAACGTATCAACGCATTAAAATGTGACGTTAATAAAATCTACATTTTAGTGCTTGACAAAAGCAATAGTATCCTGTATTATGTAGCTAGAAAAAAACAGTCCTTCAGAGGACTTTTATTTTTACCATATAGATATATAATACAGGATACGAGAGAGGGGCTATAAAATGGAACGGAATTGGAAACTTGGTGACGATATGGTTGTGAGCGACAATCTTCTGGATGGTATCACGTTTGATGATTTGATTCTGACAGTGCATTGCAACTGTCCCAAAATTACAGAACAGGCTGTAAAAAAAGAGCTGAAAGAAATTCTTGCGATTCGTATGCAGGATATGGAATTTTTACTCGAAAACAATATCGACAAGATAATTGATATGGCAAGTAAAAACAGAGAATAAGGAGATGTGAGTATGAAATGCAATAACTATAATTACGAGAATTTTCACTACACAAGTGATAGTTGCCTGATTCTTATGAGTGAGGTTCGTTATAAGAAAAATGATTTTGGGGAGATGGTTCTTGTACCGGAAGAAACAAAGGAAGAAGTGGTTTCGTCTACGTTTTACACAAACTACATTACAGCAATTCCGTTCTTTGATGATGATTTCTTTGGTCCTCATGCTTCTTGTGAAGCTGAATGGGATAGAACACCGGCAGGAGCTGTGCCTACTGTAATAACGACAATCAATGGCGCAGGTGACGAAAAGATTGTTGCAACATTTACATTCCTTAGCAAAAGTAATCTTTTGAATACTGCTGGTTGGCGTGAAAAGGAAATTGTCAAGAATGCAAAATACTTTCACATCGAAAAAGCTGATGGTGCAGATATGATTTATTTCTACACCGAAAGTGATGGCGATACGTCAGAGGGTATTTTTGACACTAAGAGATCTATTTGGAGGGGGTAAACGATGACTGATGTTCAGAAAAAGATGTGGGATGCACTGGTTAAAATGTCTGGTGAGGACGTTGCAAGATTATTTGTAAATTGGTGTGGAGAACAAATTCTGGATGATGATTTCTATAAAAATATGATTGATGAGGGAGTGATTGAAAATGAAGAATGATTTTTACTGGAACAGGAACTATATGACTATTGCAAAAAGTATTAACGAAAAGCACCGTACAAAAATTATAATACATAAAAATTGGCAGTGGTATTTAGCTGAATTTGATTCATTGGAACAACTGCATTTCTTTGAAAACGTAGTTGGATTCAGAACTTGCTATCTTGGAATGGAAAATGGAATCGCAAGATTTTCTTTGAGTCATGAGTTTGAAGAAGAAAAATATTTCTGGAAATTGTCTGAACTTCCGGCTGGTGTAAAACCGATTAAAGCATTATGTAATGGTAGTATTGTTACTTGCTATTTTTTGAATGATGGGAAAATTATTCATTGGTATCGTCCGAATCCTAATGCAAGGAATGTTTATAAACCAATGACGTTGCAACAGCATATTAGGCATCATGAAGTGTTTGGTTCATATTGAAGAACAGGAAAATCAGGAAGGTGAAAACTTTGATTATTGATTCTATTCTTGACCGTAAGGACGGCAAACACTACAGTGCACATGATTTCTATAATGAGGTCAGGAAATATGAGCGTCTAGGTGTTGGTACGCACGGAGAAGATATTTCTATCGCGATGGACTACGGTGACAACCGTGATGTCCAACGTGTTATGTGTCAGTACATCCAGCGCAATGGATACCCGGCAGACATTGAGGACTACATAAGAAGTCAGATTTGGGTAGTGTGAGCAGTAGATGCTAGGTGATTAGCGGTACTAGGGCAGACATAACCGCTACCAGAATGCGAAAACACAAAAATATTAAAAGGAGTGTTAGGTATGAAATATTTGAGTGCAAAAAAGTTTTCAAGGGACGCACATCCATCAATCCATTACACCGGCAGCGTCCGAGGTATGAAAAAGCTTGGATTATGGGGAAAACATGATAAATGTGTTCGTTGTGGTAATTATATTTATAATTTATCTATCTGGATTGGTGGATACGATTTTTGGCATTAAAAGGAGCGATTGATATGGAAACAATGTACGACCGCATTAAGCGAATGGATAAGCATGAGCTTGCTGAGTTTATCTATGTTGTTTATCAAGCTGGTGTTAAAGATGGTGAACAGAATCTTTGTGATTCTCCTGCTGGATTTTTTGGTTGCGGTTACTTCCTTAATGATAATGCAAAAGTATGGATGCCGAATGATAAGCCAGAAGATCTTTATGATGCTTTTTATATTTAAATATTAAAAGGAGTGTTTAATATGAAGCGTTTCACCTTGTATGACATTCGCACCGTTGATGATGGTTGCGGTGTACAGGTTTGTAAGTCAGAGCGATACGATTCCATTGTTTTGCTTGATTCTGATGATTCCAAGAAGAAACTGGGTGAATTTGATACGATTGGAGAGTTGAAGGAGCTCCTTTATAAGTTTGGCTTACAGTCTTCTTTAGAGAATATCTTAGATGATATTGAAGCGGAAGAAGATTATTATGAGGATTAAAAATCATGCTTTTATAGGAGATGAAAATATGAAAACTGTATATGTTATTGCCGTAAAGCATTTATTCGACTACGAAGGAAACACTCTTAATCGTTGGGAGTATGTTCAATTTGGTGAGTGTGGGTACACATTTTTTACTGAATCCGTTGATGGTGCGCAGCACTTTTATTCTATTGATAAGGCTCAAAAATGGTTTGATGAAATCGGTCATGGACTTATCTTTTACGGAAATTGTAAAGGTCAGTATGATTTGGAGTCTCTTTGTATTAAGAGCGTTGTTTTCCGAGACCCTATTGTGAATTTTGTAAGAGATTTGGATTTCAAAAACTGCTAAAACAGATATTTTACAATGATTGAGGTGATAAATATGACTGAAAAAGATAAGCGTGTTTTGAAGTATGCGATTGATAATTTGATTGCAAGAGAAAATAACTTGTGCGAAGGATCTTGTAAAAACAATCCAGTACATAGAGCAGAACGTGAACGAGATCGTGATTTGATTATCTTTGGCATTCGTGATGTTTTGTGCGAGGTTGAGCGTCTTGAAGAACAAGAGAAAGAGATGCTGGAAAAGGCAAAACATGAAGTGGTTCAGTTTTGATTGAGGTAATAGAAAATGTATACTAGCGAAACTGTAAAACAAGTTACCGATTGGATGATTAACAGTATTTCTGACTGGATGGTCGAAAGTGGAACAAGAAGCACCACAGAAGGTAATTGGATCATCTATATTTACGAGATCACCAGAAAATTCAATGTAACAAAAAACTGGGTTACGGCATTCCGTGACGAGATTGTAGATGCTCTTTATAAACACGAAGCGGTTGCAGATGTGCTCTATGATTTTTCTCCTGATGGCACTGTGGAGGATTTCGACATTGATTTTTATTTAAGTTTTTGCCAGAACCTGAGCGATGAAAATTGAGGTGATAGAAATGGATACTAACATAAACCATCTTAACAGTAGAAAAGAATACATGGAGCTTGTTCATCACAATTCTAGTCCGTTTGATTTTTGGGAAGAAGTGCGAAAATTTCACAAGGAACGTGAGCAGGAGGAAAAAGAACATGACCAACATTGAAAAGAATATTATTCTCGCAGCTCTTTCTTCTTATCGGCGCAAGCTGATGGATCAGAGTGTTTCATTCCTTAGAGCTGGTAACCATGAGGATGCAAAGCAGTCAACGATGGAAGCAGCCAATGTGAATGCACTGGTGATTAAGTTCACAAGAGAAAAGGAGTTTGCAATATGAGAAACCTGTCTAAACAGAGCCGTAAGAAAATTTTTGATTTGATCAAACGTGATTGCACATTTGTTGGCTCTTACGATTTGGAACATTCTGAAGAAAGTGTTTTGACTTATCTCCCGAAGCCAGGCACACAGATTCACAAAGATGTTGAAGAGGTTCGTGTCATAAAGAACCGCAAGACTGGAAACTGGGTTGAATCCGTTGTTGATGTGCGTTGGTATTACGGTATGACTTGCGCTGATGCAGAGATGATTGAACGCAAATATCAGTGCAAATCTAACAAGTGAGGGTGTGGAATATGAATAGCAAAAATAAGATTGTTGTTACTAGCTGGAATGGTAAGTCTTGGGAAATGACACCTGAACAGATTGAAGCAGCGTACCGTTACAAAGAGCATCAGTATCGTATTGAAGATGCAGAGAATCAGCTTGATGGCAATGCTGATTGGATTGAGGAAGAATACGGTTATTCTCACGATGAGATTATGGATTTTGCTGACGAATTAGCAGAACGATTCGAGGATAAATTTGATTGCAATGTATCAGAAAATGATGATTGGGTAGCACGTATCATAGAGATGTTTGACGCCGCAGGTAGAAAGGAGAGCAACGATGACTGATCCTTGCCGTTATTGTGTAGCACCGGAGCGTTATCCTGGTTGCCACGACCATTGCGAAAAGTTAAAAGCCCATCGTGAAAGTGATGAGTATAAAAAGCTGTGCGAATATAAGAATACATACCTGAAAAGTCATTCGACAGCAAGCTCTACTCAGATCAACAAAGCGATGCGGTATTTCAAATATAAAGGTTATAGCCTTTATGGATTCAAGAATGTAGGGAGTGTTTGATATGAGAGAAAGATACGATGAAGTATTAGAGGGCTATACCATACTTGAAGATGAATTAAAAGAAGAATCGGAATTTGATCGGTTGATGGAGAGTTCGTATCAAAAGTGGCTTGATACACTTGATGAAAGAGTAAGCGATTCATTAAGAATAATGGATATGGAGGTTTAATAAAAATGAAAGAATTTGAAGGTTTTATTTTTCCTAACGGAAGAATTGTAGCGATTCCTGAAGAGGAATATATGGCAGCTATCGAAGCGGGAAAAGAAATTCTTGTGTTTTGTGGTGGATGGGCTGGTGGATACGCTAGAGCGTTTGGTGCAGATAAGGAACAGGATATTTATGAGCCTGATAAAACTTGTTACATGGTCTATTCGTATGATGTTATGGATAAGACCTTTACGCCAGAAGATATGAAGCGGTTCGCTAAAGTGATTGTCACAGATGGTATCCGTGTGTACATGAAAACAGGTGAGTCGGCCAGTGATTATTGTTCTGGAACCTTCTGTGACTGTGATACGAAAGACAGGCTCGAAGAACATTACCCTGACACTTGTAGCAACGATATTGAACAATACGATTTCAGTGATTGTCGGACAGTTGATTTTGATATGACGGTTCGTATGCTAGGCGCAGATGATAAAGATTATGAAGGTATGGTAAAGATGCTCAAGGAGATTTTGAGGTGATAAAATGTGGGATTTAGTTGAAAATGAATATTCTAAAAAATATGGAATTGGGTGCGCAACCTTTTTTCGTGACAAACAATTAAAAACAGCAATGGTTATGTATAAATATAATGGCCGTAGCGTTATGTTTTGCTATTCCGAGTACGATAATAAGATTCTATCTGACGGTGATAAAGACGAAATTGAGATGACAATCAAAAAGAATCTCAACTTTTGGGAGGATTAACTATGTGGGATTTAATGGGTAACAATTATTCAGAAGTATACGGTATTGGATATGCTTTACTGAATGGAATTTCAGCTGGATTTTATGTGAGTGTCATGTACAAGGATCTTGGAGATGAAATTTACTTCTATTATCTTGATAATGCTCCTTACGGAGAACTTGATGATAATACCAAAAATAAAATTGAGGATATTATCCGTGATGACCTTAACAAGCGTCATATTTTTGGGGAGGACTGATTATGTGGGACCTGAGGGAAGTTCACGCTTGTTTTGATGGTGAAGGCTGGGTTTGGAATGAATCTTTCCATCACAAGAATGTGTTCGTAGACGCGAATGAAGATCCGAAAGAAATCTTTTGGCAGGAATGTCAGATGTTCTTTCTTCAGGATTATCTAAGCAAGTGTGAAATCGTGGATGACGGCGATATTCTGGAGCTTCAGTTGAAAGATTCCGGTGAACCGGTTCTTGCTATGATGATTGCAGAGTAAAGGAGAATAAATTATGAAAATTCACCCTAAATATATTGATGTTTTGGAATCGCTGGATTGGCGCGTATGTGACTATACAGGTGATGGCAGAGTTGAAATTGAAAATTATTCTCCAGCAGGAGAGGACTTAATCGTTTGTGTGGAGGTTGAAAATTTTCCTGAATCAGTTTATGAGTATGCCTGTGATTTTGATGCTGATGAGCACGCAGAGATGTGGGTGGGACATCGTGGGGAAAGAGGTTGTCCTTCTAGTGTCAGAGAACTTATTGACGATGCTGATGCTATTAAAGAAATGTTGGAAGAATTAGCTAATAGACTTATGGAGGTGGAATAAATTATGACTCGTTTTTATCTTAATGCGGGTGCTCTTGGCCGTTGGATGCACCAGAATAAAGCACAACACACTGGTGCTTATGTTGAAGGTGTTTTGGTCGATAGCTTTGTTGTCGAAACAAAGCGTGGTGTTGCAGCTATCTATGAACACTACCTGAATGAGTGGACAAGCAACTATTATGTTGAGTTCACCGATTACAAGAACGGTTTTAAGAATGGAGAGGTCGATAAGATTTGGTCTGATTGGTACGCTTTTGAAGAAAAGGCAAGCGCATAAGAGGTGAATGGATATGAGCGACACTGAAAAGATTATCAATGCGTTAAAAGATGAATATTCTTATTGGCAGAATACCGCTTATAAAGCACAAAAAGAAGGCAATGAAGAGAGAACGATATGGTATTATGGCAAAGCAACAGGAATAAAAAAATCTATCGAAACAATCAAAAAAATGAAGGATTACGGAATCATTTTATAAAAGGGAGATTTTAGATATGGAAAACCTGTATTGCTATGATAATGAAATCATAAAGTGGACTTACGGCGACAATCTGTACTGCTTACATATTCAGCACGATGACATTGCAGACAATAATCCTCGCTGGTGGGATGATCATGATTCTGTAATGGCTTGTTTTCATCCTCGTTATCATCTTGGTGATAAGATCGATGCGAGTACGGCAGAAGATTTTTGGAATAATCTTGTTTACGAGTATTGCTCCGATGAAGAAGTTTTAGATGCACTTTTTAACATGAAGTTGGAAGATACCTGTGCCATTGTTGATGAAAATTATAGTGACGAAAAACGATACGCCATCTGTGGTATCGGAACTCTTTTTGATGAAAAAGTTTCTGTAAATCCAATGTATGTTGGTCTGAAGTATAACGAAATCGTTATTTATGTCCATGGTGAATTGTCTATTCGTGATTGTCAGATTCTTCTTGATAAGCATATTGCATGGCTTCCTCTTTGGCTGCATGACCATTCTGATTTGTCTATGGATTGCGATACGCGGTTCAGAGGTTCATGGGATGATAGTAATGTTGGCTGGATTGTAACAGCTATTACGGATGGTTTGGATAATACCAAAAATGAAGCAGAACGAATCATGCGTGATGAGGTGAAGGAATACAGTGACTATCTTTCTGGTGAGAACTATGGCTATACGCTTTATCGAGAAGAGCACGGAGAATGGAAAGAGATTGATAGAGCATTCGGTTTTATCGGTTCTGACGTGTTTGAAAACGGTATCACATATAGCGTTGGTTGTGGCCTTGAAACAGCATTAAAGGAAGATCGATGCCGTATTGGTGACGCTGAGAAAGTCGTTACCGTCACTTATAACTTTGATAAATGTTGAATTTTAGGAGGAAGATATCATGGATGACAATATGATGGAACGTCAGATTGCTGATTATATGGTGAAATACGGCACTGAGAATACAAACTATGGAATGTGGTCATTTGAAGTAGATGAGTTGACAGAGAAGTTTGGCGTAACAAAACAATGGGTACAAGAACACAGTGATGGAATTCTTAGCGAGTTATATCTTCGACAAGAAGTAGAAGATGTTGAACGGCAGTTTGGCGGAAGTGATTTTCATCTCGAAAATATTTTTATTTGGTATTTTACCGATTTTTGCCCTAACTACATTGAAGACGAACAGGAAAAAGATGATGGTGTAGATCAATATTGGTTTGCACCAACGTGTTGGTGTACTGATGATGTTATCGAAGCAGCAAAACGGAACGGGATTGTGTTGACTCCGCAACAGGCTGAACAGTGGTGGCAGAAGAACGAAAAGTGGTTCAAGGATACTCTTACTGAATACGGTAATGAGATTCTTTTCAATGCGAATTTTAGTGAGGTGTAAAAGGAGAGTTTTATTATGAAGTATCAGGTAACTGTAGCTCGTACTGGCTATGTTGAAATTGAAGCCGATAATGAGCAAGAAGCGATGGATATTGTTGCAAACGATATGAATTCAAAAGATATTGAATGGACGTGTGATTTTACAGTAACGGATTGTGAAGAAAGTGAGGAATAAATTATGGCTATCGTAAATGGATTTGATACTAAGGAACTGCGATATATCCTCTTTGGTGATAGAGGCTATGAGATATACAAGGAAAACGATTTTTACTACCTAAGTAATGGATATGTTCTTGTAAAATGCGATTTTGATGTTATCGTAAAAACGTTAGCAGATTTGCCAGAGTTAAAGATTCCTAATAACGGATATGGTTACAAGTTTAATGAAGAAGATGGCTGGTCTAATTCTGATATTACAATGCTCCACAAATATTTTGAATACGTAAATCCTAGTCGTTGTTCATATTGGGAAAAATTTCATGATGTAAAAGAGTTTAGACGAATTCAACACAAAGAAATCAGAGGTTGTTGTGAATATAGTTATCCGTGTATCGTTTGCGAGATGGATAATAAAAATAAGGCTTTACTAAATGAGAAGTATACAAATATTCTAGCAAAAGCGAAAAAATGGGGTTGGTTTGCAGAGTGCAAGGATAGTTTAAGCTGCGTTCACTTTATGAATAAACAGAACACTCTTGAAGCATGGATTTGCCCGATTCGTTACAAAGAAGGTGCTATCTAATGTTCTATCATCTTGAATATTCAGTTAGACACTTTATGTACGGCGATACATATAGAGGGCATGAAATCTATCCCACAAAAGAGCTGCGTGATGCAGAGATTGATTGGATGAAAACGTGTTACAGCAAGCCGACAGAACTTGTCTATACAACATATGAAACCGAAACACTCAGTGAAGATAAGATAATAATATAATGAGGAATTAAGGGAGTGAGAGTTATGATTATCCAAAATTGCGGATGGAATCATTCAGTGGACGAAGTTAAGGAAGCTCTTGATACACTTTCATATTGGTTAAGAGAAGGTGTGACAGTTGGGATTTTTAATGAAGAAACCAACAAATGTGAGTTACTAAAACCTTTTGATTCAGAAAAATCTTTTATTTTGGGGGCATTAACTTATGACGGCACGTGAGATTGCAGAAGATTTTATTTCTAAGATGAATCCGTCTAGGTGGGCTGGCGTAGGTCAAAAACCTGATAACTTTGACACTAGAATTAAAACATACACCATTGATGGTTTTTATGAATATGAGCTTGATGTTTCATATGATGAAGATGAGCTTGGTTACGTTGTTATGCTTGAAATAAGATGGGCAGACGATGGAGAGTTAATTTACGTTCTTGACACTCAAAGGGTTAATTCTGAAGATGCAATCGAATACTCAATCAATTCTCTTATTGATAATCTTTAATAGAATAATATAAAGGAGAATGAATATGACAAAATTTGAGAAACAGACGGTTATTAACGCATTGCATTTTTATAGCGAATATTGTTGCAACCACAGTGAAAAATCTGCGAATATGATAGCACAGAAATGTACGGCTGAAGGATTGCTTTATACGTTTCAATCTATTCTGGACGAAAAGGCAGGAAGTGTAAAAATCTAAATAGAATCGAGGTTTTAGAAAATGGAACGAACTATGAACGATAAACTTATGGAAGCAGCACAGGTTCTTATTGAAAATGGAATGAGTGCAGATGATGCGTATGTTGCTTTGCAGGCGCAGTGTTATATCCTTTTGAATATAGAGACTGATGATTACATCTCGCAAGAAGATTACGATGAACTGGAAGAATACGAGCAACAATTGAATAAAAAGGGAATGTGACCATGATTACAGTTGTTTATGACGATACGATGTGTAATGGGCCTTACCGTGTAGAGCACAAAACAATGGAAGATGCGGTAGAGTCTGTTAATAATGATTTTGAAAGTCTGATGAAAGAACTGCGAGATGAAGGCTATGAACCTGAATGGATTCGTGACGGCCATCATATGCTTGAGGTTTATGTTCCGAATACGTCTATTAACGCATGGTGGGATTTTGAGTAAGGAGAATTGAAATGAAAATCAAACTTGAAATCGAAAATGATTGTGGGCTCTTTAAAGCAAACAATAATGAAGAACCTGATCGATTGAAAATCTATGATAGTAATGGCGAGTATACCGAATATATAGATGTAAGCGATGTTATTACAGAGGAAATGGATGATCTTTATTTGGCTGCAACAAATAAGGATTCACATTATGTAGCTACTCGCTTGGCAAAACTACTTTACAATCAAGGGTCTGAGATTGTAGGCGTTATTGATAATGCAGATTTCGGCCACCTCTATGAATTGTATGGGGAAGAATTTGTGAATCGTATTGGAAACTGTGCTTTGGTATTTAAGGAGGTTTAAAAATGGATATCAACGAAATTAAGATGTTTGAGCAGAAGATGATTGATAGTGCATTTATTGATGCTGTTGATTATGATCCAAAGGTGGCTGCACGAGCTGTAGGAGCACGCAAGATGAAAATGAAGGGCGTATGCTCTTTTAACGAGTACATTGGATATTTGCAGACAATCACTGGCAATGCAAAGTTGTTCTGGAAGTATCAGTTTTGAGGTGACGATATGGTTTTGAAGCTTGAGTTTACAGATGGTCACGAGCCTTGGATATCATTCCCTATGAATAGAGAAGAGGCTCTAAAACTGTGGAATAGTCTAAGTAAGATGCCAACGATACGACCGGAGTTTAGATTTGGCAAATTGAAGTGTCGATGTGATTGTCTTGGCAACTGGTATGTTGCTCAGTGGTTTGATGGAATGCATAAGAGTAAGACATTCAGATATCTTGCCAATGCCTTGAAATACATGGAAAAAGAAACGGCTTGATAAAACAGTTCTTCTAGGAGGGAAGATAAAATGAATGAAAAGCAATTTGCAATTGATACACCTATCGGAAAGATTATCGCAGAAGGCATTACAGAGCCATATCCTGAGATTGTGATTTACCTTAAAAGAAATGATGGCGAAACAATTAACCTGTCCAGTATCAATTACGAAAGTTGTGGTGATATTGAAAGTTATCTTTGGATGGATGTGTTCAGTGATGAGTACACGAATCATAAGAGCTGGCCGTTTGAAGATTTGACCGCAGATTTTTCTTAATAAATATAAAGGAGTAAAACAAAATGACTACCAACAATCCTATGACCGTAATAACCTCAAAGTCCTTTGGCGCACTGAATGTGGATGTGTACCAGAATGACAAGCACCAGTATTACATGACTCGTGAACAGATTGGTGCAGCGCTAGAGTACAATAATCCTAATAAGGCAATTCAAAACATCCATGTTAAGAATACGGATCGTCTTGACCCTCTTTCAACATTCCTCAAACTGAGGAAAGTTGAGGGCGGAATCACGAAGGAACGTGAATATATTGTTTACAGTTTGCGTGGTGTTATGGAAATCTGCCGTCTGTCACGTCAGCCGAAAGCAGATGCGTTCATGGATTTCTGCTGGGACATTATGGAATCTCTGATGCGTGGTGATTCTGTTTTGGCTACTCCTAAGATGGATGCTGCACTGAGCAAAGAATTCATTGATGTAAGACTTCACGCTCTGTTTGATAGTATGAAGAACCTTCAGAATGAACTTAATTCCACCCGTAAGGATCTCAGTGAACAGATTGAGGAGGCTCGCGCCACCAGCAATGAAGCGCTGAATGTGATTAGCAGCGTATCTCAGTGTGTCCATCAGATTAAGGACAAGCAGATGGATGATGCGATTCGTTCTACTAGAAACTTCACTCCTCGTAAGGATGTGATGAGTGACTGGCGTAAGAAGATGTATGAACGTATCAATGTGATTGCCGCAATCAATGAAATGAAGGTTCAGGATGTGTTCCGTGATATTTACGAATATATGAATCGTGTCTATACCTTCGTTATTGAGGAAGAGCGCAGAAAGTATTGTGCAAGAACCGGTCGCACTGGTCATATTCCTACGATTGATGTGGTTGAAGCAAGTACGATGTATAAGTCCATCTTTGGTGCCTTGGTTGAAGATTCGTATACTGAAGCAATCAATAAGAAGAAGGAAGAGACCGCTGATCAGAAAGCTCTGCCTGAAGCTAAGGCTGTTGAAGCAGCTCCTGAAGTGGATGTTTGTGTTGCTCCTGTGATTGATGTAGAAGCCAAGGAAGTTGAACCTGAGCCGGTTGTAGAGGAGAAGCCTAAGAAGCAGACTGAGACGGCAAAGATTCTTTTCCCTATTATGCTTCCTCTGGCAGAAAAGCTTGGTGATAAGCCGCAGTACAAGCACACTTACACTCTGATTTATGAGCGTATTGGCTATAAGAAAATGAATAATTTGTTTGTGGCTTACGAAAAGGCACACGGTAAGGCACCTCATCCGAAAACTAAGGTGTTTATCGAAAATGAAAAGAGCCTCGCGCTGTTTAAGAAGACTGTAAAGCAGCTGATGAAGGAACAGGAGAATAAGTAAATGTATGTAATATCGAATGGTCACAACTACATTATGAAACGGAAGGGAGGTCGAATCTGCGCCACCTGTGATATCAATCTGGCATTACAGTTTGAATCCAAGGGACTGGCGATTTGTGAAATCAACAAACTTCCCGCCGGGTATAAGAACGGGCGCTACGCACCGAAGTCTATGGATGAAGCTACCATCGCAGGCAAGAGTCCAAATATAACGGCTCCGGCTGTAAAGCCAAATACATACGCATTTCACATGGAAGATTCTGAATGGCTGGCGGAACTTAAAAAGAATTTGGTTATCACAGATAAAACTATGTGTAATCTGAAAGAGATGTATTCAAAAGTGTACGGTGATTTGACTGCTGCAAGTGATGAGATTGATGATCTTGAGCACGCTATTGAGTTCAAAACTGTGAATGCAGCACAAGGTTATCAGCTTATGGCAGAACTCAAAAGAGCTCGCCGGAGGCGTAGAGAAGCTAAGGACGCAAAGCTTTTGCTTGAGATCGTTATGAATACAGAAACCAGAGAATGGGGAGATGGCAAGCTAGAGACTGCTATTGAGCAACTTGGCACTCGTCAGTTTACTCCGAAGGTTCGTAATGATCTATTTGAAAAGAATTGAGGTACATAAAAATGAAGGTCTATATTTTGCACGAATGTATTGATTCTAGCGATTTTTACGCAGAAGATAATGTGATTATGGTCACAAAGGATAGAGTCAAAGCAATTGATAAAATGGTATTCCTGTTCAATGAAAGCAAGGATGACCTACAGCCTGTGAGCGATGATGAGACGTGGTGCGAAGCTGCGGAAGCATCTGTTGTTTGTAGTGGTGAAAGTTATTATCGTCATCACTGGAAGATTAATGAATTCGAGGTGTGAGTTATGCTCAAATATGGAAATATAACGTGTAAACGTTGTGGTATTACATGGTATGGACCAAAATGCGGAAAGCTTTACTGTGAAGAGTGTCGTAAGGTTGTAAACAACGAGAAGAGTCTCAAATGGTACAGAAGTAATAGAGAGCTTGTTGCAAGGAATCGTGCAGAGAGAAAGGCAATGAGGTGAATGTGATGAGTGCAGTTGTTGAAAGAAAAGAAGAACAGATATCTAAATTGATCTATTTTAATCCGAAGCCTTCTGTTCCGGCTAAAAAACGTGGTGTTACAAAAAGTAAGCAGAAGCGCAAGCGTAATATTTCTCCAATTAGAAGCTTGGATGATGTTCAAATGATTTCGGAATACTTCTGGGATAAAAAGCAATATCGCAATTGGTGTCTATTTAATGTCGGTATTGCAACTGGGTTGCGTGCTAGTGACTTGCTTAAATTGAAAGTTTCTGATATGTCTTACTGTCTTTATAATGGAAAAATTGAGGTGGTTGAGGACGCAGGAACTTGCATCGTCGAAGAAAAGACTTCTAAATATCGTGAAATCATTCTTACTCCAGAAGCGAGAGACATCGTTGAAACGTACATCAGGATTGCGAATCTTGAATATGACGATTGGATGTTTCCGTCTCGGCAGGGGAGTTGGAAAAAGTCGTTGAGGACAAATGGTGGGGATGGGAAAACCGGTATTCCTCATATTGCAGAACCCAAAAAGGCCGGTGATCCTATTGATGTTGATTCTTTTGCTCGTATTCTTCGTAATGCTGGTAAGGATTTAGGTCTTAATTATAAGATTGCATCTCATTCTTGTCGTAAGACATTTGGTTATCGTGAGATGTGTCTTAATAAGGATGATAACCAGGCATTGTCTTGGATTCAGGGTCAGTTGAATCATAGTAGTCAGGATATTACATTACGGTATGTTGGTTTTGATGATGATAAGGCAAAAGAATATTATAAGAAGACTTTTTATGGTGTGAATACACACAGCTTGGAAGACTGAGGCGTATGATGGCTGATACTTATATTAAGATCTGGGATACTTACGAGAGCTACTTTGAACCCCTTAGTGCTGCCGAGGTAGGGCGTCTGGTACTGGCGATGATGAAATATAAATCGTCTGGAACGGAGCCTGAACTCAACGGAAATGAGCGGTATGTGTGGCCTGCTGTGAAGAGAGATTTGGATAAAGATGCCGAATACATCGAAGGTAAGAGAATTTCTGGTAAAGCTGGTGGCTCATCAAGCAAGCGTAAGCAAAACGAAGCAAACGCAAGCAAAACAAAGCTAGAAAAAGAAAAAGAGAAAGAAAAAGATAAGATATCGTCTTCGTCTTGTTGTGAGACGACAACGACGAAACCTATCGAAGATGTTTTCCGAGAGAATATCGGGAAGCTTGGTGCTACTAGTCAAAAGGCTTTAGCAAAATATGTTGATCGCATGGGTGACGAACTTGTGCTTGCTGTGATTGGTAAGTGTTCGGATCTGGGTGGTAGTACATGGGCTTATGTGCGAAAAGCTTTGGATGAAGCAGAATCTCTTGGTTGCAAGACTGCTGATGATTATCGCCGGGCTTGTCCGATAGGGAGTGGTCGTAATCTTAGAGTGAGTAGGGAGATGCCTAGCGGTGGTGATTGGCTGAAGAACGCAACGCATAGACGTCCGCTAATAAAGAAAGACGCTTAAAAGTAATATTTTAGGAGGAGCTTATGGGTAATTGGTACAAAGTATCAGGTCAATACGATGACGGTTGTAAGGTGTATAAGAAAGACTATATCGTCTTTGCAGAGTCTAGCTCTGATGCAGAACAAAAGATTTTTCACTTGAAATTGCCGTATGATTGTTCTTTTTTCCCTTGCACGGTAACTCAGTTGATTAAAAATATTATTTATGAATTTTAATAAAAGAGTGATTTTAGGAGATGAATGCGATGAATGAAGATATCGTTTTGCGAGGCGATGAAGCAAAGCAGCTTGTGTATAATCTGCATCATCCCAATGTTGCTAAAATAGTGGAAGAGAATAGACGACGGGATAAGGCACTTGATGAAGTGAACTATCAGGAAACAGATGATGGTTTTATGTTTGATATTGATAAAAATAAATTGGAGGTTTAGATTATGGGACTGTTACTTGGTTTGGGTTTGCTTGGAGCGGCATTTGGCATTGATGCAGCAAAGCAAGCACCGTTTGATAGAGCGTATCGCCGTCTTGAAAATGAATGGGGGACTTGTACATCGGAAGAGAGTAAGCGATGTGATGCTCTGAAGTATGCTGTGCAGAATGGTTTGTGTTTCGAGGATGAAAGGAAACCTGTGATTGAGTGGCAGAAGCTGAGAGATCTTCAGTGGAAATATCAGCTGGCTGGTATCTCTTGGCCGAGAGAATCTGCGATTCGAGATGTATGCCGTCTGGCGGCTCGTGACCGTGGATTTGAGTACAAAGGGTATCTGCGAAACACACTGACCTTTGGTTATATCACTGATCCGAAAAATATTTGTAAGCTTGGTATCGTAGATTGAGAGGAAATTTGAAAATGAATAACGCTCGTAGAAAAGCTATTAAGCAGACTATTGATCGTTTTGATTCCATCCGTAAGAAACTGGATGAGCTTGTAGCAGAGGTCGAAAGTGTAAAGTCTGACGTTGAGGATATCCAGTGGGAAGAAGAAGAGTATCGTGATAATATGCCGGAGAACCTGCAGGGAAGTGAACGATACGATAAGGCAGATAATGCTTGCACGAATCTGTCTGATGCTGTGGATGCTCTGGATGATATGATTGGTGCTCTGGATTTTGACTTTGGTGATGTGACTACATCTCTGGAGGAAGCAATGGAATGATTAAGGCCACATATCCATTGAAAAGAAGTGCATGGGCTGTGTTCTTGTACAGAGGCAGGCAAGTTTGTTCATATCTTTTGCGTAATAGCAATCTTGGGGACAAGGAACGTATGGTAGAGTTGCTGGCACGAAGGTACATGACAGAGCCTGAGAATATTGTTGTAGATATTGAATTTAGAAATTGAGGTGATAAAGAATGACCGCGTTTATGATGTTTACTTTCAATGTGGCACTGATAATAGCAGTGAATAGTAATCCGTTTGCATTTTAAGTGGAGACATGAATATGAAAGAGCTGGAAGAAATTTACAATCGATTATATGATGAATACATTGACGCTAGACGAGAGCATATTAAGTCTACTCTCGATATGAAAAAGAATGGTGACAGAATATATCTACATGGAAAAATGCATGGGTTAGAAATTGCTATTAGCATCGTCGATGAAGTGCTAAATGGGGATAAGGCAGAATGTATCAAGGAAGCTTTTGACGTAGACCCATATAAAACCTAAATTCTTTGGAGGAAAAACTAAATGATTATTACTATGTATCGAAGAAAATGGAAATTCTCGGTAATGAACGCAGAAGATGCAGAAAACTTTATCCGACAGCCACATTTTGAACGAATTCGGTTCATCTCAATCACTGAAGCTAATGGTTATCATATTGATTTTCATAAGTGTAAGGGCAATATTACTTTTCTACCGCTGAAGTTTGATGATTGCACTACTGATTTAGAAGGCACCTGTATCACTGATGTTCAAGCTAAGAATATCGTGAATTTTGTTCTGGACAACCATGAGGAAGATAAGACAGATTGGTTCTGCGTGAATTGTGGTGCTGGTAAATCAAGATCTGCAGCTGTGTGCGCTGCTGTTATGAAAATTCTGTGTAATGATGATATGCCGGTATTTACAAACAGCTACTTCGATCCGAATATGACGGTGTACAGAGAGGTGCTAAATGCTTGGGTTAACCGTCTGTCTGATGAAAATGAAAGTGTTTCGACTGAGATACGGAATACTGTAAATAAAGATATAGTAGAGGAGTAAAACATGAAATACACAAAGCGTGAAATCATTAGCGCATATCGAATTCTCACGAAGAATATTCAACAGAATGATCTCGGCTGGCGTGGAAAAATGATTTTAAGTGATGTGCTTGATGACTATTTCAGCCGTATTGATGGTGAAATAGTTGTTGTCGATCCAAAGTATGGAAATTTTCGTTGTCCAAAATGCAATACGGTAATTACGAGTAGGTATGATCACTATTGCAGAGATTGTGGTCAGAAGTTTGATTGGAGAGAAACAAGATGAAGATTGATTTGACTCTTAATGAAGCACGAGTAATCCAAGACGCACTTGATGCGACGAGCCTGTGCCGTTCTGGATGCTACATGGGTTACAAGAGTGGTGATGAGGATTTGTGTTTCAAACTTGATAAGGATGGAAATTATCGCTGCAAGCTAATGCGAGAAATTGATTCTATCAATGGCAAGCTTGAGGATGTAATAAATAAAGGCCGATAAAATCCGGGTTCTTGTGGATACTTAACAAAAGGATGTGCAGACCGATGATATAACTATTGATGACGTAGGATTATTAGTAAAATTTTGGTAATTTTGATAATTGTGTTGAATAATCTCTTTGTGCGGTGTATGCTTGAGACAACCTCAATACAAGATGGTCAAGCCAAAAGAATGTGAGGTTAATATAATGTGGATTATGATAATTTTACTTATGGTATTGGATGCCGTGTACGCACTTAGTCTGTTAGGAGCGCTTTCCGATGCCGATGATCAGAGTGGGCGGCTGGAAATGAAACAGGGAAGGAATGGTCGAAATGGATAATTTGAAACCGTGTCCATTTTGCGGTGGAGAAGTTACTATTGCAGAGGGCGGTTATCGCCAAACACGATGGATGTATGTTACGAGAGGAAACAAAGAAAATAGGTGCAACTGCTATGTTATCATGGAAAGCAAAACTTACGACTTTGATTCCTCTGAAATGGAAAAAGCAAAAATTAAAGCCGATCTTATCGAAGCATGGAATAAACGGATTTATAAAAACTAAGTTCTAATAGAGGTGATTCTATGACAAGAAATGAATTGTTTGGAGCGTTATGCTTCCCAGAATATAGTTTTCTTCGGGAGAATGAGCATCTTGGCAAGCATATGATGTTCGTAACGGTCGGTGGCAGTCATGCTTACGGGACAAATGTTGAGGGCTCAGATCTTGACATTCGAGGTGTAGCATTGAATTCAAAAGAAGACCTTCTTGGTCTCGGTGAGTTTGAGCATTATGTGGACACTCAGACCGATACAACGATTTATAGCTTTAACAAAGCTGTGAAATTGATGTGCAGTGGAAATCCCAATATGCTGGAACAGTTAGGAAATGCCGATGAACTCGTTATTAGCTATAACCCAATGACGCAGCTACTTATGGACAACAAAAACCTATTCCTTTCAAAGCGTGTGATTTTACTCGTTTGGAGGTTTTGCAGGCAAGCTGATTCAGAAGTCTGATACATTAGACAAAGATCCAATCTACCATAATTCAAAGAAAATGCACAAGACGGTAATGAATGCAGTTCGTGTATACCTGATGCTCTTTGACATCTTGGAAAAAGGTGAAATTAAAACCTATCGAGACAATGATCATAACTTCCTGACGCAGCTTCGCAACGGTGAATATGATTACAAAGAGATTCGTCAGCAACTGATTCCGGCCTATGAAAGCAGATTGTCAGTTGACAAGAGCGAGACTTACCTGCCGGACAATGTTGATTGGAAGCGGGTCAACGAGCTTGTGATGACCGTAAATGAGGAGTCTTTAAAGATCTGATAAAACCAATATTTTTGAAAGGAAGTGATTCTTATTAACTCTAATTTGTTAATAAATCGTGAGCAAAGTATTGCTATTGTGTGTATAATGTGCCTGCTGGCGGGGAATCTTGTATCGAAGATCAGTCCGGTAATTCAGAATCATGGTGATTCATACCTTTATAATAATAGCCCTCCGGCAGTGAGTGTAGTGCAGCAAGAGGAAAAGGAGCCAGAAGTCATTGTAGAAACCGTTACTGAGATGCGGATTGTAAACTTTGGTCAGGGCAAACATAAACTCACTGATGACGAACGTGCTCTTGCGGAGCAGATCGTTGCTTGTGAAGCAGGTGCTGACAGTTTGGAAGGCCAGATGGCTGTGGCCCAATGCCTTTATGATTCCGCTGTACTTGATAGTCTAACCATCCAGCAGGTCTTTAAGAAGTATGGTTATAGTTCCTTATATAATAGGAAGGTGACGGCAGAGAACGAACTGGCTGTGTCTATGGTGTTTGATTACGGCGCTAAGATTTCAGACAAACCTATTCAATGGTTTGTAACCCCGGCGGCTGCTCCAGGCAGTTGGCACGAGCGCGGAGCAACCTTTGCTGGACAATTTGGCGCACACAGGTTTTATTATGACGCGAAGCTGGTTGTGGATGATGCTGAGTAAATGGCATCATCTAAAATTTTGATAAAGTAGCACAACAAAATGGTGTGGTACATATTGACGAAAACAAAAAGATGTGTATAATATATCTTGGAAGTTGTTTATGTGATCGGAAGGCGGTATTTCGATGAGTGAGAAAAAGGTTTTGGGAGTTATACAGGTTGAGAACTTTTTGAAGTACATAAGAAAAAAGCGAGTGTGGGTCTGTTTTATTTGCAATGGTGTGGATGTTCACATGATCTGCAAAAAGATGGACGACATTGGCGTAGAGACGCATGGGATTGTCAAAGGCATTGGATTTTTTGGAAACGAAAGTCATATTGAGTTGCGGCAAGAATGTCACGAAGTAAGGAGGGTTGAGTTTAGGCCGGGCGATAAAGAGAAAGCGTATGAGATGATATTCGATAACACCAGCGTGTTCGTATCAGAGAATCCAGAGTTGTACGGGCACTAAAAATATTTTTGAAAACCTATTGACTTCTGTAAAGGTATCCTGTATAATATAGCTATGGAACGGAGCTACACTATTATAGAGGAGAAAGACTATGGACAACAATATTGACCCAAAGGTCGGAGAGGTTTGGTTGGTTGATCTATCCAATGCGACAGGTCATCAGCAGCGCGGTATTCGACCGTTCGTTGTGACGAGCAACAATAAGCGCAACTTCTTTAGTCCAACAATTAAAGGGAATCCGTTGTCTTCCAGAATATACAAGCGCTCTCCGGTTCATGTTCTACTCTCAAAGGAAGATTGTGATTTCCTAGAGGTTGATAGTATCGTTCTATGTGAAGAGACTGATACACTTAACAAAGGACAGTTCATTAAAAAACTTGGTGTCTTGTCGGAGCGTCAGATGAATATGATCGCAATGGCAAGATGCAAGGATGAACCGTTTTTGCTTGCAGCATTCCTGAGCGGCGTACAACATACCATGGAATTTCAGAATTTTGCCGCATTTGCTTGATTTTTTATAAGGTTTAATGGTACACTACATATAATAAGAAGGAGTGTGCCACTATGCTTACTGAAGAAAAAATCAAAGCTTTTGCCGAAAAGTATTCTGATAGAAGCGGTGAGTTTGTTGCATCGACGATGCGTCACGTCATGGATTACGAGGCCGAGCGTGGGTATGAGTTGTTTGACTTCACAAAAGATGATTTCGTAAAGATGTTTGCCAAATATAATTGGGTGAATTCGAGTCGTTCGTTTAAAAATGTGAAGTCAATAATCACAGGCTACATCAAAAGTGAAAACGAAACAAGCATGTATGATCTGGCTGACTTTTCAGAGAGCGATGTAAGCGCAGATGATATGTACAATGACAGTTATTTTGCGTCGGTTGACGAATTTGTTGACTTCTTAAATAAGTACGAAGAGCCATATCAGATTCGTATGAACGTAATTGCTGTTTTGTACTGGATTGGTCTTACTTCCGATGAGATTTCTAATCTAACAATTAACGATGTGGATTTTGAATCTAATACCGTTCTTGATAAGACTGATGTTGACGCAAGGTTAATGGATATTATCAAGCAATGTTACGAGATGAAACAGTATGATGCCCCCAATAAGAGCGGTTATAGAACATTTTATGTCATGAATGGCGATTATATCCTACGCAAAACGAAGGATAAACCCGGTGTAAACAGTGATCCAAAGACGTCTATAATTTCAATTCATGTCTATTTTTCGAGGTTGAACGATATCCTCGAAAAAAGGCATCATTCAAAAACCTTAGATCAAAGATATTTAGCCAGAAATTGTGAGTATATCAAGGTTTATAACTACTGTAAAACTCATCCAAAATTTAATCTTGCAGAACTTAGTTTCGGAAATGGTAAAGGTCCTCTTGCGGACATTATCGGAAGAAAGTGCAGTAAAGTTGCCTATCTTAGTTTCCGGCAAGGATATAAAGGTTGGGTTGAATATTTCCATGAAAATTAAAAACAGGGGGCTTCGGCCCCTTCATTTTAACATGCTAACTATATAACACAGGATACCTATTAGAAAGGGAGATGCAGATGAGAACACTTTTACTGTTCCGTGGAGCACCCGGTTGCGGGAAGTCCACCTATATTAAAGAGCATAATCTTGAGCAGTACGTATTGAGTGCTGATACACTTCGCCTTATGTGCCAGAGCGCACAGGAAACACCTGATGGGCAGATGGAGATTTCTCCGCAGAATGATGATGTTGTATGGGAGATGCTTTTCAAACTGCTTGAGGTGCGGATGAGCCATGGCGAGTTTACTGTGATTGATGCAACGAATTCCAAGACGGTCGAAATGAATTGTTATAAGAATCTTGCAAAACAGTATCGTTATCGGATGTATGTTATTGATATGACGGACCTTCCGATCGAGGAATGCAAACGAAGAAACGCTCAGAGAGAATGGCTAAAGCGAGTTCCTGAAGCGGCTATTGATAAGATGTACGCTCGGTTTGCTACTCAAAAAGTTCCTTCTGGCGTGACAGTTCTTCCTTCTACTACGGATGTGATGTCCGATTTGAACTACTGCCCGAATGACTTTAACCAGTGGAAAAAGATACATATCATCGGTGATATTCATGGCTGCTATACCTGCTTGAGTGAATACCTTGGTGAGATGAAGGACGACGAGCTTTATATCTTCGTTGGTGATTATCTCGATCGTGGCATCGAAAACGTTGAGGTATTCAAGTTCTTGTGTGATGTTGTAAATAACAACCGCAAGAATGTGATCCTTTTGGAAGGGAACCACGAGCATTGGCTGAACAAGTGGGGGCATGATAAACCGGTTCAAAGTGAAGAGTTTGCAAACTACACTCGTCCGCAGCTCTTTAAAGCCGGTATTGACAAGAACACTGCTCGTAAGATCTATTCCAGAGTCGGCCAGTGTGTCTACTTTGAGTATGATGGTAAGCGGTATTTCGTAAGTCACGGTGGTCTGAGCTATCTTCCTTATTTTCTTCCGTTCGTGTCTGCGGATCAGATGATTAAAGGCGTAGGCCGCTATCCTGATATACTGACCGTGGCTGAGTCTTGGGAAAAGTCGATGCCGGATAGCTATATTCAGATCTTCGGCCATCGAAATGTACAGGATGTTCCTATTGATATGGGTCATCGGTGCTACAATCTTGAAGGCAAAATCGAGTTTGGTGGATATCTTCGTTGTGTGGAGCTTGAACACGGTCAGCCTATCAAATGCGTAGAAACCAAGAATGATGTATTCCGAAAAGAGGAGCCAAAGACTGAAACTGCCGTTGAAATGAAAACTGAGTTCGATAACGCAGAACTTGTTAGTAAGATGCGTCAAAGCAAATATGTGTTTGAGAAGCGATTCGGAGATATTTCTTCTTTCAACTTCTCTCGTGAAGCATTTTATAAGAAGCACTGGGATGAGGTTTCTACCAAAGCAAGAGGGTTGTTCATTAACACAAAGACGAATAAGATTGTAGCTCGAAGCTATGATAAGTTCTTTGCGGTTGATGAGCGGAATGAAACGAGAATTGGAAACCTACAGAACACTTTGAAGTTCCCGGTGACTGCATATCTAAAAGAGAACGGATTTCTTGGTATCATTTCGTATGATGCAGAACAGGATGGTCTGTTCATTGCAAGTAAATCCACTCCTGATGGGCCTTTTGCAGATATGTTCCGAAAGATTCTCATGGATACGACTTCTGATGAAGATCGTAAGAATCTGAAAGAAGTTGCAAAAGAGAATGGCTCCATCATCTTCGAGGTGATTGATCCTGTGAATGATGCACATATCATCGAATATAAGAAACCGCACATTGTTTTGCTGGATATTATTGCAAATGATATGAATTTCAGTGTAATGGATTATGATGATTTGAAGCGTGTAGCCGAGAAGTGTCATCTGCAGATTAAGGAGAAGGTTAAAACCTTTGAGAACTGGAGTGAATTCTATCCTTGGTACGAAGAAGTCATGAACGAGAACTATCTGCATCATGGTTTTGAACACGTTGAAGGCTTTGTTTTGCGAGACAGCAATAATTTCATGTTTAAGCTGAAGCTTCCGTATTATAAGCACTGGAAGTTCTTGCGTGGTGTCATGCAGAGCGTTCAAAAACGTGGCTATTATGAAAATACCGCAAAGTTGTTTACTGCCGAGGATAACCTGTTCTATGGTTGGATGCGTGAACAACGAGAGAAAGATCAAGAGTCTTTCTGCAAGAAGGGTATTATTCAGCTGCGGAATGAGTTCTACGCAAGTCAGCAGAAGAGCTAAATTAAAAAATAGACATTTTATCGTGATTTTCGTTAGAATAATTAACGAAGTATAGTGATATTTCTTCCTCCGAAAATGCCCTGCGCGGGGCTGACAGCCGGGAAAGACCGGCAATATGGGGATATGGTGAAATTGGCAGCCACGCTTGATTCAAACTCAAGTGTCGAAAGACGTATCGGTTCAAATCCGATTATCCCTACCATGAAGATTAGTTGTTCTAGCTCGTTCGGGGATTGGCCGTACATTGGCGACCGGAAAGACGTCACACCGGTAAAGGACGTCAAGCCAGACAAGAAGAGAAATAAGGTGTAAGCCGACTAGCTATCGGATAAATACTCTTCGGTTCGCCAGAAAACTAGAATGTAAAACGAATGGTTGGCTGTTTCTGATCTTCTTTTTATATGCGCCCGTGGTGGAATCGCAGACACAGGAGACTTAAGATCTTCTGCCAGAGATGGCGTGCGGGTTCAAGTCCCGCCGGGCGCATTTATATCTGGGCGTAGCGAAGTTGGTATCGCACCTGTTTTGGGAACAGGGGACCGCAAGTTCAAGTCTTGTCGCTCAGACCAGTCCGAAAGGGCATGTAGAATTTTTCATTCACATTATTCCCAGCTCTCTGGAAACGGAGCAGTGTGACGTAGTAAGCTGGGTATATGATGCGCCATCGCCAAGCGGTAAGGCAGAGGACTTTGACTCCTCCATCACAGGTTCGACCCCTGTTGGCGCAATTTATGCGGATATGGTGGAATGGCAGACACGCCAGATTTAGGATCTGGTGCTTCGGCGTGTGGGTTCGATGCCCACTATCCGCACCACGGTCATGAATCGTTGTTGTTCATGGTTGAACTCCTTTGACCACTATTATTCCCGGCTCGCCAGTGATGGTGCAGTAGTGCTTTGTAAGCTGGGTTCTCATGCAGCGGTCGTACAACGGCTAGTATATCAGCCTTCCAAGCTGAGGATGAGGTTTCGACTACCTTTCGCTGCTCCAATTTCGTATGGGTAGGGATTTTAAGCGGTCAGATCCGGCTGCGCCTGTGCGAGATACCACCCCGAAAGGGGCTAACGAAATTATCCATGTACGTTATTCTCGGTTCGCTCGAAAGAGTACAGCGTGCCTTTGCAAGCCGAGCATCCCAGCCTAGTGATGCCAGTTGCTAGGTTGGTTCTTATGCGACTGTAGTTCAATTGGCAGAGCGTCAGATTTCCAATCTGAATGTTGCGGGATCATACCCCGTCAGTCGCTCCACACGCAGCCCCTTACGCTGCACCGGTTACTCAGAGCCGAAAGAAACCTATATGTTACGACATGGTTGCCAAGAGTGATCATATTGGAACGCGACGTAGCTTGGATAGTGAGAATTAAATTCTGAGGTATACGGCTGGATAGCTTAATGGTAAAAGCGCTCGGAAACGCCGAGAGATGAGGTTCGATTCCTCCGCTGGCATCGCGCCGACGAAAGTCGGCGTTTGCATGGGATAGTAGCTCAGTTGGTCAGAGCTGGCGGCTCATAACCGCTTGGTCGCGAGTTCAAATCTTGCCTGTCCCACCAGCCCGATAGGGCATACATAAAATCTGCTAGAACTTTTGTTTTATAAGCGAATGAATAATATGACGTTAATACGTCTATTATTTTTCGCTTATTTTCGGAGTTTTAGCTATGTAACACAGGATACTAAAAGGAGGAATGAAAACTGAAGCATTACGGAGATATCACACAACTCCATGGATGGCAGATTGAACCGGTTTCCTGTATCACAGGAGGCAGTCCCTGCCAAGATCTGAGTCAAGCCGGTAAACGTGAAGGTTTGGCTGGTGAACGCTCTGGATTGTTCCTTGAAATGATTCGTGTGATTACAGAAATGAGGGAGGCCACTAATGGAGAATATCCAAAATTCGCAATCTGGGAAAATGTCAGAGGAGCTTTCAGCTCAAGCAAAGGTGAAGACTTCAGATGTGTGTTGGAAAGATTTGCACGCATTGTCGAGCCAGACGTTTCAATTCCTCGACCTTCAGGAAAGAACGGAAAGTGGGCAAAATCTGGAGCGATTTCCGGTAATGGATGGTCTCTTGCATGGAGATTGTTCGACGCTAAATACTGGGGAGTCGCCCAGCGTCGCCAGAGAATCGCGCTTGTCATGGATTTTGGAGGACAACGTGCCTCAGAAATTCTATTTGAGCGCACGAGCATGTCAGGGGATTCTTGTGAGAGCATCCCGGCGTGGAAAACCTTTGCCCGAACTCCTGAAGCAAGCGTTGCTGGATATGATCGAATGGTGGAATCCAGGAACTCTGTCACAGGTGGTGCAGAAAGTGAAGGAACAAGAAGGTCTGGAAGAGAAGGAATTGGACGAGTATTGGAGTCAGACCATCGAGAGACTTCGACTCGATGCACAGAACCTGCAGCCTACACTCTAAAAATCCGTTCTGGATGTGAAGGTGGCGGTAAAGGCGCTCTTGTTCAAACTGAATTGAGCGCAACGATTTCTACGTTACAAGACCAGACGCTGATTTGCTTGGCAGAAAATCCCTCCTTACATAATTTAAAACAAAATATTTCGCCGGTGGTGTTTGAGAGCCACAGTCAGGACGCTCGATACACTCAGCAGAGTGATACAAGTCCGACTTGTACTGCTCAGTGGGGAACTGGTGGCAATAATATGCCACTGGTCATTGAGAAGAAAGCCTTTGCGATGCAACGCATTGGTGAATACAAGGAAAGTGAACAGGCTAGTACGATGAAATCTCGTGACTACAAGGACGCTACTGACCTGATTACAGAGAAAGAAACGAAGAATCTACGATGGATTGTTCGCCGTTTGACTCCTTTGGAGGATGAACGGCTTCAGGGGTTCCCTGATGGATGGACAGATATCGGTGACTGGATTGATGAGAACGAAAAGAAGCATAAAACTTCTGACGCAGTTCGTTATAAGGCACTCGGCAATTCAATCGCATTACCGCAATGGTATTGGATTTTTCAGAAGATGAAATCGTATATCGGTGAGAATCCTACTCTTGGTAGCCTCTTCGATGGGATCGGCGGCTTTCCGCTAGTATTTCAAAGCACATATGGTGAAGGTACTGCCATTTGGGGGTCAGAAATTGATAGCTTTTGCGTTGCAGTAACTAAGAAGCATTTTCCAGAAAAGCAAAGAGGATAAAAATGGGAGCTTTTATTGCAAGACAGCCTAACGGTTTGCTGTGTCGGTTTTCTTCGGTGGTCGATTGTGTCACCGATTACAACATGACCGAAGAAGAATATATCGAGATGTGTGCTGAAAAGGCACGAAAAGAAGCACGAGATGTTCTTGACCATTATATTAAGCCGTTTGAAATGGTTGACAGGTGTTTCTTCCCGAACAACATGACAATCGAAGAACACAAGCGGATTATGAAGGAAATGGAAAAGCCCGTTGACAAAGCAACTCATATTCCGTAATAAGAAAATCTCATAAAAGGCCAATTCAAACAAGAGGTGACACGATGAATACCAAAATTCCTATCAATGTAACCATTGATTCCGGTTCCTTGAGTCTTCCGGCGAGTCCAATTTTCCAGAAGGAAAAGAGCACATATCTCTGTCCGTTCTGTGTGACGAAGCTGGAGAAGCTTGAACCGAAATGTCCAGAGTGTCAACATAAAATGGATTGGGGTGTATGGATGGATAAGAATGCAAAGCACAATTATGCATTTGCTGAAAGTGGTGTGTTATGAAAGATTGGATGCACGCAAAGAAAAAAGAGATTGAGAACATGACTTTTGACCAAGCAAAGGAAATTGTAGAGAAACAAATTCGTCTTGGTAAAGAAGGCGGGCAATGGTGTCCTCGTGAGCATTTAACAAAGGCTCTCGAAATTATTCTTTCAAAAGCTGAACTTTATGAGTTTAGAACAGATTACAAAGAGCCTCTTCACGATGACGTTTATAAACGTTATGAGTGCCCGGTTTGTTATTACACACTATCAAATCTTGATAACTTCTGTCCACGTTGCGGACAATTACTTGATTGGCGATTTGTAAGGCATTGGGAAAGAACGATTCGTCCCACGCTTGAAAGACTGCAGAATGGGGAGGTGTAGGGTTGAATATAGATTTCTTCCAACGGCGTAAGACTCAGCTTGAAGATGCACTTCTTTTGAAAAATCAGGCGGTCGATATGCTTGATTATCTAAAAACGCACTGCGTCAACAATGACCAGTATTGTGCAATTCGAGATTACATTGAAGAAGCTGCGAAGATTCTGGAGAGTGACCTCGAATACGCAAACAACAAGCTGCAGTCAGCATTCAGACCTAAGTATGGTCGGAACAGTAGACTGACTCGTGCTCAATCTAAGATGTTCCGTGATAGAGAGTATTAAAAATGGGGTGATGCCGCTATGAACACATGTAAGAAAATATGTAACTGGTGTGGTCGTGAAATCAAGCCGATAGGTAGCGAGCAGGGAATCAGTTTTGAGCATCAATACTCTTATGGTAGTCAACTTGATGGTTCGTTTTTGAGTTTTGATTTGTGTCCTGAGTGTTCAGAACGGCTCCCAATAGTGCTCGGCGCAATGTTTGTACATAATCCATTAAAGGACGATTTCTAACGGCGAGTGCCGTATGAAATATAAGCCATCAATAAACCAGACGGAGGATAACATATAGAATGAATAGTGCATGAATTGATTTAAGACGATAACAGAAAACATAAGTGATTATCAATGAAACAAAATTACATAAAGGAGACTTGATATGGCAGATAGAATTTTTAATCTTCCTCAGACCCGTGGTTCTTTTGAGATGGCTGGTAAGGTCACCGGCACCCAGCGTAGTAACTTCTATAACGAGAAGGAGACTAAGAGTGGTGCTATGCGCCGTGTCCTGAGCTTTGGCGTTCAGACTTCCAATGAAAACACTTTCTATGTTGATCTGGCTGGTATGCCTCGTGATAAGGTTTACTTCTTCCGCCGTGCCGATAAGGACAAGGGCATCGAGAAGGATAAGAAGGAAGTCGCTTGGAAGGATCGTCTGACTTATGTTGCACCGGAAGGCTATGATATGATTGGCGTTAAGGTCGGTGTTACCAAGAAGACGAATGAGTCTGGTAAGGTTATCAATGATAACAAGACTCTGACTGATTTCGATGCAGCCAAGGAGATCTCTGAGAACCTGCATGACGGTGATAACGTGTATGTCCGTGGTAACATCGAGTACAGCACTTACAACGGCAAGCACCAGATTCGTTTTGTTCCTACTCAGGTTTCTCTGAGTTCTAAGGAAATCGACTTCGATGCAGAGGGTTTTGAAGAGCTGGCTCTGTTTACCCAGACCATTGTTTACACTGGTTGCCGCAAGAGTGATGAGGGCGATGAAGTAGTTGTCGATGCAAAGATCGTGAATTACAACACTATTGAGGATGCAGAGTTCTTCATTGACTATAAGGCAAACACTCAGAATAAGGTTCTGGCCGATTCTATTCGTAAGCGTTTGAAGCCTTATACTAGTTTCGAGTGTTTTGGTCCCATCGTTAATCAGCAGAAGGTTGAGGAAGTTGAGACTGAGAATATCTGGGGTGGTCCTAACAAGATGAAGCGTCAGAGCACTCCGGCAGTTCGTAAGCTGTATATCGAGGGTGTTAATCCTGATTCCTTTGATCCGAATCCCGGCGATAAGGATGCAGAGCCTACCTATACTGAGGACAATATCTCCGAGGCACGGGCAAAGATTGCTGCCAACGCTCAGGCTAAGAAGGACTTCGATGGCAAGGCAGCTGAGAACGATACTTCTTGGTGGGGTGGTTCTAACAAGTCCACTGCGACTCCTGCTGATGAGGAAGAGGATGACTGGGGAGTGTAATTTTTAGTCTTAGCTAAGTAACACAGGATACTTATAAAAGAAAAGTTTTATCGTATTTACGTCAAAATAAATATCGTAGGTACGATAAATAATTTTGATAAAAACGGAGGAATTTACATATATGGCTATGATTCGTAAGGCAAATGCCATTCGCAAGAAAATTAAGATTCTTGTCTATGGCGAACAGGGTACTGGGAAATCTCGTCTGGCTATGCAGATGTGTTATTTGAAGAATGCAGATGGCCGTCCATTTCGTGTTTTATATATTGATACCGAGAATGGCTCTGTTGACAATTACACAGAGGAACTTGAGGCAAACGGTGTTAATCCTGAAAACCTGCTTGTTGTATATACGCAGTCTCTCGCAGAGGTACAGGATTTCATTAAGACTGTTGCTGACGATGAAGACTTTGAGTATTCGGATGGAAGTGTAATTCTCGATGCGGATGGTAATCCATTCCGTGCTGATGCGATTGTTGTTGATTCTACGTATATTTTGACCCTTACTTGCAAGCAGGGGCTTTCGGAATTCTCGAAAAAGCGTGCAAAAGTAAAAGCAAACGCACAAGGTTTGACTGGCGATGAAAAGGCAGTCAAGATTGAGGGCGCTGGTATGGAGCTGAAGGATTACCAGCAGTTGAATTTCAAGGGGCAGTCTTTGATTCTGGATCTGAATGCAACTGGTGTTCATTATGTTGTTGTCTGCCGCGAAAAGGACGAGACTGAAAACAAGATTGTGAATGGTTCTTCTGTCAGCGTATCGACTGGTCGAAAGATTCCTGATGGATTTAAAGGTCAGGGTCATAATGTTGATACTGAAATTCGTCTGTACAAACAGAACGGTGCACATCTTGCTTATTTCGTTAAAGACAGATCTGATGTGCATCGAGACGAAGAAATTGTTGAAGATCTTACCTTGCTGGAATACCAAAACCTTATCTCTAATAGTGCAAAGAATAAGGATTTCGTTATTAAAAACGGACTGAGCGATGCAGTCAAGACTGAAATCAAGCTGAATATGCGTGACCTTGGTCTTGATGAGAATGAAATTGAAGAATCTTCTGATGTAAAGAAAGAACTTTCGCTTGATGAGCTAAAGGCCAATCTAATCAAGATGTTGTCTGATGCATCTCCGATTAAGAAAAACGCAGCAAAGAATGCGGTTGAGGAAGCTGGCCTGTCTACTCGATTCCGTTCCATGACTGATATCGAGGAACTGAAGAAGGTTGCCGCAATCATGGAGAAGGAACTGGCTTAATGGAATTAACCCGTAAATGCAAGATTTGCGGGAAGAACATTTTCATCGAGCGAGACCGTAGCACGTTTTTCTACGACAAGACTGGCTTTTACCATAAGGATTGTTTTGTAGAAAAAAAGAAAAATCAAAAACGCCCTTGGACAGATGACCTGCTAAGGGCATTTTTTGACAAAGTGAATGACACTACGGATAAAAAGGTCGATGATCTTCTTTCCAAAAAGAGAGAGCAAGACCACAATCGTGAGCTTGCACATATCAAACAGGAAGAGAAAAAGATTCTTTTCGACCATATTCGAGATATATACGCCCCGGCGGTTGTTCCTGGCAGCTTTTACTCGAAACTTACGCAGTTAATTTCCGGTAATTATTACAAATATAGAGGTTCTATTCCTCCGCTAGAACTTTACGATATGTGGGTTTTAGCGAAACCCCGACTAGATAAGATAATTGCCGAGAAAGAAGCAAAGGGTTGCGATATGAGCCAGCGATGGAATTACGACTTGGCTGTTTTATTGGCTCAATATCCTAGTTATCTCGAACGAAAAGAAAGACTTGCTTCGATTCGCAGTGAAAGCGAAGACAAAACGAAGGAAAATCTGACTGAAACGGTACTGAAACGGATGAAAACAGCACCGAAACAGAGTAAAAACGAGAATGAAATTGATATAAGTGCAATTCTCGATGAGATATAAAAGGGAGGTGGATGAGTGGAGCTCATTTCAAATATCCCGAACGAAATTCTATTTGTTGGCGCAATTTACAAGCATCCTGACTATTTAGTCGAGTATGGGCATTATGTCAAGAGCAAGTACGATTTTGCCGATGAAGCAACAAAATTTTTCTACGATGCAGCGTTGATTATTTACGAAACTCGGACTCAAGAATTTAATAAAACGTCTGTTTTAACGTTTATGGCTGAAGACGAGTCCAGATTGTCCCAATATAAGCGGCTGAAGGGCTGGTCAACCATTGAATACTACATGAGTCTTGCGAATGACGATGATATCAAGGGATATTTCAATATCCTGAAGAAATATTCGCTACTTCGTGAGTATCAGCGTAATGGGTTCAATATTGAAGGAATCTTGAAGCACCGGCAGTTTGAAATGTTTGGTGCTCAGGACATTTATAAACTGATTCGTGGCAAGGCCGACAAGATCAATACGGTTATCATTACAAACGATGATGCTGAGATTTTGAATAACGGTCTGCTGCCGATGGTTAATGAACGTTTGAGTGTTCCTGATATGGGCTTGCCGTTCCAGTATCCTATCATGAACGATTTGTTCCGAGGATTGAAGCTGGGCACCGTGATGTTCAATGGTATGCCATCTAATGCTGGTAAGACTAGATACATGATGGCGATTGTTGCATACGTCACATTGGTTCAAAAGCAAAAAGCACTCCTGCTGCTGAACGAGATGGATCTTGAGTCAGTCCGATATTGCTTACTGGTCACCGCCATCAATAATCCTGAGTTTCAAGAGTTGCATGGTCATCGTTTCCATAAGGACGAGCGAGAAATTACCCTTGGAATGTACCGGGATGCAAACGGAAACTTCATCTTCCGAAAGCAAAACGAAGATGGAGAATACATAGAAAGCATTGATGAGTTTACCGCTCGTGTCTACGAAGAAAGCGAAGAGTACCGCAATGTGCTTGATGTTTGCCAGTGGATTGAGAACGAATCACAAGGCTTGATTATAGCAAAAGATGTTTCTGCTGATTATAGTGACAAATCCCTGCGATTTGAAATCCAGAAGGCAGCTCTCACGCAGGGAGTTAAGTATGTGTTCTACGATACTCTAAAGAACGACATTGCATCTATTGGTGAATGGGCAGCGTTTAAAGTCACAGCCACAGAGCTTGAAGAGATTGCGAAAAATCTGAAGATCTTTATCTATGGTAGTATCCAGTTGGCCGAAAACGCTCATGAGTATCTTCCTGATGAGCTGAATTCAAACAACATTGCTGAGTCAAAAATGATTAAGCATGTTGCTTGGACGATGGTTCTGTTCAAGGAGATTCCAAAAGATAAGTTCGCGAAGTATCAATACATCTCTCATGACCCTGAGTGGGGCGGTGACTGTGCCCATCGGCTAAATCCAGATAAGCGGTATTACGTTGGAAACATCGATAAGAACCGCTTTGGTGAGAAAAAGAAAATCATGTTTGAAGTGAATTTGAATCAGAATATTTGGAGAGAGGTCGGTGTCTGCACCAGAAAGTAAGGAACTACAATGGTAAATATCGCAGATCTGAAAAATTACATTCTTGAAGAACAGCAGATTGAACCGATTCTGGAGGAACTTGGTTGTCATCATATCAGTCACAAGACTGGTTATTACCAGTGTGCAAATCCAGATGGTGACAATAGAACGGCACTCTGTATCTACGAGAATGAAAATCTTACTGCGGTAGATTACACACGAGATATTGCCAATGGAAAGACCAGTTATGATTTGATTTCTGTCGTCCAGTTCTTTCTGGAACTGTCTTTCCCAAAAGCTATTAAGCAAATCTGCGAATGGGTTGGACTTGACTACTATCACAACTTCGAGGAAGACCTTCCTAAAAGTATGTTGATTCTAAAAGAACTCATCGCCATGCAAAGTGAAGGTGAAGAACACGAGGATGACCGTCCGATAGTCCCAATCTCCGAAGCCATCCTCGGTTATTACAAACCTTATGTAAACCAGATTTTTGCTGACGATGGGATATCTTATGAGACGCAGCAGGAGTTTGAGATTGGCTTTGATGAACTGACAAATAGAATCACGATTCCAATCAGAGATGAAATTGGTACTCTGGTTGGTGTAAAGGGAAGATATTTTGGTAAGCCGCCTGAAGGTGAATTAAAGTATCTATATCTTGAGCCGTGTGCCAGAAACCGTATTCTGTATGGCCTGTATAAGACAGAGCCGTACATTAAGAATGAAGGTCTGGTATATGTTGGTGAAGCTGAAAAGTCTGTCATGCAGATGTGGAACATGGATGTCTACAACTGTGTGGCGACTGGCGGTAAGAAGGTTTCACAGAATCAAATTGAAATTTTAACACGTCTTTGCGTTGATATTTGTTTTGTATTTGATAAAGACGTTCAGCTTAGTGAGCTTATGGTTCTCGCTAATCGATTTGTCGATGGCGTAAGTGTGTATGCTGTAGTAGATGATAAAGGGATTCTGGATGAAAAGGAAGCCCCGACTGATAATCCTGAAAAATTTAAGGCATTGATTGAAAACTGTGTTAGGAGAATTAAATGAATGTAAAACTCTGGAAGGGGAGTAGGAACGACCTATCAGACCCGATTGGAACGATTATGGAGAACAGAGGGGTTAAGGATTATAAGATCTACATGAACCTAGATGATTCTTGTCTGAATTCTCCGTGGGAACTGGACAACATGGAAGATGCTGTCCGGCTGTTGAACAAACATATCTGGAATAAGTCTATTATCTCTATCCTTGTAGACTGTGATGTGGATGGATTCACAAGTGCTTCAATGATGTTTCAGTATTTGAAGACGATTGGTTATTTTGGAAAAATCAATGTTCTGCATCATAGTGGCAAAGAACACGGACTCTCTAAAGAAATTGAAGTTCCACCTGAAACTACCTTGCTGATTATTCCTGATGCTGGCAGCAATGATGTTGAGCAGTGTAAGGAACTTCGTGATAATGGCATCGATATTCTGATTCTTGACCATCACATCTGCGACAGAGAGAATCCTTACGCAGTAATCGTCAATAACCAGAATGGTACATATCCTAATAAGGAATTGTCTGGCGCTGGCGTGGTGTATAAGTTCCTTCAGGCTGTTGATGAATATAATTGGACTGATGTTGCAGACAGGTATCTTGATCTAGTGGCCGTCGGAAATATCGGTGACGTCATGGATATGCACTCACACGAGACAAAGCGCCTTTGCACGAAAGGTCTTGCGAGAATTGTGAATCCAATGATTTGCGCTCTGGTTGAAGCGAATAGCTTCAATATTAAGGGTGACCCGACTATCAATGATGTTCAGTTCTACATCGTTCCGATGATGAATGCACTGATTCGTGTTGGTTCATCCGAGCAGAAGAAGCGGATGTTCCGTGCAATGGTCGGTGAGGAACAGACATTCCAGTACACTCCGACTCGTGGCAAGAATGCCGGTGTCACGATTGACGAGACTCTGGCACAGCATGTAGCTCGTGAGTGTTCGTCTTGCAAGTATCAGCAAAACAAGACCAAAGACAAGGCTGTCGCAGAGCTTCAAAACTGGATTTCTAAGTATGGAGCGGACAGAAGTAAAGTTTTGTTTTGTAATTCCACTGGCATTCTGGACAGTAATTTGACTGGCGTTGTAGCAATCAAGTTGGCTGAAATGTATGGTAAACCTTGCGTACTACTTCGAGAGATGGCCTGCCCTGAAGAGCCAGACGAGAATCAAGAGTATTTTGGTGGTTCAATGAGAAATCCTGACGGTTCTCCGATTGAAAGTTTAAAAGAGTTTTTGATGAGCACCGGAGATTTTGAGTCGGTTCTTGGTCACGATAATGCCGCTGGCGTAAAAATCAAGAAAAAAAACGTACCAAAGGCGATTGCGGATTGCAATGAACTGCTTAAAGATGTCACGATGAGTAAGGCGATCGTGGTCGATTTTGATTTTGACTATAGTAAGTTGACTGTTGCATTGCCGAAGACCATGTATGAAATGCATAAAATCTGGGCACAGGGAATCTCCGAACCGTATTTCTACATTAAAAACATTCCGCTGATTCATAGTGGATGTGCTCCGATGGGCAAGAATGGTAATATGTGGAAATATTCTGATGAAGAAAAAGGCATTGATTTTGTGTGCTTTGCTGATAATGGCCGGATGATTGGCTGGATCAACAATGACTTTTATGGTGATCAGGAAGAAAAATACATCAATGCTGTATGCCGGTTATCTTTAAATCAGTACGGGAACAAAGTAACTCCGCAGGCGCAGATTGTTGATTTTGAGGTGATTTGATATGGGAAATTGGAAACGTGCTATCGCCATCGACTTTGATGGCACTCTCTGTGAAAATAATTACCCTGATATCGGTGAGCCAAATTGGAATGTCATTTATCAAGCAATTCAGGAACAGAAACACGGTGCTGGTCTGATTCTCTGGACTTGCCGTGAAGGAAAGCTTTTGTATGATGCAATGGAGGCTTGCTTTGATTGGGGCATTCAGTTTGATGCAATCAATGAGAGTCTTCCTGAGTGGAAAGAGCATTTTGGCACTGCTCCTAGAAAGGTTGTAGCTGATGAATATTGGGATGATAAGGCTAAGGTTGTAAAAAATGGAGAGTTGATTGACAATGCTGATGCCTGAACAGTTTGAAGCAGACGTTAAAGAATTTATCGCAGAATGCCAAAGCCATCCAGTGATAGATTTATCAAAAGATGATCCATGCGAAGGATGTCGCTTTGAGGACTTTTGCGATAGGTTTTATCCGGGCGATGGTAGCACATGGCATTGGCGAGTTTATGAGAGGGGTGAATGAATGGTTTACATTACAGGCGATATTCATGGCGATTTTAATCGTCTCTTAGAGTTAAATAAATTTTGCATTAAACACAATCTTGGAAAGAATGATTGGATTATCTGTCTTGGTGATGTTGGTCTAAACTATTATGGTAAGGATAACATCAACGAATGGAGAGTTAAGACCATTGCTGCGGACATCCCTGCGAATTTATTCTGTATTCATGGAAATCACGAACGCCGCCCGTCTCGTAAGGATGGTTATAGGACAAAGGAAATCAGTGGAGATATTTGTGGTAAGGTGTGGCATGATTCACATTATCCCAATCAGTATTTTGCTATTGATGGCGAAGTTTACCAGATTCTTGCTGATAGGGAAATTCTGAACTGTCTTGTTTGCGGCGGAGCATATTCTGTAGATAAATATTATCGGTTGGAACGTGGATGGAACTGGTGGCCGGACGAACAGCCTAATGAGAAGACTAAGAAAAAGATCTGGAATATTACACATGACCCTCAAATCGATGATATTGATGTTATGCTCACGCATACCTGTCCATTTCGGTTCATTCCAACTGAATTGTTTATCGGTGGTATTGATCAAAGCACAGTAGACCAGTCAACTGAAATATTCTTTGATAATATATACGAATGTTATCCTAACGATTGTAAACCATTCTGGTACTTCGGCCATTTCCATGGCAACAAGTACACCGATGACTATGTGATGCTTTTCGACGATATTATTAAGTTTGGAGATAAGGTGAATACGAATGAGTGAATATCATGTGAGCTGTGGTATGTTTGGTATTTACGCAGGAACTGTTAAAAAGAATGGAACCGAATGGAAGGATAAAACTCGTGTCACGGATGAAGCTATCGAGGCAGTTCGTGATTGGCTTCTTTCTGAAGCTCAGTTCAACAATAGAACTTTTGGTGGATACACATGGACAACAAAGGACGGTAAGACTGTAACTTTGAGAGTGTCTATCGAAGATAAGGAGCAGACAGAATGAATTTAAATAGTATGAAAGGTGGTGTTGCCTGATGAGTAGCAGTTTACATATGCACTCATACTTTTAGCTTGCTCGATGGGTTCTCTTCTCCTGAAGAAAATCTAAAAAGAGCATCGGAACTTGGCTTGAAAGCTATTGCCATTACGGAACATGGTGAGGTGACAAGCTGGCCGTATTACTCAGAACTAAAAGACAAGTATCCTGACGTAAAGCTTCTTTATGGTATCGAGGCATATGAGTGCGAGGATAGGGAAGTAAAGGACAAGAACAGTAAATACTGGCATCTGATCATCATCGCAAAGAATGAGGCTGGTCGTCAGACGGTTAATCGCTTATCTACACTCGGTCATCTTCATGGCTTTTATAGCCGTCCTCGTATCACAAAAGAGGATATCGCTAAGGAAGATACGAATAATTTGATTATCCTGTCTGCTTGTTTGGCGAGTAGACTGTCCAAAACGGATGATTATGACACTTGTGTCAAGCTAGTTCAAGAGTATAAGAGTTTATTCCCTCACTATTATCTTGAGGTTCAGGCTCATGCAAATAGTGAACAAGCAAAATACAATCAGAAAATCATGCGGTTGGCAAACGACACTCATACAAAAGTAGTCGTCACAAACGATGTTCATGCTGCCACAAAAGAAGCTCTGTATTATCAAGACTACTTTCTGAGAATTGCTCATGATACAGAAACTGCCGCAGAAATCTACGAAGAATGCTACTTTATGTCTCGCAGGGAGCAACATGAAGTCCTTGACGGTCAGATTGGATATGATGCGGCAGAATGGTGTATCAACAATACCGATGAGATTGCTGACCTATGTGATTATGTGGATATGCCTTGGCACGAACCTGAACTTCCCAAAATCGAGATTCCTCCACAGTATTCCAACTCAGCAGCTTACTTAAAAGACCTTGTGAAAGAGGGATGGAAGAAACGCGGCATTGACAAGTTTGATGTAGAAAAGCAGAAGATCTATCGTAAGCGTGTTGATGACGAGCTGTTTGTCATTGAGAAGAAAGACTTCTGTGATTATTTTTTGATTCTGGTTGATTACATCAACTGGTGTAAGAAAAATGATGTCATTGTTGGCCCTGGTCGTGGTTCTGCCGCTGGTTCACTTGTATGTTACCTGATTGGCATTACGCAACTTGATTCCATCAAATACGAGCTTGATTTCGGACGATTCCTTACCATTGAACGAAAAGACCTTCCCGACGTTGATGTAGATGTCAGTGATCGTGCCAAGGTTGTCGAGTATCTGACACGGAAGTACGGTGAAGATCGAGTAGTTCAGGTTATGAATATCGTGTACACCACTCCGGTCACTTCGATTCAGGATGTTGGCAAGGTGCTCGGTTTCCCGTATGCTGAGATTAGAAAAATCAGCGAGAAATTCGTTCAAAAGACATGGAAGGATTGTCTTGAAGCAAATCCAGAAGTGGCTGAGAATCCGAGATACAAAGAACTGCTTGATATTGCAGAGCACATCAATGGTCGCCCACGAGGGTATGGTATCCATGCTGGCGGTGTTATTGTCTGCCGACATCCTTATTATGAGTATATCGGTATCCGACACGGTGCCGATGGAGAGCACGTTATCTCTGTTGATAAGGTGATGGACGAGAAAATTGGACTTGTTAAGTTTGATATTCTTGGCGTTGCATCGCTTGTGGCTATTGATGAGGCAAAGCGTGAGGACAATATTCCAGACTGGGAAATTGACATTAACAATCCTGAGTTTGAAAATGACAAGGCATCCTATGATTTGATTTGTTCTGGCCGGACAGACAATCTATTCCAGATTGAGTCGTCTGGTATGAAGGATCTGGTTGCACAGCTTCAGCCGAGGTCGATTGAGGAGCTGTCAGCATTGATTGCTCTTTATCGTCCTGACGCAATGCCGTCTATTCCTACATACGTTGATTGCAAGTATCATCCAGAACACATTCATTATTTCCATCCTGATATGGAACCAATTTTCCGCAGCACCTATGGCGTGAACATCTATCAGGAACAGAGTATGAAGCTCACAAAGGTCTTTGGTGGCCGAAGCGATGCTGGTGCTGATAGAATGCGTAAGTGCTTAGCAAAGAAGAAACCTGAGAAGGTCAAGGAAGAGGTAGAACTTCTTCACGATGAAATTCTTGCAAATGGATACGATAAAGCAACCGCCGAGTATATTTGTAACGAGTTGTCAACGAAGGGCGGCTACGGCTTCAACGCTAGTCATTCTCAAGCATACGCCGTCATCTGTCTTCAGACCGCATACTTGAAAGCCCATCATCCGCTTGCGTTCTTTAAGGCTATGCTGAACCTGAATAAAGCAAAGGTCGGTAAGGTCAATAAGATTATGGTGGACGCACGCAGCTTTGATATTCAGATTCTTCCTCCGAGTATCAATCGTTCCGGCATGGATTTTACTGTGTCAAATGGTAAAATCCTATTTGGCTTGTCTGCTATCGGTGGTATTGGCAATACACTTGCTGAGACTATCATTGCAGAACGAGATAGGAATGGAAAATTTAAGGGACTTGATGATTTCACGAGTCGTGTTCGTGCAACGAAAGCGCAGATCATTGCGTTGGTCAAATCCGGTGCGATTCCTACAAAAAACAAACGAATATTCTTGGAAAAGTACATTGCCAGCGGTTTGGAACAATCTGAGTTTAAACCAGTCAGTACACTTCCTACCAAGGCAGTTTTGCTGAGTAAGTGGGATATTGATACAGAGCATTATAAGGTTGGTAAGAAGGTTGATAAAGAAACCGTCCTACGAATCTATAATGAAAAGCGCCGTGTCGTACATGAAACTGAAAAACTCAAGAAAAAGGAAGCGTACATGGCCGAGCAGTCAGAGAAGTATTTGAAGGACGAGCAATTCTGGGAGTTCCAGACGTTGCAGACGTTTATTATCGATAAGAATCCGTTTGAAAAGGCATACGAATACATTAAGGATTTCTCTGAGCTTGAAACTGGTGACTCCTGTGTACTGGTTGGTATTATCGCAAAGATTCAAAAGAAGAAAACAAAGACTGGTATGCAGTTTGCGTTTGTGAATCTGTATTCTGGCGATGGTATCATTGAGTTGACAGTATGGCCGAGAATCTTGTCAGATTATCAGGATTTGATTGTAAAGGGAAGTCAGGTAGCTGTGCTTGGAAAGAAGGAAGATGAATCACACGTTATTGCAAACGACTTCAAACCTTACAAGCAGTGGCTACATGATAGAGAGATAGCGTAAGAGGGTTATAAAGTGGCAGATAAGAAATTTAATGAAAATATGATTCGTTGCTACATCAGGATAAAACGAGTCTTTTATCCGAAAGATGGGAGGGAGGTGGAGCCCGGCGGCTTCGCCACTTTCTCTGCCGAGGTGGTAAAAGTCAAGCAGGGAAATCCTATCATGAGTCGATATAGTGACCTCCGACTGAAGGGCAATGTCCCTAGTCTTGATATGAATAAAACTTATTCGTTCTGTGGTGAGTATGTTCATCATGAAAAGTTTGGTGATCAGTACAAAATCATCTACATGAATGAGTTTCAAGAGATCACTGACCCGGAAGAACAAAAAAGCTTTCTCCGTTTTATTTTGACCGATCATCAGTTTGAGATGCTTTATGAAGCATTCGATAATCCGTATGAAGTTATCAAGAATGGTGACATCAAGGCTCTTTGTACTATTAGCGGTATTACGGAAGGTCGAGCACAAAAGATCATTGACTCTTTTGAACGCAACATTGATAACAGTGAAGCGTACACAAAACTGATTGAGTACGGTCTGACTCCCAGTGCTATTGAAAAGCTTGTTCGTCAGTATCACGGTGCAGACATTCTGGTAAAAAAGATTGAGGAGAATCCTTACGTCCTGATTGATGATGTGTATGGTATCGGCTGGAAAAAAGCTGACGCTATTGCTTTGAATATGGGCTTAAAGCACAATTCGCAATTTAGAATCGAAGCTTACGTCATGCATTTTCTTGCCGCTCGTGCCGAAGAAGGTAACTCTATTATCCCGGCAAACCAGACAATCAATAGCTGTATTAAGGAACTTGATTTGAACGAGGGTGATCAAGAAGTCATCAAAAGGGCACTTTTCCATTTACATGATGTCCGTGAAACGCTTTGGTGGAGTGATGACCGTCAGGAATTTGCTTTAACTAGAGTGTGGAATCTTGAAGATAAAATCGCAAAGGAAATCAAGCGACTGGCTGATGCACCTGTTGAGCCGATTGGTCGAAACATGGATGCTGCAATCAATGAAGCCGGGAATGCGCTTGGCATCGAGTATACTGAGGAGCAAAGAGATGCTATTAAAAAGGTATGCTCTAGCAACGTCTGTATCTTAACAGGCTACGGCGGAACTGGTAAAAGTACCGTTGTCGCTGGTGTTTTAAAGGTTCTTCGTGGCAAGTCTTTCGCTCAGACTGCACTTTCTGGTCGTGCCGCAGCTCGTATGCAGGAGATTACTGGTCAGGATGGAAAGACCATTCACCGTCTTCTTGGCTACGACATCGAGAATGGTGGTTTCATCCATAACAAGGACAATCCTCTTGAAGAAGACATTATTATTCTGGATGAGACCTCTATGGTTGGAGCTCAGTTATTCTATGACTTGATTCAGGCAATCGAGACCGGCAAGCGATTCATCATGATTGGTGATGACGGCCAGCTTGAGAGTATTGGTATGTGTAACATCTTCAAGGATATGCTTGCATCTAAGGTTGTTCCTGTGGCTCGTTTGACTAAGATCCATCGTCAGGCAGCTAAGTCTGCAATTATCACGGAAAGCATTAAGGTTCGTAACGCTACGCAGTTGGTGCCTTATGGCTGGGCTGGTAGTGAGATTCGTGGTGAACTTCGTGATTTGGAGCTTGATATCTATAAGGATGCAAGTGAGTCGTTCAACCATATCATCAATCAGTACCGTACCTTATATAATAAGGTGGGGAATGATAGTGCGAAGATTCAGATTGTACTTCCACAGAAGCTTCGTGGCAGTATTTGCACCTACGAAGTAAACAATGCTATTCAGGAGATTGTAAATCCGAGTCGTGGTCAGGCGGAAGCAAAGGTCACTATCTATGGAGATGGCAAGGACAGAGAATATACTTTGCGTGAGGGCGATCAGGTCATCATCAACAAGAACAACTACGAGCTTCACACATACAATCTCAAGACAAAGAAAAAGGAAGAGAAGTGTCCGGTGTTCAACGGAAACCGTGGCATTATCCGAAAGATTGAGAGCAGCTTTATTCTGGTTGATTTTGACCAGTGGGGCACGATCTTTATTCCACATTATTTTGGTGGGAATAACATCTGGGCAACGCTTGAACTTGCCTATGCTCTGAGTTGTCATAAACTGCAGGGCAGTGAGGCTCCGTATGTGATTGTTGGCATGGACAATTCTGCGTACCTGATGTTGACGAGAGAATGGCTCTATACGGCCATCACTCGTGCCAAGAAGTATTGTGTGATTTGTGCCGAAACTCATGCTCTTGATCGGGCTGCAAAGACTTCGAGAGTTCCATATAAGCGGACGTTCTTGAAGGAATTTTTACGGAAAGAATTTGCAGAAAAGCATTGACAATTATGTGCGTATCCTGTATAATATAGTTACAAAAAGTCTCCGCCCCGGAGGCTTAAAATTCTCTCTTTAACTATATAATACAGGATACGGGAAAGAAATGGCTTGCTCGTAACGACAAGCCTTTCTTTATTAGCTATAACTATATAACACAGGATACGCAAGGAGGCTTTATGACAGATAAAGAGCTCATAGGTAAGCTTAATGCGATGGTTAAGGCATTGCAGAAAGCAAAGAAAAAGACGGACAAGACCCGCATTTTGTTGGATGCACGTAAGGATTTTGGAGATGAAGCTGACGAGCTAATGGCATTCTTCAAATTCCTGCTTGACCCAGCGATTGTGACTGGCCTGTCTGATGCAAAGATCAACAAGAAGGTAACGGCAAAGCCTGATATCGATATTCAGTATCTCAGCTGCGGATACCTTTATATTATGGGTGCTGGGCATAATACTGGCTCTGATGCATCCATTGTAACAATCCAGAATTATTTACATAAAAATCCTGAATACGAAGAGTTTCTGAAGCGACTGTTCACTAAGAACTTGCCGATTGGAGTCGAGGCAGCGACCATCAATAAAGTGTACGGCGAAGAGATTATTCCAGTCTGGGAGGTCCAGCAGGGATATCCGATTGATAAGGTAAAGCTGAAGGATGGCATTTGGTTCAGTTTGAGCCAGAAGATGAATGGCAATAGGGGCACCATGTATAAAGGCGAGCTCATCTCTCGGCAGGCTCAGAAGTTTAAAGGGCTCGACCATATAAAGAATGATCTGCTCGCTCTATACGACGAAGACGCCTCAAGGCGAGATGCGTGGGTGTTTGATGGTGAGCTGATCTACAAGAACCCAGAAAGAATGTCGGACGGAGAGGCTTTTCGTTATGGCACTGGCCTACTTAATTCTGATAACAAGGACAAGACTGGAATCAAATTTGTGATTTTTGATGTGATTCCTGTTGTAGAGTTCGACCGTGGAAAGTGTACTATCCCATATAAAATTCGCCGTATTGGGTTAAATTGTCTTCGCGCAGAGATTACTCGCAAGCACCTTGAGAATATTGAAATTGTTCCAATGGTATATGAAGGTACTGACCAGAGTGTGATTCCGAAGTGGCTTGATTATGCTGTCGAACACGATTGGGAAGGTCTTATGTTGAACACGGATGTCCCTTATCGCCGGGCTCGTCACAACGGATGTCTCAAAATCAAGCGATTCTATACGGTCGATCTGCGAATCACAGCGATTGAGGAAGGTCAGAACCGTCTGGCTGGTACGATGGGCGCTCTTGTTGTTGACTACAAGGGTAACGAACTTCGTGTTGGTTCCGGTTTTGATGATGCTACGAGAGCTGCTGTGTGGGCGAATCCCGATAATTACATCGGTAAGATTGTGGAATGTAAGTACAAAGAGGTCACGATGGACAAAAAGACTGGCCTTGAGTCTCTGCAATTCCCGACGTTTGTACGATTCCGAGATGATAAGAACGAAGTAAGCTACGGCTAAGGAGAAAGCTATGAATCTTTCTAAGAAGTCCATTAAGCACATTCTTCGGATTCTGGATAACAAATGTGTTGAAGTTCCTACAAAGGCATCTGCTTATAGCAATGGTGGACGTAGAATTTTGACTCGTGATTTTGAACCAAAGGAGTCACACGGAATGAATGGCTGGCAACGGATCGTCTATGTACCGTCCGAAGGATATTTCTACGGAATTTATAATGGAAAATCGGAAGAAGATTGGGATATTCCAGATATCTGGTCTCCTGCACAGCTTGCTGATTTGTGAGGTTTTATAATGTTTATTTTGACGCAGCATCGAGCCGAAATTGTTGATACCAGTAAATGTTTTGGAATTTGCATTGTAGACGATACGACAGTTATTAGAGCGTATTGCAATGATACAAGTAACTGGATAATGCTTGGTTTCTACAAAACAAGAGAACGAGCAAAGGATGTAATTCAAGAGATTAACACTGCTCTTTGTGAAAACCGTATTAGCTTCGATATGCCGGAGGATTAAAATGCTACTTTTAACGCTAGATGGAGAGATTATAAATCTTGACCGCATGGCAATCATTGATACCGCAAGCCTTAATGTTTATGCAAGGCAGGGCATGGGTGAGCGTGGAATTGTTCTTGGCAGCTATGACTCCGAAAGTAGATGCTATGACGTTATTGCAAATATTTTTGACTGCTATCGAAAAAATGAGAAAGCATACATAATGCCAAAATGAATGATTTTAAAAAACTAGCTATCCCAAAGAAAGAACGACTTGAAGTTCAACTTACGGATGGCACAGAAGAACACAATATATTGTACATAATCACATCTCTAGCCACTATTAAAGGTGCTGAGATTTTTAAAAATTTTCGTTTGTATTCTGTAGGCTCCGCCGGGGAGCTCAACTTATTAGAGAAGCGAGACGGCGATCCCTACTTTGATAAGCTGAAAGGAACAGAATATGAGTAATTCGATGAATCGAGAAGACTGGCGCAGAGAGCAGCGTAAGGCACGAATCCTTGCCCGGCGAATCAAGAAGGCTGGTGGCCCCGACTTTCTGGCCGGAATGCCAGCAGAGGAATGGGAGCCAAAGATTGGTGATGAAGTCACTATCAAGGTAAAGAGGATTCAAGGAAAGAAGGATTTCTTCAAGATGAGTTCTCAATATCAGGACTTTATCAATAGCCTTGAGGACGGAAAACCTTACAAAATCACCAGTACCGGCATGAAGGGTCAGGTTTACGGCATTGACGCACATCCTTATTTTCAGATTTGGAAGGGTGATATGGAACCCTACAAGGAGCCCTAATGAAGATGTACTTCAGGACGGACTATTATGCCGATGTTGGCATAGATGAAGTCGTTCGGCTTCAAAGAGGAATTACATACGAAGTGGTTTCAGAAACTGAATTTTTTTATTTTATCGTAACTGATAATGAATCGTTCAGAAAAATGCTAAACATTGTCATGATTCCCAAAGAAGACCTTGAAGATGATGTATATGTCGTGACTGGTAAGAGCGAAAAACTTGAGGAAGGAGGTGGGGCGATATGATTGGTATTGACCATCGTGAGCAGGGTCGTAAGGAACGAGCCCTTGCAGAATATTACAGAACCTTGGCTAGATATCCTACTGAGTGTGGAGATCCGATTACATATCAGTTGTCAGAAGAGCAGCTTAAACAGGTTCTTTGTGGAGAGGTTACTGTTGATGAATTGATTGGAAGAGGTGAGGTAAGTGAGAGACAGGATTAAGATGTGGATCGCGTTCATTAAGATTTTTAAGGATTATCTTATTGCGGTCGGAATCATGATTGCGTTGTGGCTGCTGTCTTGCCTTATCAAGTATGGGATTTCAGTATCCAACTTCCCAGATTGGTTTAAATTTGCACTTCTAAAATAAAGGAGGATTAAATGGTAACCGATATTCTTAATAGAGAGATTCATGTTGGCGACACAGTTCTTAGAGCTAGAACTCGAAATGGTCGCGGAGTTCTTTGGAGCATTCGTAAAGTTGTCTCAATTATGAACGTAATGATTAAAGTTCAAGACGGAAAGTACACAACGAATGTTGCACCTAGGAATTGTATCGTAATTGACGAGAGTGACATTCCTGAAAACTGGCAAGACGAATATTAAGGAGAGTTGAATGACAGTTGATTTGATCGCGTATACACAGCGAGTTGTTCCTACAAGTGATAAGAATCCTTTAGATATTGTGGAGGAAGCTGCGAGTATTTGTTACAATTCTTCAATGACTGACGATTATAAGATTGCCAAGGGATGCAAGGCAAGCGGTCACTATTCTGTGCTCGAGCACATCAATTTTACGTTTTACGTCAAAGATGTAAGCCGAGCACTTCTGGCACAGATTAGTCGTCATCGACATATTAGCATGAGCTGTCGCAGTCAGCGCTATTGTAGTGAGGATGGGTTTAAGTATGTAAATCCGTTTACCGGTGAAGATGCTGATGTTTTCGATAATATGATGTCGGACATTGATACCGATTATCAGATTCTCAAGAAGTATCACAACGCCAAAAACGAAGACGCCCGTGCAGTTCTGCCAAATGCTTGCTGTACAGAGTTTTACATTACGATGAACGCTCGTGCTTTGATTGAAATGAGCCATCTTCGACTTTGTTCTAGGGCTCAAAAAGAAATCCGCGAGATGTTTACAGAGATGAAGAGGGAAGTTGCACAGGTTTGTCCTGAAGTAGCAAGCTGGATGGTTCCTTCTTGCGAGGCTAATCCGAAGTATCCGTTCTGTCCAGAGGGTCGTGGTTGCTGTGGCCGTCATCCTCTGTTGGCAGATGTTTATAAGCCTATTGAAAAGAACAAGGAGGTCGTTGATGGAAACACTTGACGAAATTAAAAAGAATGTCGAGCACCCAGCTCATTACGGCGGTGCAGACAATCCTTATGAAGCAATTAAAGTGCTACGGGAGTGGCAATTAGACGAGGATGCTTATCTTTGGAATGTTGGTAAGTATTTAAGCCGAGCAGGGCACAAAGATGGCAATTCTCCGCTTCAAGATTTAATGAAGGCACGTTATTATTTGGACTATAAAATCCGGCTTTTAGAGGAACAGCAGAAGATTGCCGAAAGTGTCGTAGATACGCTCAAGAAGATTCCTGATGAGGCAAATGATAAGCTGGCTACGATGCCGAAAAAAGACAGCCAAGGAAATTTTTACGATCCTAGACTTAATTGTTGGGTAAACGATTGTGTTTATCGTCCAAACGCATACGAGCAGAACATCGAAACTGCCGTGGTTCCGAGTGTTCATAATGATGCTATGTCTCCGAATAACAAAGGAGTTAATAAGGTTGACCATTCGATGCTGAACTCTAAAGTCCATGTCGATGAAGTCAAGTTTTAAGAGGTTTACATAAATGAGATACAACTGGAAGTTACCTATTATCGTTATTTGTGTCGTGTTAATTTCCATTCTTGGCATGACCTTTATTGTGCAGGGACCTAAGAACACGGCCATCTCTTATGAAGAGCAGATTCAGGAAGCTAAGTCTGGCATTGGGAATCAGGAGAAGCGCAGAGCTGATCTGATTCCAAATCTGGTTGAAACCGTCAAGGCTTATGACCAACATGAGTATCAGACTTTGATGGATGTTGTGAATGCTCGTGGCACTTCCGGCCAGACCGCTCAAGAGATTACGACTCAGATTGCAGCTATTGCGGAAGCATATCCTGAACTGAAGTCTAGCGACAACTACAAGGAGCTTATGAATGAGCTATCCGTCACTGAAAATTTGATTGCAAACTATCGTGGCGATTACAATCGTGTCGTGAAGGAATATAAGCAGAGCGTTCGTAAGTTTCCGAACTCATTTCTGCTTGGTCTGACTGGATATGAGGTTCAGAATTATGAGTATCTGTCCTATGAGGGGAATGAGGCGGCACCGGCAGTCGGTAACCTTTTTGGAAATCGGTAATGCCGAAATTACTTATCGTGAATTGATCGTCAGTGTTGGTATTGTGTTCATTATGCTGATACTTGGTAGCGTTATCGCTGGAAATATCACCAGAGATTCACTTGAGCAGAAAAAAGAATATAATACAGCAATTTCGATTGAGTCCGAAAATATGTTCGATTATGGAATGAGAACCAACGTAGGTAATGCGTTTTGCCAAGGCGCACTAGAAGCAGTAGATACCGTAAGCGATCCACGTATCGACGGCCAGTGGATGTACATCTATTGCGAAGAAAAGCACTATACGATGCATACACGAACTGTCACTACTACGGATGGTAAAGGCCATACAAGAACAAGAGTCGAAACGTACTGGACTTGGGACTATTACAGCTCAGAAGAGCACAGTTCCAAAAATGTAACGTTTCTGGGAAAAGAATTTAAGTATGGTGACATCAAAATGCCATCCAGCAAGTACCTGACCACTGTACAAGTCAGTTCTCATGTAAAGTTCGAGTTTTATGTCAAAGATGTTCGTTATGGTGGTACATTATACGCGAATTTGAGCGATAAAAGTATACATGATGCACAATTCATTAAGGATAAAAACATCGAAGAAGCACGAGATTATATGATTTCTGCAGCTGGTACACGAGTGATTTGGTTTTGGGTATTCTGGGTCGTATTGATGGTAGTTGCGGTTGGAGCTTTCTATGTGGCAGAAAATCGTTGGTTGGAAGATTAAGGAGTGATTGCATGGAATATGTGATTAAACGCGATGGAACGAAAGTTCCTTTTGATAAAAGTAAGATTGTAAATGCGATTGAGAAGGCAATGACGAATACGACTGGAGGAGTTGATTCTCGCGTATCTAACGCTATTGCAGACTACATCGCGGACATCCATGATACGATGTCTGTAGAGCAGATTCAGGATGTGGTTATTGACCAGTTGAAAAATAGCCCTCTTTCGGATGTGGCTGACGCTTATAGTCACTGGCGTATTCTTCGGCAGGAGATTCGTGAGAAACAGCGAGCGTATGGCGAAATTCTTTCCATCTGTGATGTAGACAATGAGAAGGTCAAGCAGGAAAACAGCAACAAAAATCCTGTTGTGAATAGCGTGCAGCGTGACTATATGGCTGGCGAGGTTTCCAAAGATCTGAGCTTCAATCTGCTTCTCCCGAAAGATATTGTGGACGCTCACTATGATGGCCGAATTCATTTTCACGATTCCGACTATTTTGCCCAGCACATGTTTAACTGCTCGCTAGTCAATCTGGAAGACATGCTTCAAAACGGCACTGTGATTTCTGGCACTGGAATCGACAAACCACATAGTTTCTCTACAGCGTGCAATATTGCAACCCAGATTATTGCACAGGTTGCTTCCAACCAATATGGTGGTCAGAGTATTACTCTGTCTCATTTGGCTCCTTTCGTGGACGTCTCTCGAAAGAAGATTACGGGTGAAGTCCATGAGGAGTTTTACGACATGATTCAAAACAATGAGATTGACAAGATGCCAAATCAGGAGACTATCAATCGAATTGTAGAGAAGCGTTTACATAAAGAAATCGTTGCAGGCGTTCAGACTATTCAGTATCAGGTTATTACTTTGATGACCACTAACGGGCAAGCTCCTTTTATTACTATTTTTATGTATCTGGATGAAGTTCCTGAAGGCCAGACCCGTGATGACCTTGCAATTATCATTGAAGAAGTCCTTCGTCAGCGTATTAAAGGCGTGAAGAATGAGACTGGTGCATGGATTACTCCGGCTTTCCCAAAGCTGATTTATGTGCTGGAAGAAGATAACATTCGAGATAATTCTAAGTATTACTATCTGACTGAACTGGCAGCTAAATGTACGGCCAAGAGATTTGTACCTGACTACATTTCTGAGAAGAAGATGTTGGAGTACAAAGGTGCTTGCTACCCCTGTATGGGATGTCGCAGCTTCTTGACTCCTGATCGAACCACCGAGAATGTTTCTGGTGCCATGAATTGGGAGAAGGGCCACAAGTACTATGGTCGCTTTAATGCCGGTGTTGTCACCATCAATCTGGTAGATGTTGCTTGTAGCTCTAAGAAGGATGTTTCTGAGTTTTGGGAAATTTTTGATGAGCGTCTTGAACTGTGCCATCGAGCACTTCAGATTCGGTATAAGCGATTGATGGGTACGCCTTCTGATGTGAGTCCAATTCATTTTCAGCATGGTGCAATCGCACGTTTGAAGAAGGGCGAGAAGATTGATAAATTGCTGTTTGACGGATATGCAACCATCAGTTTAGGTTACGCAGGTCTGTATGAATGCGTAAAGTACATGACCGGTAAGAGCCATACCGATGATGAAGCAAAACCTTTTGCTCTTGAGATTATGCAGCACATGAACGACAAGTGCAGTGAGTGGAAGGCAGCAGAAAATATTGATTATAGTCTTTACGGCACCCCGCTGGAATCCACCACCTACAAGTTTGCCAAGTGCCTGCAAAAGCGCTTTGGCATCATTCCAGATGTAACAGACCATGATTACATCACCAACAGTTATCATGTCGTGGTTCGTGAGCATATTGATGCATTCAAGAAGCTGAAGTTTGAGTCTGAGTTTCAGCAGCTGTCTCCAGGAGGAGCGATTTCTTATATTGAATGCCCGAACATGACCAACAACATCCCCGCTGTGATGAGTGTCATCAAATACATCTACGACACTATTATCTACGCAGAGCTGAACATCAAGTCTGATTATTGTCAGGTTTGTGGTTATGACGGCGAGATTAAGATTGTTGAAGATAACGGCAAGCTCGTTTGGGAATGCCCGAACTGTGGTAATCGTGACCAGAATAAACTGAATGTCGCCCGTCGCACCTGCGGATTTATTGGCACTCAGTTCTGGAATCAGGGTCGCACTCAGGAAATTCGAGATCGAGTAGTTCACCTGAGCGATAACTAAACAAAGGATGAAATATGGATACTACACAACAGATTTTAGAGCGAGATTGGGATAATGGTTTTGTTAAAAAGATGCAGAATCGTATTTTGGTATCTCATTATAAATATGGTTGGATGAATCAAACATATCCAGACTTGGCTCAAGCTGTAAAGGAAATTTATCCAAGAGTCAAAAAGTATTTAGAGACAGGAAATACAGAATGGCTCATTGATGCTGCTAATTTTGCAATGATTGAGTATTTGCATCCTAGTGTTGTTGGAGCGCATTTCAAAGGAACGGATAGCGAAGAGTCTCCGGGACTGACAAGTGGAATCAGCTACAAAGAACTCGAAGAGAGTATGAAGTAAAATTTGAATATAAGTGGTGGGTTGGTGGGATTATTTATGAAAGAAATCATTGTTTTCTTTGTGATTGTATGGGTTATCTCCTATTACATTCTAAAAGACAACTATAAAGATTAAGGAGATACTTATGAAAAAGTTTATGGCAATTTTCGTTGCATTCCTCATTGCAGTTGGTGCAGTGCTTTGCACCGAGCGAGTACATACTGGTTATGTTGGTGTTATTTATTCCGCAAAGGGTGTTGAACAGCAGACTATCTCTCAGGGCTGGCATTTTATGAGTCCTCTGAAGCATGTGTCTGAGTTTCCGATTACTCAGCAGCGAGTGGTATTTTCTAATGCTCCGTCCGATTATGGCGCAAAGGAACACGCAGACTGGCATATCGACGCTCCTGCAAATGGCGGTACGATTGCAATCAACCTGACCGTCAATTATAACTTCCTGCCGGAGCATGTTGTTGAACTGTATACCAAGTTTGGCGGCATGGACGGCGAGAGCCTGATGGAGAGTAAGATCCAGAACGATATTATTGCTTATGTCAAGGAAGTTACTCCTCAGTTCAGTGTTATGCAGATTTATTCCGATGATCGTGCAGGTGTCAATACTGCAATCACCGACTATTTGAATGAGAAGCTGACCGCAGAATATGGAATCAATGTCTCTTCCGCACTGATTGTTGACGCACAGCCTGACGATACCCTAATGCAGAAGATTCGTGCCAAGGAGCAGGCAAAGCAGGATGCAGAGATTGCAGAACTGAATAAGCAGACTGCTCTGGCTCAGGCAGAGACTGATAAGGTTAAGGCACAGACGGAAGCCGATGTTAAGATGATTGAAGCACAGGCCGAGGCTGATGCAAATAAGGTGCTTTCCGAGTCTATTACTCCTGAGCTAATTCAGATGAAGGAAGCAGAAGCTCGTCTGAAGCATGGTTGGGTTACCGTACAGGGTGCAGATACTGTCGTTACCAAGGGTGAATAAGTAATACATTATTGAAAAAATAAGAACAGGGTGGGTTGGTGGGACTATGAGGTTAATATTATATGGTTTACGGAATTAAAGATGCTCCGCGTGATAAGTATCTGTGGTGTACTGGATATCGTTTCGACAAAACTAAGGCAGGTATTAACTGCAAGCCTTGTTATGGAAAAATCAAGGATAAGGATGATGGTAATAGTATTTTTACTGTAATGGGCAAAAAAGACATTACTGTTCTGCAAAATGGTAAGAGCCGTGGATACTCTTTCTCTGACGATTACGAAGACGCCGTTCGTACATTTAATATTGCGGTTATTATTTATGAAACCGAATACGAAGATAAACTTAACAAAATCAAGAGTGCAAAAATTGAGGTAAAGAAGTAAACGAGGCTTTATAAAATGAAAATTTTTGAAAGAAGGTGATTAACATAAACGCATGGAAGAAATTCTTTAAGGCACTTGGTTCTTTTCTTGGAATCATTCTGATTTTTGTGGCTACATATTTTATCTCGTGGATTACCACGATCGGTATTATCTGGCTGATTTTTAAGCTGCTGAATATTATGTTTACCATCAAAGTAGCAACCGGTATCTGGCTGATACTGATTTTGCTTGAATGTTTTATCAAAGGTAGCCGAGGTAAATAAATAAACTAGTAGGGTGGGTGTGGTGGCATGAAAGGAGCTATATGGATTATTGGTCTGTTGAAGTAATGTATTACGATGATGGGAATCAGGCATTCAATACATATATGGTAAAGGCGCAGGATCAGAATGACGCTATGAATAAGGCACATCATCGCTTTGAGAAGGCGCATCCTAACATGAACTGCATGATTCACAACGCAGAAAAGGCAGGTGGCTGAGGTGGAAGACGATAGCGTTATCTATGAAAACATCAATTCCAAAGACGATGATGAAAAATTTGTTCTAGCGCCTTGGGGTTGCCTTAATTGTGCATTCAAGGATTTCGGTTTAAAACTTCCTAAAATCTCCAGAAAGATGGCAGAAGCTTTAATGGATGATTTCTTTGAAATTATGGAAATGTCCGGCATTATAGAGAGGGAAAATGAACCTTGATAAAAGTGCCGTTTTATCGTAAAATTCTATCAAATTTATAACGTAGATACGTTAAATAACAGGAGACAAAATGAAGAAGTGGACAGAAAAGCTGCTTGAAGCTGAAGGATACGAGATCCGAAATGCACAAATCAAGAATGTTAGCCTTAACATGGCCGATCATGGAGTTTTGACTTCTGATTTGACGTTGGATGGTCATGGATGGGGCGTTTGCTATGGAGGATATGTTCTTGGTAAAGGATATGTAGGAGCAAAAACTTTCAAAGGATATGCTTCTGGTATGGAAGCCATCATGCGAATCATGGACACTGTTGGCTGCGATAAGTACGAGAACATGAAAGACAAGTATATCCGTGTGGCAACTAAAGGCTGGGGTAGTACAGTAAAAATTATCGGCAATATTCTTGAGGATAAGTGGTTTGATTATGAATCTTTCTTTGATGATATGAAAAACGACACTGCCGATGATAAGGGTACTGAGGTAATATGGAGAAGAAATACGTAAAAATCTTTAAATGCCGTGGATGCAATCGCGATATCATTAAAAATGATGTTGATTTATCTATTGCTGAGAAATGGACTCTTTCAGGAATGTTTCAAGATGGGTGTAAACCCGTTGAAGTGTCTGGCGGGTCTAGGCTTTCTGGACAGAACAAATTCCTGCTTCATCGGTGTGATCCAGAGAAGCTTTGTATTTGTGATTTCATTGGATGGAAAGAAATCGAGGCTAAAAATGATTAACAATCCTTTTGCAGAAAAAGGTATTATTGCCTGCCAGTGCTGTGACAGTGGTGAATATCTCTTTAATGAAGATGGTAACCGTAATGGTTACTGTGGTAACTGCGGAGCTAGAATCGACTGGCCGGAGGACGAAGACGGTTGGAAGAGTACAAATACTGACCTGCCAAAATATGGAGTGCTGTGCAAGATTAAATATAAAGATGGTCGAGAGGATACGGCTGTTTTAAGTTCTTGTGTTGGATGGCATACTGAAGGCATACTTAATACTCTCAAAGAGCCGGATTATTGGCGATACATAATTGAGGAAGAGAAGAATGGGGCTTAAAGAACACAAAACCGGATGCGCTTTCTAAAATTCCGCTTTTAACAGAAAGGAAAAGTATGTTTAAGACTTTCAAAAATACTGCCGTATGCGTACTTCTAGCAGCGATTATACTGACTGGATGCAGTACAAGTGTGAAAAACTCAGTAGGGAATGTAGCCAAAGAGAATGACTGGTTCTATCGTATTGGTGACACTCCTGTGGTGTACGACAAGGATACACACGTTATGTATTACTTGTTCAGTAAAAGTGGAGGCAACCATGCTTACGGCTACATGTCTCCTTATTATAATGAGCACGGTCAGATGTGCTACTACGTTGATGGTCAGGTTATTCCAATCGAGGAGGTGCTAATCGATGTTAACTGAGATTGCTTGGCTCATGACCAAAGCTTATATTATTTTGATTTTCGCCGCAGCTGTGATTCGCTCTGAACAGATTCTGTATGATACCTCTACATACATTTTTCGAGGCGACAAGATGAATGTAATGTATGGTTGCGTCGCACTGAATGTTTTTATTATCGTTTGTGCAAGCATGTGGACGAAGGTGATTTGAGATGAGACCTATTGATGCAGACATGGTTATTCCTGCCATTTATAATAAAGGACTTCATTTAAAATATGAGCAAATCTCAGATATGTCTGACGCAATTAAATCTATTCCAACGCTTGATTTAGAAAATCTTCAAAAAGTAGATTATCATTGTTATACCGATTGGTATAAAAGTTCTTTTTGGAAATGCAATATATGCGGTGGAGAAATTAAAGGTTTTGAGGACCCTGAACTTATGGGATATAGTTTTTGCCCATATTGTGGATTAAAACCGAGGTGGATAAATGAATTACATGAAAGTTGTTCCTTGTGATATTGCGAATGGGCCAGGCGTAAGAGTCACGTTATTCTGCGCGGGGTGCAATCACCATTGCCCCGGTTGCCAGAATCCTACTACATGGGACCCGAATGGTGGTCAGCCATTCACAGATAAAACGCTTGATAAAATTGTAGATTTACTTCGACCTGATTATATTCAGGGGCTGACGCTCACTGGTGGAGACCCACTGTATCAAGAGAACAGGGAGATGATTTGCAAAATTCTAATAAGAGTCAGACACGAGTTTGAAGGAAGCAAAGACATTTGGATGTGGACTGGATATACATGGGAAGAATTGATTCAACAGGCGGCAGAAGAATTGAAATATCAAACTATTCCGACAACGGTAACAATTATTCGAAACATAAACGTGCTAGTCGATGGCCCATATATTGAATCCAAACGAGATATCTCTTTGCCGTACATGGGGAGTTCCAATCAACGTGTAATCGGCTGTAATAAGAGTTTTGCTTTACGAAGACCAGTCCTTTGGTGGACTCCAGAAGAGAAGAAAGGAAAATAATATGGATTTAGGAAACGCAACTACTAATCTTGGCTATGGCATGAGTCGGATGCCGTATCGCCCCAGCATTAAAATCAACAAATTGCACGACGATGCTCATCTGCCGACTTATGGTTCTGCAAATGCTGCTTGTGCAGACCTGTACGCCTATATCGGTTTTGATGACGCAACGATGGTAAACAAGAATGGTGATCGCTGCATTATGATTCAGCCGCATGAGACCGTTAAGGTACATACTGGTTTACGGATGGCTCCGCCGGAAGGTTGGTATGTCGCTATCTATGCTCGCAGCGGTCTAGCAACCAAGCATGGTTTAGCCCCTGCAAATAAAACAGGGATTTGCGATCAGGATTATCGTGGAGAATATATTGTGGCACTACATAATCATTCTAACATCCCGCAGATGATTACTCATGGTGACCGCATTGCTCAGATGGCAGTTGTTCCGTTCTGGCAGGCTGATTTTGAAGAAGTTTCCGAATTGGACGAAACTGAGCGTGGAGCCGGTGGGTTTGGATCTACTGGTAAACAGTAATCGAGGTGTTTATGGGAAAGACGATTGATACGTCCGAGCTTCTGTATCGGATGGGCAAGTACGCAGAAATCGATGTTGAAGAAGAAAAACATGATGCGTTTATGCATTTCATGCTTCTTTTGACACGCACAATTGAAAAGATGCCGAATGCTGCATTGATTCATAAAAATCCGATTGATGATGAGATTATGGAAAATCAGTACAAGTTGACGAACGCAATCTCACTGGTAACTGGCCGTACTCGAAACGACGGCTGGTATTCTACTTGGATTGGCATGACTATGAAGATTGTGCGTCTGAAGAGTGGAGAATCAGCTGGTTTCCGGTACATTAAAGATAATGAGGGACATGATTATCCGGGCACAATGCATACATCTTGTGTTGTTGATTATTACATCTCAAGTGACAAGAAAAATGTTATTGTCCAGACTGAGAACACAATTTATAAGTTTGAAAAGGTTAAGGAGGACTAAATTATGGCTAAGTATTTTTATGTTTACAATATCGCCGGTGTCGAGGATTCTATTGTAAAGATGTTCAACACTGATACTGGTGCAATGGGCGAGAAAAGCGTCAAGAAGGATCGCATGGATGGCTTTATTGATGGTATTAAGACGAGCGGCTTTGTTTTGAATAAAGAACTGGCGGAGGCTGACGTTGCAGAGGCCGAAGCAAAGCGTGTTCTTGCAGAGAAGATGACCGCTTATCAGGCAGCTCGCGATGACTATCACAGCAAAAGTGAAACTCTGAAGAAGGTCAAGGCCAAGTACGGTATCAAGTAAGGAGAATACATAATGAAGTATTACGCTATCGAATCTCATTACGAGAAAGAAGCTCCATTTGGAATTGCATGGCAAGTAAAGCTGTTTGACGGGCATACGCTTTTGGAAGAGTACGACCACATCTTCTATAACGAGATTGCTGGCTACTGCAAATGTCTTGAGGATATGGGGTTTATCGAGAATGTCGAAGTGAAACTGGACATCGAAAGCGAACTGAAGAAGCTACAGGATTTCCAGAAGAGTATCGATGAAATCACGGCGAAGGCCGCGATACTGGAAAATCCTGCAAAAAGTGTAGAAACACCTTCAATTAGAACAAAATCTTTATCCTGGTAAAAGGTAAATTTTACGGAGGATTTATGGAGGGGAATGAAATCGGTTTCCTGCAAGCGACAGACGGAATTTACAACGTAGATATTGGCGTAAGAGTCTCGAATGGCTCTGTTGAACTTGCATATTATAGTGATGCTCCAGATATGGAATTGAGCTCTGCAACACTTACAAAAGAAAAGACAAAGACTTTAATTTTGTATTTGATATATGCACTTGAGCAATTAGAGTAAATATGTTTTATGGGTGGGTGGGAGGAATAAAAATCATTATGCACAAGACTGATAGTTTGAAAAATCCAGTAATCGTGTTTCCTTGTAAGAACTGCGGTTGCACAACTAAGATTCGAGTAACTTCTTTTGAAAATCCTGATTTGGATATTCCTGAGAATAATGTGATTGCGTGCTATAGATGTAGAGCGGAAGTTGCTGGGGCTGAGTTTATTTCTTGGAAAGAAGCAACTAAAACTATTTTTACCGTGGAGGTGCCAGATGGCGATTAAGATTATTGAACACAAACATGAGCGAAAGAAAACAAGATATGCCGTTAAATTCCTTTGTAAATGTGGATGCGTATTTTGGGCTGATGAAGAAGATACGAAAATTCCAAAAGAATTTGATTGGACTGAATACTCACCGGTTAAACAGGCGATTTGCCCAGAATGCAACACAGAAGTTTCATCTTGTTTATCTGCAGTTCCAAGAGAAAAGATTTTTGTGGATTGAGGTGCCAAATGGCTATACGAATTGAAGTCCATGGTAAAGAAAGAGAAAAAACAAAATACTCAGTAGAGTTTAGATGTTCTAGCTGCGGTTGCGAGTTTTGGGTTGATGCAGATTCTCTTGGAGAGTTTAAGCCAGCCAATTATTGTGATTTGAAATATAACTGTCCTGAATGTGATTCTAGTTCTTATCCTGTTGATATTATGGAGAACAGCCGTATCTTTAATAAACACAAGTGGAAACCTATATTTTGGCAGATTATCGAATCTCCGTTTCATCGGTATTGCAGAATTTGCGATAAAGAAAAATAATATGCCAAAGCAAGTTTATTTTCAAGAATGTATGTTTTAGAAAGAGGTGAGAAAAAATGGCTATTTGCAGTAAATGTCTACATAAAGAAGTATGCGCTTTTAGGAAGCAAACAAGAGATAGCTGCGCCGAATCTTGCGAAGACTTCCTCGGTTGGGTCAAGGTTATGGATGAGCGTCCGATTCTTTTAAAAGATAACGTTGTAATAAGCGATTATGGTTTGTCATTTATTGGATATTATGATTACAATAAGAGAGATCGAGAACACTTTTGCGATGCAAACACATTTGAAAAAATTTATGAATGTCCATCTTACTGGATGAAAGGACTTGATTTGCATGAGCAAGAACGAATCGCTAACAACGAGTACAAACAACGATTGGTGGCTCGCAAAGAAGCGGAGAGCGTACTTCAAACTGTTTCTGATGCAAACGAAGGTTGACTTCTGTGATGCGATTTGTAGAGTGTGTGAGAGAATCGAAGGATGGTGTAAGAGATGAAGGTTGTGGAGCTTATCAACAAACTAAACGAAATCGGATACGACGAGAATACTGAACTGACATTTGGATTCGCAGACGGTAATACTGGAGAATGGTACGAAGCTCCATTTGATGAGATCACCTATGGTATTGATTTGACCGGAGAACCATACCATAATGATGTAATCAATATTGACATGGATGTTGATTCTGTAAAAGAATATCAAAAAGATAAAGCAGAGTGCGCTGTTATTGATATTGTAGAAGAAATGCAATATGTTTTAAATAAATATCAGCGTAAGCTTATTTTTTAAGAACTAGACTTTTATGAGGTGACTTATGGGTGACTTTGCATTTTGTAGTACATTCACAGAAGATTATAAACTTTTCAGAAAAAAACTTGAAGCTGGTACGCTTACGGAAAAAGAACTAATAGAGTTTGATAAAAAATATGGCTGCAAATTAGAATACACTTATTATGCAGATCAAACGCCTGAATATCTCAGACATCTTTTTAAACAAAAGAAAAGTATCTATAATAATCCAATCATTAAAAGTCGGTAACGTAAATGGTAAATAAAGATTTTTCAATCGAAAAGAATCACTGGGAAATACAAAATCCAGAATGGGAAAACTATTCTCATTTCATCTGCACTAAAGACCATTATTGGACTGGTGTACACGGTATCAGCAACTATTTTCTTCAATATAAGAATTTTGGCAGAAGTAAACCAGTCGAACGATTTTCTGTAGAATGGCCGAACTTCGTAAAGCACATGTGGTTTATCCATTGGCGTGGCCCATGGGATTATATTTTTGCTTCATATAAATTATCCGAAATCAAACGATTTTTAGAACTTGATATTGACGCTATTAAAAAGAACCATTGGCCGGATGGCCGCTGCACTTGCTACAGTATTTATGACTACGTGACGAAGAAATGGTACTATTTTAAAATCGAAAATTTGGGAACATTTTATGGATGCACGTGGCCGTTGGGTGATGATACGGGGGATGTGATTAGTTGTGACTAAACAAATAGGCTATTATAAATCCGACTGGTACATTATGGGCATTGATGGAAAATATAACAAAGCCTGTATCTCGCATACAGAATCGTAGCTTCGATATACAGTTCCAAGGTCGCCAGAATGGACAATCAATGGATTGGGTTTTGCTTATCTTAGAGAACATGGATTTGAAGATTATCCTGAACTTTATGGTATTGTATTCTATGATATGGAGTGGTGGCGACGAAAACGCTATCCGGGTGACTTTTATGTAGAAATACCGATTTGCGATTTGTGCGGAGATGCCTTTCATTTAAAATGGCGTTGTAAGGAATTTCGTGTACATCAATGGTCTTGCTTGCGTAAAGAAACAAAGTGGGTGAAAGGCAGAAGTAACTACACTATTTATGAGCTTGCCGATAAGTTGCCACACGAAGAATTTATAGAATATCTTAAAGACAACGGTATCTATATTGTAAACGAAGGTGGTGTTGAACTTGGATGATAATAACGAAAAACTCACTCTTGGAGAAAAGATCTTGTTTTTGACAGTCGGTGTGCTCATTACTCTTATTGTTGGATATTTTGTATGGGCGATTGGCGACGGTATCTATCGTCATTATAATCCGATTAAGTGGACTGCCACTATTGAAGAACTGGAACCGGGTATCTACGGATATACATCTACTATGGTATCTAATATCCCAGCAGAAAATTATGAGATGCTTACAGTTCTTTGTAATGGCACATACATGAATATCAAAGGCCATGTACAGATTGTGTACGATAGCAATACTCCGTATATCGAATATAAGTCAACCAATACTGTTAATGCTGACTCTGTAATAATTCATGTTCAAAAAGGACAGATTAAAAATAATGGAGTTAGTACAGTAACGAGGTAATTTTTATGGAAGAATTAGGGTTTTACAAAGGAGAATGTTTATAATGGATTACAAAGATGCAGATAGTCTTTCTTCTAAAATATTTGCGTTGATTGCTTCGGCCACAGTGTTGATTATAGCCATTGTTTTTCTTCGTATTATTCAAGTGGATTTTAATAATGCCAAGTGGCATGATGGTATCTGTCTAAAGGATAATACTCATTGGCAGTATAGTAATAGCACCCACAACAGATTTTGGAGATGCGACTATTATATATGCGATAACGGTCATGTCATTGAACTTGTCAACGATTATGAAATACGATAAAACTTGGATTCTTATAAAGGAGGTTCACAATGATTATTGACTGCAAATCTATTGCACAAGATATCAAAAATAAAATCAAGAATATTATTGCAGAAGATGGCTACGCTCCTGTTTTATATATTTATCAAGTAGGAGACAACCCTGCGTCTAATGCTTATATCCGTGGCAAGCTGCGTGACTGTGAAGAGGTGGGAATCGAAGCAAAACTTATCAAGTTGTCAGAGAATATTACTGAAGATGAATTGAACAACAAGATACTGGAAGATTATAATTATAATTGGGAAGATATGGACGGTATCATCGTCCAGCTTCCATTGCCAAAACATATCAATCCCAAAAATATCTGTATTCCAGACGCGGTTGATGTTGATGGTTTTAATTCTACATCTCCATTTCAGCCGTGCACTCCGCTGGGTGTTATGAAGATTTTTGACTCCATCGGCTACAATCTGGATGGCAAGAATGTGCTTGTGTGTGGTCAATCTGATATTGTAGGTCGTCCACTGGTCGATATGCTGATTAAGCGGCACTGTAATGTGATCTCTGTGAATAGCACTGGTTCCACTATGAAGGCAATTGCTCTTGAATTTGAAATTGTCGATGTGATTATTTCTGCTGTGGGTAAGCGCAACTTTCTCATACCGTTTGATATTGATCGGGTTAAAGTGTGTATCGATGTTGGTATCAATTATGACGAGAATGGGAAGCAGCATGGAGACTGTTCCGATGATGTCTATGATATGAAAGATATCAAAGTGACTCCTCGAATCGGTGGGGTTGGACTAATGACACGCGCCATGCTTCTTTATAATATGTGTGTGGCAAGGTATGGGGAGCATAAGATGGAGGAGGTGATTGGATGAAAGAAGTCCCAATCTGGGAAAAAACGACGCTTACTGTGGAAGAAGCTGCTGCATACTCTAATATTGGCACACATAAACTAAGAGAAATCACAGACAAGGACGACAAGCAGCTTGTGCTGTGGGTTGGATCAAAACGCTTGATTAAACGCAAAGCACTCGAAAAATACATAGACCAGTCTTATTCGATTTGAAATCAGAGCTTTGGTGTGGTATACTTATAGTGTCACATCAAGGCTCTTTATAATAAATGTAAGGAGTCTATTTATGGAAAGACGTAAAGATAGTAAAGGTAAAGTCTTAAAAGACGGCGAAAGCCAAAGAAAGGATGGAATATATCAATATCGATGGACTGATAAAACTGGAAAACGTCACACAATTTATGCGAAAGATTTAAAAGTTCTTCGAGAAAAAGAAAATAATGCTAACAAAATAATTTCTCAAGGGATAGATTTTGAAGGCGGTAAAATAACAACATATCAGTTTCTTATAAGATATTATGAATTTAAGAAAACATCAATAAAGAAATCGAGTTTGAAGACATATTATACAACGACAAACAAGTTGAAGGATACGTCTATCGGTAATACAAAAATTATTGACGTAAAGATTTCAGACGCAAAACAACTGATTATTGATTTGAGCCAGAATGGATTGAAATACAGTACAATAAAAACTATAAAAACACTGATAAAAGCTGCATTTAAAATGGCTCAAGAAGATGATTTAATTTTAAAGAATCCGTTTGATTTTCAGCTGAATGAAGTTATAAAAAACGACACTAAAAAAAGAGTCGCATTAACCGAACAACAGTATTCTGATTTGCTTGAATTCGTTTTATGTGATCGAGTCTTTCGTAAGTATTATGATGACATCGTATTTTTGTATGAAACTGGAATTCGCGTAAGTGAATTTTGTGGATTAACACTTTCGGACATTGATTTTGTGAAACATGAAGTTGTAATTGATAAACAACTCATCAAAACCTCAAAAGGAGAACTCTACATCACAGATCCAAAATCAAAAGCTGGGTTTCGGACGATTCCATTGAGCGCTGAGGCATATCACGCGATTAAAGCCATTATCAATCGTCGGCCACAAACAAACGAGATGATGGTCGATGGCTATTGTGGTTTCATCTCAATTCATTCAAATGGAACCCCGAAGACCGCTTGGAACATTGAATATGAGCTAAGAGAAATTGCAAAGGCGTATAACAGTCTTTACCCAGAGTGCCAATTACCAAATCTCACACCTCACGTTCTTCGACACACTTTTTGTACCAGAAAAGTTAGCAGCGGCATGAACATCAAGGCAGTTCAATATCTAATGGGGCATAGCTCAGTACAAATTACACTCGATGTATACACGTCAATCGACGCTGATATGATAAAAACTGAATTCGCAAAAGTGGCACAGATGTGAGAGTTACTACACCAATCACTACACCAATTTTGGTGAAAATACGCCAAGATATGCAAAGATATGCCATACCATGCGGCACATAATAGATTATTGAATACAAATAATTCACGAATTAACGTAATAAAATGTCAATATGTTAAAAAACTGAAAACTTTCTCATAAAAATTGCAAAACCCCTTGATTTTTCAGAGCAAGATGAGTACAATACAATTAGCACTCAGAGAAAAGGAGTGCTAAACCACTGCGGAGCACACACGAAGCCCCCGCAGGACACAACAAAGTTTCAAATAAATTCAATATAATTGGAGGGCAAGAATTATGAAAATCATTCCTCTTGCAGACCGTGTTGTCATTAAGACTGTTGAAGTTGAGGAGACCACCAAGGGCGGCCTGATCCTGACCGGCAGCGCAAAAGAGAAGCCGCAGGTCGCACAGGTCATTGCTGTCGGCCCCGGCGGTGTCGTGGACGGCAAGGAAGTCAAGATGACCGTCAAGGTCGGCGACAAGGTCCTCACCAGCAAGTACTCCGGCACTGAGGTCAAGGTGGACGGCGAAGAGTGCACCATCGTGCGTCAGAGTGATATTCTGGCTGTTGTGGAAGACTGAAACTGAATTTTCCCTTTTCAATTGAGCTTGTATTATAAAGGAGCGATGTATTATGGCAAAGCAGATCAAGCAGGGCGAGGACGCCCGCAAGGCACTGTGTGCCGGTATTGATACCCTGGCTAACACCGTTAAGATTACCCTCGGCCCCAAGGGCCGCAATGTGGTGCTGGGCAAGAAGTTCGGCGCACCGGTCATCACCAACGATGGCGTGACCATCGCAAAAGAGATCGAGCTGAAGGACGAGTTCGAGAACATGGGCGCACAGTTGGTGCGTGAAGTCGCAACCAAGACCAACGATGCCGCAGGCGATGGCACCACCACTGCTACCGTGCTGGCACAGGCCATGGTCAACGAGGGCATGAAGAACGTTACCGCCGGTGCAAATCCCATGGATATCCGCCGCGGCATGAGCAAGGCTGTTACCACCGCTGTGGAGACCATCAAGGCACACAGCCAGAAGGTGAAGGACAGCAACGATATCGCCCGCGTCGGCACCATCTCTGCCGGCGACCCCGAGATCGGCCGTCTGATCGCCGAGGCTATGGAGAAGGTCACCTCTGACGGCGTTATCACCATCGAGGAGAACAAGACCACTGCCGAGACCTACAACGAGATCGTGGAAGGTATGCAGTTTGACCGCGGCTACCTGACCCCCTATATGGTCACCGATACCGACAAGATGGTGGCCGATCTGGACAACGCTGCTATCCTGATCACCGATAAGAAGATCAGTGTCATTCAGGATCTGGTTCCCCTGCTGGAGCAGGTGATGCAGAACGGCATGAAGCTGCTGATCGTGGCTGAGGATATCGAGGGCGAGGCTCTGTCCACCCTGATCGTCAACCGTCTGCGCGGTACCCTGAATGTCGTGGCTGTTAAGGCTCCCGGCTTCGGCGACCGCCGCAAGGAGATGCTGCAGGATATCGCTACCCTGACCGGCGGCACCGTGATCTCCTCTGATCTGGGCTACGAGCTGAAGGACGCAACCGTCCAGATGCTGGGTCATGCCCGTCAGGTGAAGGTGACCAAGGAGAACACCACCATCGTGGGCGGCGCAGGCGACAAGGACGCCATTGCAGCTCGCATTGCCCAGATTCGCAGCCAGATCGAGGCCGCTACCAGCGACTTTGACCGCGAGAAGCTGCAGGAGCGTCTGGCTAAGCTGGCCGGCGGTGTGGCTGTCATCAAGGTCGGTGCTGCTACCGAAGTCGAGATGAAGGACAAGAAGCTGCGCATTGAGGATGCACTGAACGCTACCAAGGCAGCTGTGCAGGAGGGTGTTGTAGCCGGCGGCGGTACCGCTCCTATCAATGCGATCCCCGCTGTGCGCGCCCTGTGCGACACGCTGGAAGGCGACGAGCGCACCGGTGCCAAGATCGTGCTGAAGGCTCTGGAGGCTCCTCTGCGCCAGATTGCCAAGAATGCCGGTCTGGAGGGCAGCGTCATCATCGACAAGATCATCTCTGCTAACAAGCCCAACTACGGCTTCGATGCCCAGAACGAGGTCTTTGTCGAGGATATGATCGCTGCTGGCATCGTGGACCCGACCAAGGTCACTCGCTCCGCTCTGGAGAATGCAGCTTCCGTCGCTGAGATGGTGCTGACCACCGAGAGCCTTGTTGCTGATCTGCCGGAACCCCCGGCTCCCGCTGCACCTGCCGGCGGTGACATGGGCGGCATGTACTAATAGCTGCCAAAAAACCGCATGAATCCTTGGTTTTTGGAGCGTGCAAAAGCGGATTTACGCCAAACTTACGCCACTTACGCCAAAAATCAAAGCGCATTATAGGGTAACAGAATCGGCACCCGCTGAAAAGCGGGTGCCGATTTTTTGTGTCTATTTGAAGACTCATGAAACCCACTGATGGATTCTGCGAGCGGCAGACTGTCAGCGGCTTTATTGTTGACGAAAAACAAAGGTAGGGATACAATAATAAAAAAGAATGTAAAACCGGAAGGGAGTGTGCCGCCTTGGAGAATCAAAAGGACTTCTGCACAGAATGCCGCAGAGAAACGACTTATACCCTAAAGAAAATCAAAATCAACCAGACCATCCGGGAAAAGAAATACACTTTTGAGATCACGGCTGCTTTCTGCAACGAATGCGGCGGCGAAATGGGGATTCCCGGCTTGATGGACTACAACATGAAGGAAATCGACGAGCAGTATCGCAAGGCCAGTGACAACATTGGTGGATAAGAATAGAAATAATCAAAAAGAGGCTGATAATATGTCAGAAGAAATTATTCGGTATGAAGAAGTTTCACCAACGGCCAAACTTTGGCGTTACATGGATTTGGCTAAGTTCATTTCTTTGATTGGAAAGAAAAAGTTGTACTTTGCGTCATTGGAATCGTTTGAGGATATATTTGAAGGTGCAAAGGGAATTATAGAACGTAAGGGAATATGGAACGAATTTTACACGGAGTTTCTTGAGTGGGCTATACGAACGCCACCGGAGGGAAATACGAGAGATTTGACGGATGAATATGTGGAAAAGAACGCGGCGATGATTTTGTCAAATCTTGAAAGAGTGGGCGTAAGCGAAAGAAAAGATATCTTCGTAAGTTGTTGGCATTGTAATCAATATGAATCAGAGGCTATGTGGAAATTATATTCTACAAACGTGGAAAATGCGATTGCAATTCAGACAACTAGCCAACAATTATATGAAGCACTTGGAAAAGACCCATCAGTAGAAATAGGAAAAGTACGCTATATTGATTTTACAAAGCAGTTTGCACCTATAAATGGCTCGTATTGGTGTAAACGAAAATCGTTTGAGTATGAACAAGAAGTAAGGGCAGTTACACATATGAGAAAAGCTGCTTGCTGTGGTGTTGAAAAAGATGTCGATATTGAGAAATTGATTGCAGGAGTCTATATTTCGCCGTATGCACCTAAATGGTTTGAAGATGTAGTGCGTGATACTACAGAAAAGTATGGGTTGAATAAGCCAATCTTTTATTCGGAAATGAAAGCAAAACCATTTTACTGATATGCAATTATAAACAAACAGCCGCCCAGCGACCTTACGGTCAACTGCTGGGCGGCTGTTGTTGTACTTATACTTACGCCAGATGGAGTTTCTCTTTCAGCGCATCCTGAAGGACGCCGGAAAAGTTGATGTGTGCCGATTCGGCGGCATCGTTGAGCCAACCGGGAATGGAAAGGGTTTTCTTTACGGGTCTGTACCGCTTTTCGTACTCTTCCATATCGAAGGGCACCATCACCACAAAATCTTCCGGGTCAACATGGAGTGCAGAAGGGACAGAAGGCTCCGGGCAGACTTTGCAATCTTCCAGCATAAGGCCGATGGCATCCTGTGCCATGCGGACAGCTTCGTCCATGGTATCGCCTTGGGTGAAGCAGCCCTCAATATCGGGGATCTCAACAGAGTACCCGGTTTCTTCCGGGTGAAAAATTGCAGGATAGAAAATAGCGTTCATAATGTGACCTCATTTATTGTATCATATACGTATTTTACGTATTTGTCAAGAGGGCAAAAACAGCCGCCCAGCGACCTTACGGTCTCGCTGGGCGGCTTATTTTTTGCGTTTCCACAACAGATATTCTTCGTAGCGGTGCATCTCGTTCTGTTCTTCTTCGGTCAGGCGCTGGCGCTGTTTGCGGGCTTCGTCCGAGGGGTCGATGTCGGTCAGGCCCAGCAGGTAGTCGGCGGAGGTGCCGTAGAGCTTGCAGATGGCAAGCAACACATCGCTGGGTGGCGAATTGCGTCCCTGCTCCCAAGCGCTGACAGCCCAAACGGTAAGCCCTAGCTTATCCGCAAGGCTTTTTTGTGTGTCATGGTAGTTCTTTCGAATCTCTGCCAGTCGCTCTCCAAGCATTATCAATACCACCTTTCCTGTTACTAGTATAGGGAATTCTACTAGTTTTTGACGAAAGACGCACTTAAAATGCTGGACATGGTACAAACAAGTAGTTATAATGCTAGTATAAGGCAGAACTAGTATAAAAATACTACTTCTGCCGCAACGCTAAGGCAAAGCGAGGAATACCCCGTTGGAACAACTGATCGACTTTCACGCACCGGAAGTGCAGGCGGTGCTGGATACACTTCTAAAAGACCGCTCCACCGGTAAAAACATCATCTGGGCCACCGACCCGCCGGAGGAACTGCAAACGGTGATGTACGAACCTGTCACGGATAAATCCCAGATCACCACCCAGCAGCTCGGGCTGACCCACTACGAGGTGGTGCTGCCCCGGATGATGAAGCAGACCGACACCCAGCAGCAGCGCACCCGCAAAAAAGGCGAGGTGTTCAGCCCCGCATGGGTCTGCAACAAGATGAACAATGCACTGGATGCCGACTGGTTCCGTGGGCTGGGGGCAGGGGAGACCGCCGGGCAGTTCACGGTGGAACTGCCCCAAGGCTGGCAGACGGTGGAAACGCCGGTGCGGTTCCCAGCTTGCGGGGGCAGGACCCCGGCATGGGTGCAGTATGTGCAGAGCCGCCGCTTGGAGGTGACCTGCGGCGAAGCCCCCTTTCTGGCGTCTCGGTACGATGCCGCCACCGGCGAGATGATCCCGGTAGCCCGGCGCATTGGCATTTTGGACCGCAAGCTGCGTGTGGTAAGCGAGAACGCCGCCACAGAGGACGAGTGGCGCAAATATGCCACCCATGCGGTGCAGTCCACCTACGGCTACGAGTATCAGGGTGATAACCTTTTGCTGGCGAGGGTCAACCTGCTGCTGACCTATGCAGAGCATCTGCAAGCCCGCTGGCAGCGCAAACCCACAAAAGAAGAGTTACAGCCTATCGCCAACATCATCAGCTGGAACCTGTGGCAGATGGACGGCTTGCACCTCTCTGTGCCCGGCGGCAAGCCCCAGCCGGAGACAGAACAGCTTGACCTCTTTTCCATGTTCGGGGCGGCAGAGCCGCAGCTGCCCACGGTATCCTGTAAAGTGAAAAACTGGCGCAAGGGCAGCCATGGAACCGCCCAGAACTTTGAAACCATTCAGGAAGGGAGTACCAGCATGAAGTTTGATTATGTCATCGGAAACCCGCCGTATCAGGATGAAACCCTTGGCGATAACAAAGGCTTTGCACCGCCAGTATATAACAAATTTCTGGATGCGTCTTATGAAATTGCGGATAAGGTGGAAATGATTCACCCTGCACGGTTTTTGTTCAATGCTGGCTCTACGCCAAAAGCATGGAATGAGAAAATGCTGAGTGACCCGCACTTTAAGGTTTTGCACTATGAAGCTGATGCAAGCTCGATTTTCCCGAATACTGACATTAAAGGAGGAGTGGTTGTTTCATATAGGGATAGCTGTTCGGATTTTGGCGCAATCGGAGTGTTTACTAAATATGCAAAACTGAATGCGATTCTCCATAAGGTCACAGAAACGGCTGATTTTATTTCGTTAAGCAATATTGTGGTGACGAGAACAGCATATAGATTGACCGACAAAATGCACGAGGATCATCCAGAAGCAATCGGTCAGTTGAGCAAGGGTCATGCTTACGATATGGCAACAAATATATTTGACCGATTGCCACAAATATTTTTTGATGCGAAGCCAACAGATGGAAACGATTATATCCGAATATTAGGACGAACAAACAATGAACGTGCATATAAGTATGTGAGAAGGGATTATGTCAACAAGGTGAAAAACCTTGATAAATTCAAGCTGTTTATTCCGAAAGCAAATGGAATAGGTGCGTTTGGAGAAGTAATATCGTCACCAATCACGGCAACACCCGGAGTTGGTTCAACTGAAACATTTCTGAGCATTGGTATCCTAGACTCCGAGTATGAGATGGGTGCAGCATTAAAATACATAAAAACAAAATTTGCACGGGCATTATTAGGTGTTTTGAAAACTACACAAGATATTACACCAGACAAATGGAAATACGTTCCCCTTCAAGATTTTACCGCCCATTCCGACATTGATTGGAGCAAGTCGGTGGCGGAAATCGACCAGCAGCTTTACCGCAAGTATGACCTGACTGCGGACGAGATCGAATTTATCGAGACCCATGTAAAGGAGATGGCATAATGGCTGGCATAACCCTGCGCACTGCCCGGCAGGTGGTGCCCATGATCTACGCCTATACCACCCCGGAAATTGCCCGGCACAACGGCTGGACGAAGATCGGCTACACCGAGCAGTCGGTGGACAAACGCCTGAAACAGCAGACTCACACCGCCGATGTGCTGTTCCATGAGGAGTGGCGGGGCAATGCCGTCTACGATGACGGCAGCGGCGAGGTGTTCACTGACCACGATTTCCACGCCTACCTCCGCAAGCTGAATGTGGAGAACGACCGCAAAAATGAGTGGTTCCATCTGGATGGACAGCAGTCCCGGCGGTATTTTCAGGATTTCCGCATGAACCGGGGTAGGGTGCAGCTGGATGCCGCCATCGCCTACACCCTGCGGGAAGAACAGGAAAGGGCTGTCCGCGACACCAAAACCTATTACCAGAGCCACCCCGGCGGGGAATACCTCTGGAACGCCAAGCCCCGCTTTGGCAAGACCCTCTCCGTCTACGACTTCTGCAAGCAGGTCGATGCACAGACGGTGCTCATCGTCACCAACCGCCCTGCCATCGCCAACAGCTGGTACAGCGACTATGTGCGCTTTCTGGGCAGGGAGTCCGGCTATCTGTTCGTCAGTCATGTGGATGCCCTTGCCGGGCAGCCCCATGTGCTGGACGAGCAAGGCTATCTGGATGCCGCCGCACAGGGCGAGGAACTGTATAAGCGCATTGAGTTCGTCAGCTTGCAGGACATGAAAGGCTCCAAGTATTTCGGCGGCGAGTACGACAAGCTGCGCCACCTGACCGAGCTGAACTGGGATGTGCTGGTCATCGACGAAGCCCACGAGGGCGTGGACACCTACAAGACCGACCTTGCCTTTGACCGCATCCGCCACAAGTTCACGCTGCACCTGTCCGGCACGCCCTTCAAGGCACTGGCGAACGACAAGTTTGCCGGGGATGCCATCTTCAACTGGACTTACGCCGACGAGCAGGCCGCCAAGCGGAACTGGCAGGGCGCACCGGGGCAGCAGAATCCCTACGCAAACCTCCCTATGCTCAACCTCTACACCTACCAGATGTCCGAGATCATCCGGGACGAGATCCGGCAGGGCGTGGAGATCGACGGCGAAACGCAGGAATTTGCCTTTGACCTGAACGAATTCTTCAAGGTGAAGTCGGGCGGCAGCTTTGAGCACGAAGCCGAGGTAGACCGCTTTCTGGATGCCATGACCACCCAGAACAAATTTCCGTTTTCCACCCCGGAACTGCGTGCCGAACTGAAGCACACCTTCTGGCTGCTGAACCGGGTGGACAGCGCCAGAGCGCTGGCGAAAAAGCTGCAGGCGCACCCGGTATTCCGGGACTACGAGGTGATCCTTGCCGCCGGTGACGGCAAGCTGGACGACACGGACGAGAACCAGAAGAGCTTTGACCGGGTAAAAGCCGCCATCGCCCACCACGAAAAGACCATCACCCTGTCGGTGGGGCAGCTGACCACCGGTGTCACCATCCCGGAGTGGTCGGCGGTGCTGATGCTCTCCAACCTGAAAAGCCCGGCACTGTATATGCAGGCAGCGTTCCGTGCCCAGAACCCCTGCCTTTTCCACGAAAACGGCACCTTCCGCCGCAAAGAGAACGCCTATGTGTTCGATTTTGACCCCGCCCGCACCCTGCTGATCTACGAGCAGTTCGCCAACGATCTTTCACAGGACACCGCCAGCGGCAAGGGCGACACCGAGGAGCGCAAGGCGCACATTCAGAATCTGCTCAACTTCTTCCCGGTCATCGGCGAGGACGAGGAAGGGGAGATGATCCCGCTGGATGCAGAAAAAGTCCTCAGCATCCCCCGGAAGATCAAGTCCAAGGAAGTGGTGCGGATGGGCTTCCAGAGCAACTTCCTGTTCCAGAACATTTCCAACGTGTTCAGTGCCCCGCAGGAGGTGCTGGACATTCTGCAAAACTTCCAGCCCATCAGCGAGGCAAAGGCAAAGCCCATCCAGATCACCCCGGAGACCGGCGCAGACCTCTCCCTGAACGACAAGGGCGAGGTGGATTTGGACGAGGGCTACGTCATCGGCAAGGCAGCGGATGTGTTCGGGGAGAAGATCTACGAAAGCACCCCGGCACTGGACACCGCCCTGCAAGACCTGACCGATGCCCCGGCTCCTGCCAAAGAAGAGCATCTGGAACCACTGAAAAAGAGCATCACCAAGGAAATCATCACCCCTATGGTGGAACAGGCAAAGCAGGAGTATGGTCGGGACCTGAAGCTGTCCGACCAGAAGCGGTTCGAGAGCACCGCCAAAGCCAAGATGGACGTGGCGGTGAACAAGGTGGTGGACAACTACCGCATCGACCAGAGCCAGCTGGAGACCCAGCGCACCCAGCAGCTGCAAAGCTGCGCCACCGCCCAGCAGCGCCAGCAGGTGAACCGGGAGTTTGACGCAAAGCAGCAGCAGAGCACCGCCGCCCTGATGGAAAACCTGCAATCCACCATCCAGCAGACGGCGCAGGAAATGCAGCAGACCATCGTGCGCACCGTGGAGACCAACCAGAAGGAGCAGGAGAAAAAGGGCTACGAGGACACCGTCCGTGACCATCTCCGGGGCTTTTCCCGCACCATCCCGTCCTTCCTCATGGCCTACGGCGACGAGACCGTGACACTGGCGAATTTTGACCGGATCATCCCGGACAAGGTCTTTCAGGAGGTCACCAGCATCACGCTGGAGCAGTTCCGTTTTTTGCGGGACGGCGGGCCGTACATCAACCAGACCACTGGACAGGAGGAGCATTTTGCAGGCCACCTGTTCGACCCGGTGGTGTTTGACGATTCGGTGAAGGAGTTTTTGAACCTGAAGGTCAAACTGGCGGATTACTTTGACGAGAGCCGCACCGAGGATATCTTCGATTACATCCCGCCCCAGAAAACCAACCAGATCTTTACCCCCAAGTGGGTGGTGAAAAAGATGGTGGACCTGCTGGAGCAGGAAAACCCCGGCTGCTTCGATGACCCCGGCAAGACCTTCCTGGACCCCTACATGAAGTCCGGTCTGTACATTACGGAAATCGTCAAGCGCCTTTACCGCAGCGAGAAGATGCGGCAGGCTTTCCCGGACGATAACGCCCGGCTGGAACATATCTTTGCCAAGCAGGTCTATGGGCTTGCCCCGACAGAGATCATTTACCGCATTGCCATCAGCTACATTCTGGGTTTTGCAAAGGATCACGGCATCACCGCCCACCATATCCGTCAGGCGGATACGCTGGAATTTGCCAAGGCGGGCACCATGGAAAGGGAACTGGATAAGATTTTCAGAGACTGACAAATAGAATACAGCATAAAAACAAAGGCGGCTGTCTGCATGGGTGCAGATGGCCGCCTTTTTGTGCTATGCCTGTTACAAAAATGAAAGCTGTTGAACGTCCGGCAAATCGTTTTCAGGTGTGGAATGATTGGCTTTTTTCATCATGTTTCCAATGGTTTTTTGATGGTGGACTTGGTTTCGATCCCTTGCTTGCGCATCTTTGTATCATTGGTGTTTTTTTGAACCGAGCAGATACTGGATTTCAAGATACGATTGTAGAAGTCCATTGCCATGATATTCGTCCGCTCATTTATATCAATCGTGGACTTTCCAGCATATCGCTGAGCGATATTCCGTGCGGTATAAAACATTGATGTTTCATAAATTTTAAGTTTGCTGGCGAAATCTTTTCCATTGCACCGTGAATTTAGGCTGTCTTCAAGAGGAATCAAATTCCCAATAATGCCATTTTCAGGGGAATTTGTATCATCCAAGATATGTTCGATCGTGAAGGCAGCACACTGCTTACTGGCACATTTGTATCGTTCAAGGACTTCCAAAACAACTTGCACACGTTCCTTGTTTCGGTCATCGTCGTAATACCCAGCGTGATGTGACCACCCTAAATTGGAGAATGCTTTGAGAAAGACTTCTTTGCTGGGAAGTTTATTCTTTAACTCTGAGATAAAGCATTCCAATGCGGAGTCGGAGTAGTGGTTTTCGAGAATACTGGAATTTTTGTAAATCGCATTTGTTATTTTGTTCGAATTTTCTTGTCCAATAATGGTATAGCAGATGAAAAAATCATAGAGAAACAGAAGGGTCTCCTCGTACTTCTCTTGGCTGAGGTGACCGAGTTCATATTGATGAATTAGACTTAAAAGGATAGGACGAATTTGTTCTTGCCGATGCTTTTTGAAAAAAGCATACACTTTAAATTCAACATTCGAACAGTTTGCAGATTCCTCAGATTGAGAAGGAGAAAGAAGGCGGTTGTAGTAGATGGACTTCTGATAAATATCGTCAAGAAGCGGAACAGTTGGAATGCCTTTGTTGGAATCACGAATGAGTTTATAATCGCTGATACCTTCCTGAACAGAGGTTCTATATTTGTGGGTTGCATAATGTTTTACAAAGCGTTCGATGTTGTTACCTAAAAGCGATTCGATCTCCGACCAAGTGGTTTTCGCAGTGTCGACATCTCCATCGGGTCTAATGCCTCTTAGAATAAAGTTCTTTAATAGTTCATGCCCTTCCAATGCTGAGCCGCGAGCGTTTAAAATCTCAAAAATCGTGTACGCATCTTCCTCGGAAGATGCGGTAATATCAACATATAGCAGATTGTCCGTTATGGCGGTTCGTAAATTGAGTAGGACTTGAATTGGGGAAAGAGTAGATTCTTCAATATGTTTATAGATGCTGTTTATGAAAAACACAAAGGCAGCTGCGAGATTCTTGTTGTTTTGAGAAAACTGCTTTACAAGTGCTGCGGTTTCAAAACGCTTTGCCATATTTGGAGAAATTGAAAAGAGTCCAGTAATAATTCGCTCTAGTGCAATATATTGCTCAGACTTGATGACCATGGCTTCCTGATTTAAATCGTCACGAGTGAACAAATACTGCTTTGTTCCTCGAAATTCGTCGTCAAATTCATAGCAATGAAGGCAAAAGGCTACACTTGCAAGAAAAATTGTTAGGGAAATAATTCGTTGTTGACCATCTACAATTGTAAAATATGAGATGCCGTTTTTGCGGTCGTTCTCTTTGTAAAGAACGATACTTCCGATGAAGTGGGTTGCTTCTTTTCCGGTAGCAACGAGCAAGACATCATCAAATAACTCTTGCCAGTTTCTTTTGTTCCATACATACTGTCGCTGGTTTCGGGGCGTTCCATAACAACGCTTGGTGAAAAGGTCGTAGACGTGTTTGTCATCTGCTTCAAAACTCAATGAAAGTCACCTCTTTTTCAGTGGATGGATTTGACCATTTGCTAATTAAGTTCATTTTAACCCATAAGAGCCAGAAAATCAACATTAACGCTATGATTTGGAAGTTGCGGTTTACCGATGAAAAAACGGAATGGACTGAAAAGCTAATAATATAGAAAAACCAATACTGACTTCTACATAATCGCAAGCGACAGTTATGCGACAGTATGCTAGTGCAGGCTTCATCTAACGGATGCGGTTTACGGGTTTAGGTGTTCCCAATAAACATTCCGCAAAACGAAATGCCGTTTATATGCTGACGAATTGTTGGCTTACGCTACGGAGACTCCTAGGGGGCTTTCCAAATTTCAAAGCCATTTTGTAAACCAGACCGTCAGCTTTCAACTTTGACTTGAAACTGGCGGTTATTTCATAACCTAGATGATTTTCGAGTTCACAACACCATATCAAACAGGATAGGCTACCTTGTTCTCTATCTTTTTGCCAAAGTTCCCCTTACATTTTCTTGCAAGCTGCCGAAAGTATCGTATTTTCAAAACTTTTTGTTGACATGGCTCGATTTTTGTGGTAGTCTATCTCAACAATTTAATATAACATATTTACTTAGAGTTCCAGCTCGGCTCCCGAAGGAGCCGGAGCAAGTTTTTGACTTTCTTATCGCTACATAACGAACCCGAATCAAGGCCATCCCTGAAGGGATGGTCAGGTTCAGGTTGTTGTGTGGCGATTTTTTATTGCCAAATCCAGCACCGCACCTTGAAAACCGCATGACCGTCTGCATGGGATACCCGGCGATGACCCCGCAAGGGAGAGCCGGAAAACGCCGCCGGAAGGGGGCAGGAAATCCATGCAGGGAGAACGGCACACCCAATATCAATTGGTCAAAATGGCCAGTTGATCTGGTGAATGACGCTTTGTGTCATTCACCAGAAAAACCTTATGTGTTACGGCTTACCTCATGTGGACAAATTGTCTACATGAGGTAAATTGGCCGCAGCTTGAATCAATGTAGACAATTTGTCCACATTGACTCCGTTCGTGTTACGTTTGACCTCGACTCGACATTTTGTCAAGCCACGGTGAAATCTGGTAAGTGCTGATTTCCGGTACTTACCAGATTACTGTAACACGATCGTTCTGTGGCGGGTTACGAAAACCGCAACTCACCACTTGGAAGTGGTAAATGGACAAAATGTCCACTTACCACCCAGCCATAACGCACAGATTTTAGTTGGTGATCATTTTGATCACCAACCAGACAATCGTAACGCTTTATTATGTAAAAGTGGTGGTTACCATTTTGGTAATCACCATATACCCGTAACATTTGGGGCAAATAATGCTTTTCATTATCCACCACACACCCGTAACAGCCAAAGGAGGATGCCTATGACAACAGAACAATGGGAACGTGAAAATCAGGACACCCTGATGGAATATTTCATTGATGGCGACCCCAGTGTGCGCAGAATCCAATGTGAATACTGCCGCAAGGTCATCTACACCCAGACCCGGAACCGCAAGTATTGCAGCTTCCAAACCTGCGGTCACAAGATGCTGAATCTGCGGAAAAGCCTTAAAAAGCGCGTTGAGCGAGGAAAGTATACCTGCGCTTGCTGCGGGGAGCAGTTCTTACCGATTCGGGCAGATGCCAGATATTGCAGCAATGCCTGTCGGCAGAAAGACTACCGCCAGCGCAAAGCGAATGCTGCTTCTATCCTGTAAAGTGGTGCTTCCCATTTTGGGAAGTACCACTTTACCGTAACGCCTAATCGCTCACTCCCAAATCCCCAAAGTGGGAATTGGGGCTGTCATCTGAAATCAAATTATCAAAATGGTAACTTGATTTCATCCGTGGCAGAGCCACCGGAGTTCTCATTTTGATAACTTCGGTTTTACCTGTAACACGTCACTCCCACTCGTAAAAATCAGGTGGTCAAGATGACCACCTGATTCCACCTGTAACGCTGCAAGGCCTATTGAAAATCAGGTGCCGCCACCCGGCACTTGATTCTACCCGTAACAGAATCAGTTGGTCATTTTGGCCAACTGAAAAAGCCGGACAAGTTGGTGGACAGGGATTCGCAAATCTTTGACCGCCAGCTTGCCAAAATCAACGGGCCAAAATGGCCCGTTGAAGGGAGTCAAGGGGGAACGCCTTGCCCAGTGATATGATGCTGTGCGTCATATCCTACTGGGTATTATCTGGCGCAAAATGGCGGCAGATCCAGCAGCTTCGCTGCTGCGCTTTCCCCGCCAAGCTGTTGAAACGGAGGGATGTCTATCTGAAATTAACGCGACACAACGGACGAGCCGGAACCCACGGCACCTATAACCCAAAACACAATGACCGCAGTTTCAACCTTGCCAACAGTGAGCACATCGACCCGGAACGAGCCAAGGGCAACATCTACTGGGACTGCTTTCACGGTTTCCGTTCGGCTCTTGACCCACAAGACCCGGACGATCTGGCGGTAACCTTCTCGGATGTGGAACGGCAGTTCTACGAAACCCACTACACGGCCTTCGTTGAAAGCCAGAACGAGCGCAACGCCAAGATCCGGCACACAGAGCGCAACCGCTCCATTCCCGACCTGTTGTCCAGCCGCAAGACCTGCCCAGAAGAAACCATCTATCAGCTCGGAACGTTGGATGAACACGCTTCGGCAGAGGACTTGCTGAGCGTCGTCACAGAGTTCATCGAGGAGTTCAAGGCAAAGTTTGGCGACCACGTTCATGTGCTGGACTGGGCGCTGCATTTGGACGAAAGCACACCCCACATCCACGAGCGTCATGTGTTCGACTGTGAGAACAAATACGGTGAGGTGGCACCCCAGCAGGAAAAGACGTTGGAAGCGTTGGGCTTTGAGTTGCCCGACCCGGATAAGCCCCTCAGCCGCCGAAACAACCGCAAGATCACTTTCGATGCCGCCTGTCGAAAGATGCTATTCGAGATCGCCAAGCGGCATGGGCTGGAATTGGAGGAAGAAGCGGAGTACGGCAACCGCAAGTATTTGGAAAAGCAGGACTTCATCCTTGCAAAGCAGAAGGAGCAGCTTGCCGCCCAGCAGAACAAGCTGGACAAGCTGACCCTGAAAGTTTCGGACATGGAAACACTGATCGACGAGGTATCGGCTGCGGCTTACGACAAGGCGGTGGAGGTCGTGACGGACGTGGTGCGCACCGAGACCCGGAAAGAGGATATGCGGATGATCGAGGACACGAAGAAGTGGTTGCTGTCCCCTGAACGCAATGCTCCGCAGGCCACGAGAGAGTACGCCGCTCACCGTTTGGACACCGTGCTGGACAAGTTCCTCAAGACCATGCAGACCACTGCTACTCGCTTGCAGGAAAAGCTCCCGAGACCGGATGTCCGGCAGAAAGGCAGGGATCAGGTCAAGGAGAAAGCACGGGATTCCGTTCTGCAACTGTTGAGCCGTTTGCAGGCAGAACAGGCGCAGCGGAATCCATCTGCACCGCCTACCGCCGAGAAGTCAAAAAGTCGTTTTCAATAATAGTACGAGGTGATGTTTATTGAGCAAAGAAGTCAATCAAGAAGAACGTGCTCCCCGAACCGTTGCCGATGTGAAAGAAATGCTGACCAAGCACTCCAACGGCGAGATCCAGCGGACGATCCAGAACTGCATCACGATTTTGCAGAACGACCATGTGCTGGCCGATGCCATCCGGCTGAACCTTTTGAGTGAACGCATTGACATTGTAAAGCCTGTGGGCTGGCCCCGCTCCGGCAAGACGCTGAACGACACTGACATGAAGTATATCCTGCGGAGAATGGAGAAGTACGGCATTTCCAGCGAAAAGAAAATCGAATCTGCTATCCGCATCGTTGCCAACGAGAACCGTTATCATCCCATCCGGGACTATCTGAACGGCCTGTAA